TTGATCAGCTTAAGGCTGATTTGGATCGTGCAAATGGCAAATAAAACGAAATCTGCAATAGGACAGCTTGATCTGATTCCTCGCCAAATCGCTGTTCTTGCTTCTGGCGTTATCCATCTCCCTAATTTTTTGCTGTTGAGTGAGCAGAGTGAGCTAGTTGTAGCACTACGAAAATGGACAGAGGGTGGATGGTATACCCCAGCAATGCCCAACGGTGTGTCAATGGTGCATCCCCTTGCCTGCCTGGGCTATCGCTGGAAGCCCTATGGATATTTTGCAGCCCGATCGCCTCTCCCCGGTGAGCTAATTAATTTAGCAGTGCTAGCACTGACGCAGGCTCGATCGGAGGAGTATTTACCTTATTTCCCGCAGACCGCGATCGTGAACTTCTTTCCTGTTGGTGCATCCCTCGGAATGCACCAGGACCGGAGTGAGGCAGAAGAATTAATTCAGCAAGGAAGACCGATCGTCACATTGAGCTTGGGGGATTCGGCGATCTTTCGGCTGGGCAATATCAACGACAAAGGACTGCCTTGGCAAGATATTGAACTGCGATCGGGTGATGCGCTGATTATGGCTGGGTATAGTCGCCTTGCCTACCACGGCGTGATGAAGATTCTGCCAGGAACTGCTCCGGCAGATTTAGACATGAAAACCGGACGAATTAGCGTGACGTTGCGAGAGGTGCATTCATGAAAGTTTTAACGCTCTGGCAGCCCTGGGCTTCTTTAGTTGCCTGTGGTACGAAAAGGATTGAAACCCGTAGGTGGGGGACAGAGTATAGAGGTTTAGTTGCCATTCATGCAGCTAAGCGCCAAGTGGAAAATGAAGTGATTGAAGCGATTTATACCTCACTTCAACATTCAACCGATCAACAAAAAACATTGAGCAAGAAACTCTCTGAGCCATTGCCGCTAGGTCAAGTGGTGGCGATCGCTAACCTCACTGACTGCCTATACATGATCGACCCAAAAGACCCGCGCCACACACAACACCGATGGATTGACATAGAGGCGCAAACCCCACTTGAGCGAGCTGTAGGGAATTGGCAGCACGGGCGATATGCCTGGATATTCAGCGACGTTCTCAAGCTTGCTCACCCTGTTGATTTTAGAGGAAAGCAGAGGTTGACAGCATTGCCAACTGAGATCGTTGAATTAATCGAAAACACGAACGGATTTTCTAAAGGAAACAAATCATGATTGCTCAAGTAAAAACCACTCAATCGACTCGCTCTAGAAGAGGGCAGAAGCAGGCGGGCAAGCCAGATTTTCAAGAGTATCTGAAAAAAGGTGCAACTCTTGCGGCAAATGCATCTACTACGGTTGTTGCAGTTGGAGCGCGTGTTATCTGTCGCAGGCATCCTCATGCTATGGATGATTGGATAGTAGAAAAGATCACAGCAAAACTTGTTCATGTTTTTTCGCCCTCTATTAATCAAAGGGCAAGGCTAAGGCTTGAGCAAATTGAGCTTTACGCCCCAGAAAAGGCGTTCCCAATATTTCAGAGCGGCGATCGCGTTAAAAATATTTCAGAGTTGGCATCTTCAACCCAGAAAGACATAATTTTTACGGTCACAGGACGGCATCAAAATGGCATGACCTCTTTAGAGGACGATGACGGAATTAGTTTCTCGTTGCATTGTTCGGAACTAGCATTGGCGACTCCTGAAGATATCGCCCCTCTAGCCCAGCAGACAGTTCAAGTGGAACCAGAAAAACCAGCATTCTTGTTTGTTAACGAGGGCGATCGCGTTCGGGGTCGAGGATTTAGGAGAGGCAAGCCCATCATTGAAGGCATCGTGGTCAGCCTGGGTAAAGAACTCGTTGAGCTAAATACGGGAAGAGTCTATTTGGCAGGCATCGAAATCATTGAACAGCTACAGGATCAAAGCGCCCTCTCCCAACTCACCGCTCTGTTGGCTGGGCATGGTTTCAACTCTTTAGGTCACTCGTCCCAGTCTGGGCACGCAGACGAAGATCTTGAAAGTTACGAGGATTGGGAGATTTTTGTAGATTTTCCCAATGGCGGGGCGATCGGGGTTGACCTAATCCATCGGGCGACCTGCGGCTGGTGGAGAATGTTTGACGAGGATAAATTTGACTACCGTGAAACCGAGGAAGCAACAGCCTGGGCAAAAACGGTTGTCGATCGCGTTGAACATAACCGCCGCGTCCTCTCTGGGCAATTAAGTTTACTCGAACCAGCTCCAGTAGAATCTGATCAATTCGAAAATAAATTAGCAGTTCAGCCCGCAGAGCAACTCACTGAATTAGCACCTGAATTGGCAATTGAATCAACTCTAGATCAAGATATCGATCGCCTTTACCGAGAGGCAACTGAATCTGAGGAGACGGCTTTCAATGCCGGAAAAGCAGCACTGCAACTCTACCGTGAGCTAGGGCAAAAGCTAGAGCAGCGAAAAGCTGAAACCAAGCATGGCGGTTGGCTGCCCTATCTTCAAGAACACAACATTCAAGAGCGCAAAGCCCAACGAGCCATGGCGATCGCCCGTAGCTGGGATGCTCTAATCAAATCCGACAGCGTGACGGATTTAACCCTAACTGAAGCGTTGGATAAAATCAGCATTAAAAAGCTGCCAACTGTTGATCAAGATGAACAGGATAAAAAATTCAAGCTGGTTTGTGTGGCATATGACAGCGTTTATCCGGGTGGCTTTAAAGAGAATAGCAGTGGTGGATTTCCATTCATTTTTGAGGCTCCAGGCTTCCGAAAAACTTTTTCTAGCCTGGATGACGCACTCAAGCAACATCTCAAGATTTGGCAGCAATACGATCGCTACACAAAATCAAATCCCTTACCTACCTCTGCTCCAACACTCGAAGAAATCAAAGATTACTATGCTCAAGTTGGCACAGTCAAAGATTGGGGAAAAGGCTTTTGTGTAGAGCGCGATGACGTTGGTCCTCCTTTCCCATTAGGATTCAACAACGCGAAAACTGCCTGGGCTTATTGGGAGCAGAATGGGGCTAGATTGCTGGAAATAGCCCAACGCAAACCCATGAGTTCAGAGGTGTATGAAGAAGCTCAAGAGGCTGAACTATCAGAGCTAGAAGCGGTAGATGCAGTTGCTACTGTCGTTCCAAATGTTCCATTTTCTGCTGCATATATTGCTTCTTCTGCTGGCGATCGATCTGGGTCTATTACTGCTCAACAAATCCACGCGATCGCCACCGATCAGGTTACTTCTACCTTTGAAAAGCTTTCCTCCATGGGTGTCGATGTGGCGGCGATCGTAGAAATGGCAGACGTTCTAGAGAACTCTATTCGAGAGATTCTAGAAGAAAACTTACTCAAGGATTCATGAAAAATACCATGCTTTTGCTGAATCGATTTGTTTTTAGTGTTGAGCTTAGCCGGGAGCTTTGGTGGATCAATGTTCCAAAATCCTTCAACCGCAACTATCAACTATTTTCCATAACATGGGTCGAGCATTGTGTGGATGGCGACCCTCTGCGTGTGTCAGGCTTCGAGATCTTCATTCTTTGGATGCACTTAATTGTGGGAATTGCCTACTAATTATGAACTGAAGAGTCTGCGCAAACAGTTGGAAATTTTGAAGGGGGAAGATCCTTGACCCTATCGGATATCAGAAAATACATGGAGCAGGGAAACAGCCCGACACTGAAGAAACTACGATCGCCCCCTCACGCTTACCGCATCCCAAAGACTCACGCATCATGGGAATTAATCAGTGCGATCGCTGCCATCTGCACTGACAATGAGCCTGTAAAGAACATTCACCTTGATCCCGCTGCCAACCTCCATCGACTAGCGTGGAAATGGTGGGTGCAAGATGAATTACCCACTTATTGCATTAGTCATAGTCTCCTGAAGGACTTTCAGGAGACAGATATTAACGGGCTGACAAAATTAATTGACGAATTTTGGACGGCACCATTACCGGGAATGCTACTTCTCCTTCCCAACTCTGCTTTATGTACTAGCGAAGGAAATCCGATCCCCTACCTGCTTGTCGTGATCAGCGATGGCATCAACAAAACTCCCTTTAGAGTGGAGCATAAAAGACAGATAAGTATATTCTTGTCGGATCAATCTGAGTCTACTTGGATGACAGGTTTTGGACTAGGTGATAATGAGATTTTATTCAAACCCAACCCCAAGATAGGAACTGAGGCTACAACCAAAGAGGACGAACTTTTTCTAGCTAAGCTTAGAACGATCGTCCTGCAAATTGTACTGTCTTTAAGCTATCTTCCAGAATTAATTGATTCTGAAATCTTGGTTGCATCGGATGAGCGGAAGGGCTTCGGTAAGCAGAAAAGCGATCGCCCATTGTACCGTGTTCCCCGTTGGATTGGGAAGGATTATCAGCGACAGAGCTTACCTAGGATTAACCCGCCGCAGGGCACTCATGCCAGCCCTCATGCTCATTGGAGGCGCGGACACTGGCGGCAGCAATCTCATGGGGTGGGGATGAAGGAAAGGAAGCTAATCTGGATTAAACCGATCTGGATTTCAGGTTAAAATTAATTCAAAAGAAGCATTGAAGCCGGAAGAGAAGCCGTCGTGAACGACGGGGCTTTAGACCCATTTTCTCGGTAATTTTGTGAAATATCTAATCATGACTTCTCCTAAATTGACGCGTTCCCAGAATCTAGAGTTGGCGATCGCCCAGATGCATTTGGCAATCAGTTCGGCTTCAGACATCTCCCACACTGAGGAGATTCGGAAGGCTTCGGTAGTCTGTAGAAAAATGGAGCAGCAGTTTTCTACAGTATCTCTAGAGCCTATTCTTCTGGTGGATGTGTTCCCTAATATTGCCACCGCCTTAGCTTGGGATAATGCTCCAGCCCTGGAAACACACCAAGCCCGTCCAGATGCACAAAACTTCCTGGACTGATGGCGACTCCCCCCTCCCACGATCGCTCATAATCAGCATGAATTTGATCCATGTTATCGGTGTAGAAATCTACCGCCGAACCCGTGGTATGCGGACCCGATCGCCCCGAACTGGAAACAGCCTCATTACTAGCCGGATCTCTGTACCAGCTAGTAATCTGCACCTTCTGACCACCCAGATATTTCTTGGATATCTCGTCCATCAAGCCAGCCGCTAGGACGATTCCTTGCATCACATCATTGCTTTCAGGGACACGCTCACCTTGGCGCGTGGCATCGCCCCAGGTATAGAGCGAACCTGGCGCGATCGCCTCTCCTAGCTTCACATTGCCCCACTCTGGCACCTGAATATTACCAGTCGGATGAACGCCCACAGGCGGCGTAGTGACTACCGTTGCCCCCATCATCGCCTTATCATTCGGACTCCAGCCCTGAACCGTCAATGCCCCGTAGCCGCTCTGTAGTTGCAACGGGGTTTTTTTCGTGATCACAGGATTGCCTACGAATGCCGATTGATGCTCAACCCAATCTAGAATCAATCCCGTTGTATCCCCTTTTCCCGCTGCTACCTGTTTGATCGTGTTGCCTGATGCAATCAGTACCTCACCCAGTAACCCCGCTTGCTGGCTTGCAGAGTTCAGGCTAGAGGATGCGATCGCCGCCGTCCCCTGTTCACTTGTCACCACACCCGATTGATCCACAAACCTCAATCCAGATTCTAGAGCGGCTTTCTCCACCAGCGGGCTAGTAGCGGGGCGGCTATTCTCCCCGGTTGTTTCTGTGGGGAGCGGTGTAATTCCACTGGAGGAATTCAAGCCCAGATCGATCCTTGCGGTCTCTCCGAAGGAGCGCACCTGTAGCTGCGCAGTTCCTAAATCCGTCTCATCAGCAACAGGTAAAAGGGTAAAGGCATCTGCCGACAAATCATCGGGCTTTAATTTGCTAATTACAGGCGTTTCCCCTTTCGCGTTCACCGAGCTCCTCGTTGTATTTGCCAGTTGCGCCGACTGATCCATTACTTCTAGAATTACGCCATCAGGCAATTTTCGCCCAATTCGATACAGCTTGCCGACTAAAACATTCTGAAGATGATCGGGCGCGTAGCCTAGCTCTACCTGCACCTCTGCCCCTTCGTTGGCTAAAATCTGTTCCCACAAATCCTCGCTTAATTGTTCCGGCGCTTGTTCCGTTACTGGTTCAGATGATGAGCGATCGCCTTCAGGAGTGATCTGATCCTCCTGCCTCTTTTTGTTATTTAGGGTAAATTCTATCTCTGAAAACTGACGAGTATTCAGGCTAATCACTGGCGTTCCAACAAAATCGCCCTTCAACCTGGAAAACTCCAGCGCTCCGATCTTGATCCGCAGCGAATAATGTGAGCGCACTCCTTCGGAGAGACCGCGAGGATCGCCGTCAGTGAGTGCCGCTATTTTTGTCGCAATTTCTGACAATTTTTCCCTCCCCTCAAAAGTCTATTTTGGGCACTCTGAACTGATTAATAAGGCGACCCTTATGGCAAACTCCTCTGACTCCTCTGACAATCTAGCTAATTCTAATCCAACCCCTCCCGCCTGGGTTTGCCCTCACTCTTGTCCCTATCAAGCCGACGACGGGCTATCTGCCCTGATTGGTCGGGTATCCCTGCCCATCCTCACGGGGTTGTGCATTATGTGGTTTTGGGCACCGATTATTCATCAGGAAAAGCGATCGCTGACTCAGCAAGAATTTGGCATTGGCTTAGTGGCTTTATTTTTAAGCTATCAGCCCACTCTATTTGGTGAGATTGCCAAGAAGTTTATTCCCAATCATACCGCTGAAAAATAGTTAAATAGGGCGCATCATGGATAGTCTTTTAAACGAGCCAGCACAATGCATTTACAAAATCGGGGGAATCTGTCCCGTCGCTGTCATTCTAAAGAAATCAAAGGAGTGCAGTTTGAGGTCACTTTTGAGCGTTGTAATTCACGCCTCTGTCCTGTCGTTCAGATTGACTCAGCAACGCATCAAATTGAGATCCGACAGGGAGTAACCCGATTATTTCTCGGACAAATAGACCTGCGAATGCCTTCTAATAGTCCTGATGATATTGCTCTTTTCGTGATCGATCGCATTGAAAAAAGATTGATCCGCTGCACACAAAAAGATTGTATTGGGCTATCAAAAACTACTTCATTATTCGATCAAAACAGGCTGGCTTCCATGTTCTGGGCATCTCAATTAATTGATATTACAAAGAGCGTATTGTATGAAATTTTACTTGAGAATAACATCCCTAGAACTGTTTATGCAAAGCATCGGGAAGTGTATTTACAGGCTTTTCCGCCCTAACAAGAGACAAGAGCGAATCCCGATTTTACGCATTGTTCGGATATTTAAATCTAGAAACTTTTGTGCTCTTGCTGTCGTCAATCGATTGCAGCCCAATGCCGTTGCCACCTTCAGAGCTATTCCCCGCTACCTGGAAGATACTAAGGTTGAATTTTGGATTTGGTGTGACGACTGCCGCGACTTTAAACGGGCAAATCAGAGGCAAAGTCACTTCATTGCTGTCGCTCAAATCCCCCAGGGTGCCACCTTACGAGCCGTTGATTTCTGGTCAAAGAAATCTAACTATCTGTGGAAGGATGAGTTCGACTTAATTGAACCCGCTACAAAAAGAGACTGCTCTTACTTGGTTACTCAAATTATTGCCACTAGCCTCATCTGGGCGCGACACGACGAGATTAATTGGGACAAGGTGGCGAAAAAGGCGATCGCCGTGGCAATGCTGCATGTTCAAGAAAGTTGATGTTCCTCGGCAATCCAAACCTCCATTAAGCCATCAGGAATCGGTGCGATCGCCCAGAACGTTAGCTCCAACCCATCTATTCCGGCTGCTCTAATCTCTGGCTCGGCTTGATTCTGCTGAGTGACATCTGTCGATCGCGTTTGAATTACGGCAAAGCGGTTATGTCCTAACCCTGTAGACACTTGGAAAACGGTTCGTGTCGTGCCAGGGAAAGCCGTAATAACGCCGCCCGTGAGAGCAAATCCCATAATACGAGCACCGCTGCGTTGTAGCTCATTTAATCGTTCTGAAACGATCGCCATTTCCGATCGGGTGGACAGTAATAAATCGCGCAAGGATTGAGCAGTCGGCGCGGGTTCTTCCTCTGGAATGAGTGGCATGATATTGGGTGCGGTAATCGGTGGAACCGTATCGGGTAATGCGATCGGGATAGTTACAGCAATTTCTTGAACTGCATCCCAAATCGAGACAAGGTAATCTGAAATGGCAATATCATCCTCTAGCGTCTCTGCTCCTGATTCGGTGATGAGAGCCACGTTAAACCGAATGCCAACCTGCTGATACTTTGAGAGCGCCAGCGGTACTACAAAGTCATGTCCCTGAAGGCTCTCATGATCTAGCAAAAGGTTGTAGCTGTATAGGTATCCATCTGTGTGCGGCGTGATCAGAAATTCTAAATACAAGCTAGTGGCGATCGCCGGATTATAAACGAGCGATCGCTGTTGCACGCCCTGTTCATCTTTGTATTGCCAAAACATTGTGCAAGGCTTCACCGTATAAATCTCATCATCAATCTCAAAGCTCAGTACCCAATTATCGCCCCGCAGCATTTTACCAAGAATCGGATAGACTTCAGCCAAAGGTATGACCACCTCTGGCAAGGGAATTCGGACAGTTTCGATCTCCACAAAGCGCAGGCTGTAATTATCCCTCAGGTTACACATTTGGACAGACTTGAATACCTCAATTTGCTCAGTGCGATCGGGTGTTGCCGCCTTGGCTCCACTATAGTACAAATGCCCTTCGTTCCACAGTTGCGCCTCGTAGAACTGAATGGCGATTGGTGGAGTTAACCATTGATACCGCGCTGGCTCAGCTAGCGTAATTTCTGGCAATTCCAAGGCTGGCAACAGGTCAACTTCGGCACCCCACAAATCAATAAATCCCACATCTGGCAGAAACAGCGTGTAGTCGTAGGCTGGGATCTGATCTAGTAGCTGATTGGGTGGCTCGGCGGGTAAACCGGGAATTAATTGATTTTCCAGGGTAACAATCTCAGCCATCATGCCTGGGGTGCAACTCGACACCACCGATCGCGTTACCGATTCGAGGCGGCTGCGGAAACCGTAGGGCACATAATAAAGGCGATCGCCCTGCGTTGGGGTTTCCTCTCCGTCCCAGTGATCCTCGTGCCCTTGCCCCGGAGCAATACCAAAGCTTTCCGTCACCACCTCTATCTCTGTCCACTCCGAAACCACCCCCGGTTCAAAATACCAGAGATCGCCATACTGAAACCCGTCCACATTCCAGATTTCTTCCGTTAAAAAATCTTCCTGTCCATCATTGGCAGCCGCCAACACTAGCGGTTCTCGCAGACGATAACTTAGCCAACCAAATACTTCCGGTTCGGCATGAGTGCCCCAAATTTCAGGATTGAGCGTGATGATATCGGGAAAAATCTTGTTCCACTCATGCTCCCTTAAAAAGAAATGCATCCAGGGGCGTTGTGTTCCCAATCCTGAACCGGATGATTCCAGAATGGGAGCTGCTACCTGTTCTAATACCCGATCGCTCCACAGGGTTTGATCGTATTGCTGCAAGGAATCACCCTGCAAACTAAACCAGTTCGGCTGGTAAAACTGCTCGTAATCGCCAGAGCCGAAGTACTGTCGCTCTACCCAGGTTTGGAGATGTGGCGCGGCGTAATCGGTGTGATAGTGAAACCATTGCGGCGGGTCGCTGGTCATCGTCTCACCGAAGGGCAATCTCAGAATTAATTGATTATTTTCGTGTGCCAAGTCCCATTGCAGCCACAGGGCGATCGCCTCCCGAATGCCCCATTCATTACCCTTATTGGCAAAGTATTTGATTGCCCGATAAATCACCCGACGCTTCTGTTCTGTCGTCCATTTTGGGTTTAATCCAGTGCCTAACCAATGTCCATCGATCGTTGCCAGCCCGACGAACTGCCCTAGCCAATCAAGCCATTCGGCAGGGGCGATCGAGGGGTTAAAGAATATTTCCCGTTGGTCAAGCCGATTAAGAATGCTGTCGTATTGCGGTTGAAATGCGTTTGCAATATGCTCTAGCGTCCCCGCCTCGTCCACCAGGCGAGCATAGAGGGGCAGGTTCTCGATGATTTGGGGCGAGGGTTTTGAAGACATACCGAGCCAGGTTGAGGATGATCAAGGGTAACTTAAACTATTCCCTCTACCCTTCACTATGCCTGCCTTAAATGCTGCTTTCATTGGATCTGCCTGGTCGCTTTGGTCGGCAACAGACGATCGCGGGGGCTTAAATATTGTGTCCGGTGATCGGAAAATTGCCGCCGATATTATTTCCGTGCTGTTGATTCGCAAAGGTGAAGATCCCGTGCATCCGCAGTATGGCTTGGCTCCAGATTTGTTTGAGCCGTTGTCTAATTATGCGCCTCAGTATTGGGTGCATAATGCTCAAAATGAAATCATGCGATGGGTGCCAGGGATTGAGAAAATTACTGTGAGCATTGACCAATTCCCCGATCGTGAAAATAAGTTGGGAGCTAATATCATCTTCGTTCCCAAAGGCAGAGCCGACCAAAACTTGCTTACGTTTGGTTGGTATGCCTATACAGGGGCTATTTGGAATCAGAGCCTGGACAAGTTTATGGATGATGTTTCTTTAAATGGAGCAAGATTCAATGGCTTCACCTAATATGTACTTACACTATTGTATTTACATATTAACTAAAAACTGCTTAGATAGAAGCAAGGGCAAGGGGTGCAACCCTCGCCCAACTCAAAACTAACTAAGAGGATTTTAGCAATGGGCGTGATCAAACACAAATTTTCTTTATTAGCCCCTGGCAAGGTCGCCCAACTTCTCAAGGAAGAGGTTGCTCAAGATTTGGCGGTTGCTGGAGTGAGCGATAAACAAATTGATATCCTCTGTCTCAAAATTACGCTCGCTGTCAAAGACAAAATGAAGGGCGAGTACACCGTGATGGGTGGCTATCCTCCCAACGAGCAGCTTTTAAGCGCAGCGCGAGCCTTGATGCATGAGATGGATGAACGAGATGAATTGGAAGCGCTGCTCGAGGAAAATGATACTCCAGTCGATGCACCTGTTTCTGAGCCTTCTGAGCCAGAGCTGGAAGATGCTTATCATGTTGCCGATTCAATTCAGTTTGTCGGAAGTGAAAAGCAGGTCAATTGGGCACGAAGCATTGCAACGAACAATAGCCGCGCGATCGCTCAATCTGGAAAATTCAAAAGCCTGCCCACCGCTGCTAAATGGTGGATTGAGAACCGTGACGACCTTTATTCTGCGCTAGCGGGGTTGCCATAAATGTCGCCACGAAAAAGGGATGCGGTAACGCTCGCCCTCTCGCCTGATGCAAAGCAAAACCTAGAGGCGATCGCCTTGTCTCTAGGGTGCAAATGGGGTGATCGGGGTAATGTTAGTCTGCTGCTAGAGAGGATTGCAGCAGGTGATCTGGTCGTAGTGGATGAGGCAAATCATGAGCTTAAGGTGGGGCGATCGTTAGTGGAAGCAGAACAGGCTTTGCAGTCGGCACTGAAGGCAATTAAAAAAGCGAAAAAATGAAAAGGGCGGGCTATGCTCAGGCGATCAGTCTGCCTGAACACACAGCATGAAGCGACGATCGCCCGCCTCTAAAGTATATTTCAGCATTAAAAGGGAATCATCAGAATGCTTGAGATAATATAGCGGCATACTCGAATTTATTCACTCCACAGAGCCACGCCTTCCAGCGGGGCTTTTTTGTTTTTATGGCAGATACCGATCGCTACGGTTTAACGGCTTACTACGCTTTTGAAGTACAAAACAACGCCTTCGCCACGATGGACAAGGTGGAACGTGGTTTGCACAATATCGAATCTGCTATTAGAAACCTGGAGAAAACGAGCGGAACGGCATTAGGACAAAAGCTCAATTCCACATTCGGAGCAGCTTCCAACAATGTCCGAGACTTGGCGAACGAAGTTAAAAAAACTAATAATGTCCTCACCAGTACAGCAAGCCATCTATCCCCGATTAAGCAGGAATTCCGAGCGCTCAGAGCAGAATCTAGGAATATTGATTTTGGCGATCTAAAAAATCCAGCCGTCTTTGATCAAGCTAAAAAATCGATTCATTCTTACATTGCCGAATTAGATAAGTTGGAAGCCCAGATAACGGGCACGACCGCCGCCGATCGCCAGTTCAAATCTGAGATTGTTAGAGCAAAGCAGGTTGCCCAGAACAAGGTAGACATCTCAGGGCAGCAACGGGTCGGCGCTAATGCTACCGAACGGGCTGGCATGGCAACAGGAGTGGCTACAGCCGGGGCAGCGATCGCTATGCCTCTAGCGATGATTGGCAAAAAATCAATTGATACTTACAAGGGGTTTGAGGATCAACTTTTTGCCGTGGAAGCGGTAATGGATGCGACCCAGAAAACCCAAGCCAATCTAGACAAGATTAGAGATAAATCTAAGCAATTAGGGGCGACAACTAAGTTTTCCGCTAGTGAAGCCGCAGGCGGTTTCGTCCTTTTGGCTCAGGCTGGATATACCGTCGATCAACAGTTAAGCGCGATCGACGGGACGTTAAAACTTGCCGCTGCTGGCAGTATGGGACTAGCTGAGGCAACAGGATATACCCTTAGTTCCATTGGTCAGTTCGGCTTGAAAGCCGCCGATTCTGCTCACGTTGCGGACGTGATGGCAAAGACCGCTAACTCTGCTCAACTTGATGTAAAAGACTTGGGTGAATCTCTAAAGTACGCAGGTGTGAACGCCAAAACCTACGGAGCAAGCCTAGAGCAAACCTCCGCCATGATTGGGGTTTTATCAGAAGCGGGACTAAAAGGATCTGAAGCTGGGACGGTAATGCGATCGGTGTTTACCCGCCTCTCTGCTCCTACGAGTGAAGCGAGAAGGGCGCTAGAGCAGTTAGGCGTTTCAGTGCTGGATTCATCGGGCAAAATGCGTCCTGTCAATCAAGTTTTGAAGGATATTCACGGCGGATTGGGACAGCTTAATGATGGTCAAAAAGCCGAAGCCATGAAAGCAATTTTCGGTACAGAAGCGATCGGCGGCGCTCAATACCTGATTAACAACACTGGGAAAATTAACGCCTACACCGACGCTAACTACAGAGCTAGTCAGGGGATGGGAGCTGCAACAGAAGCAGCGCTAACTCTAGAGAAGGGAATGGGCGGCTCTTTCCGAAATTTCTCCTCAGCTTGGGAGGGAGTTTTAATTGAAATCGGACAGGTTCTAGCCCCGGTCGTTAAAACGGCTGCGGACGCTCTATCTAAACTGATGACCGCCTTTATTGGCTTACCTCAACCCATGAAAACGGGAATTGTGATTGCAGGCGCACTCACCCTAGGATTGGCATCCCTGGCAGTCGTCGTGGGGACACTGGCGATCGCTTATTTCTCCCTACAGCAAGCGATGGCATCCACCGGAATCGCCTCCACACTGCTTAAGAATGGGACAATTCCATTAACGGGAGCAACCCAGAAAATTGCCCTCGCCTTCGGCACCCAAGGCTTTGCCGGAGTAATGACGGAGGCGGGTGTGACTCTCTCAGGTTTTGGGACGGCGATCGGCACTTTTGCCACCGGAGCGCTGGCGGCTCTCACCAGCCCGATCGCCCTGACGATTGCGGGGTTTGTGGCGCTGTATGCTGCGATTGAACTGTTAACCCCAAGCATTAACATTCTGGGCGTGATTCTCAGCGTTATAGCCGCCCCGATCGGTTTGGTCGTGGGATTGCTCAAAGGGTTAGCGACAGGCTTTATGGATGCCTTCAAACCCATCCTCACGACCCTGCAACCCGTAGCGGGACAATTTACCCTCGTGGGTGATGCTATCAAGCAAGCATCCGCCGCCTTCGGCTCATTCGCGGGGGCGGGTGAAAATGTTGGAAAAATCCTAGGATTTATCCTGGGTAACTTTATTGTGGTGCCCCTTAACGGCATCATTGCGATCGTCAAAATACTAGTCGGCGGCATACAAGCGATCGGCGCGGTAATTGATTTCTCAATCATCAAACCGATGCAATTTGTATTGGTCATCGCCAGCGCGATCGCATCCCCATTTGTCTATGCAGCGCAACGCATACAGACCGCATGGCAAGGGTTCGTCACCTGGTTTTTATCAATGCCGCTGGTACAGTTTGCGATCGATATGGGGCAAGGATTAATTAACGCTCTAAACCATTCACCCACCGTCAAAATTCCGATCGCTTGGGAAGGGGCGATCGCTAAAATTCAGGGTCTAATGAGCTTCCTAGTCAGTGCAGCGCAAGGCGTTGGCGTTTTGCTCACGGGTGTTTTTATCAGCCCATTTCAAGCAATTCTAGGAGCCGCCAGCACCACTCTTTCGGTCATGGGTGAGATGTGGCAAGGATTCGCCACCTGGCTAACTGAGATGCTTACCGCCGTCCCTAGAGGCGTGGGAAATGCGTTTGAGAAGCTGATTCCCCCGTTCCTGCGAGATAACGGTGGTAATGGGGGTAAAAAGCCATCCTCTCCAGCGGCAACCCCGCCGACTCAGAATATTAAGCCGCCGCCACCACTGGCGATAAGCCCCGTCCCCAACCTGGCAAACTTTACCCTCCCCCCTGTGAGTGCGCCTATTCCACCGCTTAGTCCACAAACTAGCCAGCTTGCCAACCCGAAAAATGATATTCAACCTTTTATCCGTCCTCAGCCTGCTTCTCAGTCTGTTCCTCAGCCTGTTCCTGGGTTACGCCCTGCTGCTCCCCTTGAGCCTTCATCAGCACTTGCAACGGTATCACCACAGGTTACAATTCCTGTCCAAGCTCGTGTTCAACTTGAAACGATCGCTGTATTTGAATCCGTCCTTCAGAGCGTTACGAATCAGATACCACAGGCTCAAAGTGCAGTCACTCAAGGCGTTTCGCAAGTTGAGCAAGCATATAACGATCGCGCTTCGCAAGCTAAATTTCTAGGTCTATCGGGGCTATTTGATCTCGATTTAGCGCCGATAAAACAGCAGTTTATTACCCTGACTCAACAGACGGTGCAGTTTGCCCAAGCAACCGGAACCGCGATCGCCACCCTTGACTTTAGCAAAGCTCAAACCGGACTCCAGGGCTACATCGGCAACCTAACCAGCGCGATCGCTAATATCTCGAATCACATCGGCGGCATGAGTTTAAGCGTTGCCGCTTTTGGCATTGCCTCTCTCGCCTCATTCTCCCCCGTCATCCTGATCATGAGCGGCGTGATCATCATTGCCGTCGCCATTTCCAGGAACTTCCTAGGCTTAAGAACCATTCTTAAAGGCGTGTTTCAAGTCGTCTCTGGAGTTGTCCAAGGATTCAGGCGATCGCTGGTTGGCATCATTCAAATTGTTCAAGGTATCGGCAAAATTTTCTCAGGCATGAGCTTGGCTGTGCGCGGTGATTTCTCCGTGATGGGAGAAGGGATTAAACTGGTATTTAAGGGTATCCAGAACATTGCTCAAAGCGTATCAATTGCCGTCAAGCAAACCTTCCAAGGCTCGGCTCAAATCCTGCGCGGCGTGTTCCAAGGAGTTGAGCAAGTCTTTTCAGCGGTCGGTCATTCTATGCGGGTTATCCTGCGAATGCTGCGGGGTGATTTTGGGCGGATAGGCGATGGAGCGCGATCGGCGTTTAACCTCGTGAGAACCGTCTCAACCTCAACGTTCAAAGGGGTGGGCGCGATCGCCTCATCTGTCCTACAGGCTGTTGGTAAGCTATTCTCAGGCGCAAAACTTCACCTTAATCTAGAATCCCTGCGGCAATCATTTTCTAGAATCAATCAATTATTTGAGCGAGCAAAGTCTGTGATCACGGGCGGCATCCGGGCGATCGCTTCTCTCCCAGTTGTCTTAAATCTCTCTAGAATTTCCCAACTGCCTAATATCCTCACCGGGATTACCGCTAGAGCAAAAGAATCAATTAATCTTTTTACTAATCATCTCGGCGCTGTCCCAATCTCGTTAAATCTGGCTAAGCTCTCCCGTCTACCCAGCATCATTACAGCCATCACCAGTCGAGCGGGTGATACGATGCGGAGCTTTACCGATCGCCTTAACTCTCATTCCATCCACCTGAAAACCGCCGTCTTTGAGCAGTTACCGGGGTTAGTGACAGCCACCCTAGAAAAGGTATCCCACGGCTGGCTCAGCTTCACTCAGCGCCTCGATCAAGTTCCTGTCCTGAATGAGTTTAAGGCTTTCATTCACACGATTCCGGCGCTATTTACCGCCGCCGTCGAGCGCGTCCAAGCTATCTGGAGCGGTCTAACTAGCTCGGTGGGCGGGTTTATGGATCGGATTACAGGTAAGAGCAAAAAGACAGGCAAGGAATTAGTCTCAAATCTTGCCGAAAATTCTCCGGGTCCGACTTTTCAAATTCGCCAAAAATGGAAGGCGCTGGCGATCGCCCTGACTGGGCAAATGGAGTATTTATCGGCTCATGCTCAATCGACAGGCGGCAAAATTAGCAGCAGTTTAAGCAAGGTCAAATTCGGGGATGTTTTGCGCGATCGCCTCAATAAGGTGGGCGGCGGCTTCTCTTCCCTCGGCTCCGTGGTAAGCAATTTCTCCCCCCAGCTTGCCGCCCCCCTCTTTATCGCTGGAGATTTAGTCAGCAGCTTTGATTCTCTCTCAGAATCAATTCCCGCTGCCAAAAAAATGTTTACTGAGTTTACCCCTAAATTAGCAGGCTTGGGAGATGCGGCAAAGAAAGGAATTGCCCCTCTAAAAGGTGCGGGTCTATCCATGCTCTCTAGCTTGCAGGGCTTATCTGGGCAGCTCATCCCTAAATTAAGCCTGATGGCTTCAACCGTCTTTCCCATGGTTGCAACCGCCGCCAGCGCCGCCTGGACTACCGTTATCGCTCCGTTGCTTCCCTTCATTGCAGGCGTAGCTCTAGCGGTAGGCGCGATCGCCCTCCTCACCTATGCTTTCCGCAGTAATTTTCTAGGAGTGAGAACCCTAGTAGAAGGGATTGCCAGCGTCCTTGGCTTCACCCTCCTGATGCCATTCCGGGTGATTGAGCGGGTGATTACCCTCATTTCCTCCGGTCTAAAATTCATGATCACTGCGATCGCCGGAGCAGGTACAGCCGTCCGAGAGATGTTGCTATCCCCCTTTACTCAACTCTCTGAACTGGGCGATAAAGTCAGCAATATTTTTGGGCGGAAGCCAAAGGTAGAACCCGCCTCACTCCCTCCGTCTAACGTCGCCGAATCCGTCCTTCAACCCGTTAAGCCGCCTGTTGTTAAACAGTCCCCGATCGAGCAACCTCTAGTTAATCAAGCCGTATTTGAGGCTCAGAAATCCAATGCCATTAATCAAATCCAGTCTGCTCCCTCTAGCCGTTCTAATCCTGTTCAACCCCAATCTCAACTGGTTGCCACCCCAGTTTCAAAGCCCGTCCTGCCCAGTAGCCCCGCCCAAGCTCAACCGATCCAAACCCAATCTCAACCCGCTCCCACCCTGCCTCAAAACCCCGTCCAAGCCGCCGCCCAATCGCCTGCCCAATCGCCTGCCCAATCCATTCCACCTCAGCCAATCTCAACCGCTATTAGTAACGAATCAAAATTAAAGAATCAATTGATTCCTGAGTTAGCGAATCAGACAATCACCCAGACAATTACTCAAGATACGGCCCCAGCGCGATCGCAATGGACGGCATTTTCTAACTGGTTTGCAGGCGCAGCGACTAAGATTGCTACTCTAGGTGCCCAATCTGGCACCGCGATCGCTCAATCTTGGGGACAGCTCACCAGGACGATTGCTCAAGCCTTGCAGATTGCCCCGGTAGAACGATTAAGAGAGGCGATCGGTGGGGCAGTGGGACAGTTTAACGCTGCCACATTCTCCGCTTTTGCCTTCGGTCTAGCCTCCCTCACTTCGCTCAGCCCCATCATTCTAATTGTGGCGGGGATTGCCTTGGGAGTACTGGCGATCGCCTCTAACTTCCTGGGCATCAGAACAATTATTCAGGGCTTAATTAAAACCGCCAGTGGCTTGTTTAATATCGTGCGTGGCGCGGTCGAATCGGTTGCCGCCCTGATTAAGACTACCTACGAACTAGCCAAAGGTCTAACTCAAATCCTGGGCGGTATCCCCGCAGCTCTGACGGGCGATTTCTTCAAGATTAGAGCAGGATTTACCACAGTTGTTACGGCATTCGAGTCAGGCGGTCAACAAATAAAGGCAGCATTTACCCGCATTGGTTCAGGAATTGGACAGACGTTTGAGGGCTTATTGCGGATTGCTCGTGGCGTGGGGCAAGGGATTGAGCAAGTATTCTCCTTAATCACAAACACGTTTAAGGGCATTGGTAAAACAGCCAGCCTCATCACTTCTGGCATTGAAAGCGCCTGGTCAGTGCTACCCCAATCGGCAGGCGCAATTTTTAATGCAGTGGGCGATCGCGTTCATAGCGCCCTTGCCCAAATTCAACAATTTTGGTCAGGCTTAACCCTAAAATTGCCTGATGTAAATTTGGCACATTTAGCAAATTTGCCTGCCAAAATTGGTCAAGTCATTGCCCAATTTGAAAACATTTTCAGCGCTGGAATCCAGAAGGCACAAGACATTTGGCACGGTTTAGCGTTCAAATTGCCCACTATAAATTTGGCAACATTGGAAATTTTGCCTGCCAAAGTTGGGGAAATTATTGCCAAAGTTGGGCAATCTGTTCACCAAATTGGGACAATTTTTACCACTGGCGTTCAGAAAATTAAAGAAGTTTGGACAGGGCTAACCAGTCTTAACCAAGTGCCAATTCTGGAAAGCTTCATGAGCTTTGTTCATACCATCCCCACCACTTTTGCCGCCGTAGTGGACAAAATTAAAGCACTGTGGGAAGGCGTTGGGGACAAACTTAGCAGCGTGTTTGGATTCCTCAAGGGCAAGAGCAAGCAGGCGGGACGCGATTTACAATCGAATTTAGCCGAGGCTTCACCGGGCCCGACCTTTCAGATCAGAATGAAATGGGCAATGACCGGGGATAAGATTCGCGCCGAAATGGACGGGATTAGGCAATCCGCCGGAGTTACGGGGCATCAGATTGGCGATCGCATTACCGCCGGAATGAATCACGCCGCGCAAAGCTCAAAGACAAAAATGGGAGCGATCGGGCAACATCTCAGGACGGCAGCAAAAGGTAAAGGAGCCGCCGCGCTGGGTAGCACCAGCAGCTCGATCGGCATGAGCTTGAGCAACTTTGCACCGCAGCTTGCGACACCATTATTCATGCTCTCTGACCTGACTGATACCGCCAGCACCCTCGCTGATTCTCTGCCAGAAGCCAAGAAATTCTTTACAGGTTTAGCCCCCGGAATTAAGGGGCTTGGGACAACTGCAAAGTCATTTATTCCCATGATTGGCAAGAGTTTCAGTTCGATCGCCCCTATCATTGCTGGCTTTGGCTCAACCGCAATAACTACGATTAGCGCCTTAATTCCGGTCATGAGTGGGTTTGCAACAACGGCGATCGCTTCCTTCTCAGCCATCATCCCAGTCGTGCTGCCATTCCTGCCTATCATTGCGGCGATCGCTGGCGGCGTTGCTCTGCTCTATTTTGGGTTCAAGAATAACTTCCTAGGCATCCGCTCGATCGTGCAAGCGGTCGGCTCAGCATTCATCGCCCTCGGTCAATTAATCTCCTACCTGCTCAATCCCTTCCGAGTTCTGGCAGATATGGCGCGGGTCGTGACCGGAGCATTGCAGTTAGCAGTTTCTACTATTAGCGGTGCATGGCAAGGGTTTTCCGGTTGGTTTGGTGGAATGTTGGGCGGGTTAGTTCAAGGTGGAGAGAACGCAGGGCAAGGATTAATTAATGCTCTAAATCATTCGCCTACCATCAAGATTCCGATCGCTTGGCAAAAGGCGGTCGGGGCGATCGGCGGGTTCCTGGGCGGGTTAGTTGATCACGGGGTTGGGGCTGGAAAACTTCTCTCAACTGCAATGTCAGGAATGGCAGCGATCGCGGGTCAAACCGTTGGAAAAGCGTTTAATCATCTCACTCTAGCGGCTGCATCCTTCGGCTTCTCTAGCTTGATTGCACTTGCCCCGGTTGGCTTAGCGCTTGCAGGCGTGGGGCTGGCTGTCTTCCTAGTCTCTAGAAATTTCCTAGGATTAAAGACAATTTTCACCGCCGTCGCTCAAATTATCCGAGGGTTAATTTCTGGCATCACTCAAGCCCTCTCAGGATTAATTAATATTCTGAAAGGTATCGGCAATATTATTGCTGGAGTCTTCACAGGCAACCTGAGCAGAATCGGCACTGGATTTAAGCAGGTATTCGGCGGCGCGGGTCAGGTAGTCAAAGCGATCGCCAGCACAATCAGTACGACACTGGGCGGCTCCGTTCAGATGGTGAGTGGATTACTGCAAGGCTTGAAGCAAATCTTCTCAGGCTTCGGGGTCGTCATCGGTTCTGCCTTCAGTTCTCCCAGAGCAATGCTGGAAAAGTTCATCGGCATCATTGCTCAGATTGAAGCCAAGGTTAAAGGTGTTGGAGCTGCGATCGCCAGTTCCCCAATCGGTAAACTAGCTCAAGCGGTCGGGATGAAAGCTCGGGGCAAAACCGCCACGATTCCAGAAGCTCAAGAGCTGGTCAATTTCGATCAAAAGCTTAAGAACGCCCCCGCTGCGGCAAATCAAACCAGCGTTAAATCAGCGGCGGGTATTTCTCAAGCTATTAATTTGCCTCAACCCCTTTCTATCCCAGAGCAAGCCCAATCAATTGCCTCGATTCAAACTAAAAGATTAATTGATTCTCAAAATACAAACACCCAACCGCAGGCAACGCCCAACCGCTTGCAACGCTTTATCGGTCAGCCTTCAAGCCTATTCAACTCGCGCTCAAATCCCGTCCAAAATATTGCCACCCCGATCGCTAATCCTATCCCGATCGCAACGCAGGAGCGCCCCCCTGTTCGTCCTCAATCGGGTATTTCCCAAGCTATTAAAACGAATAACGACGCGCCCGCGCTTGCTGTCACAACTGGACAAAAAGCGACCCAAAGCCTTTCTACTGCTACGGATGCGGCGGGTTCACTGGCGGCGGTTCTCAGCACGATCGCCCCTGGTTTAGCCGCGCCGATTAATGGATTCGCAACTCTAGCATCAGGCGTTATGGGCTTAATTGCCACAATGCCGCTAATGATCAGTTCATTTGCATCATTGAATCTAGGCACCCTGACCTGGGGCGGCGTTACCTCTTCCGTCTCTGGTTTCGTCTCAGCTAGTTTCGCAAGCGTTACTGCAACCGCGTCCTCAATGTGGGCGGGGCTAGTTGCAACCTATACGACCGCAGGCGGTATATCTGGTATTTGGGCGTTAATCACCTCGACAGCAAGCGGTATTGTTTCAAGCGGGTTTGCCTCCGTCACTGCGATCGCCTCTGGCATGGGATTAAATCTGTCCGCCATCTTTGGTGGCTTAAGTGTCTTTAGTGCGATTTGGGGAGCAGTTAGTACAACCGTTTCCGGTATCGTCGGAACGTCCTTCGCTGGAGTCGCTACCGCCGCATCTTCCATGTGGTTGGCGGTAACAGGTCCGATGCTGCCATTTGTCCTAGCATTCCTGGCGGCTGCATCCCTGGTCTTCGTTGCCTATCAAACTAACTTTATGGGCATTCGGCAGGTTATTAATGGCGCGTTTGGTTTCATCACTTCAGTTCTGGGCGGTATCTGGTCAATCATCTCTGGAACCGTAGGCGCGATCGCCAGCATTATTGGTTCTATTCTCATGCAACCGATTCAGGCGATCGGTGCAGCGTTTAACGACATTGGGGGAGCATTCGGAGATTTATTTAATGCTTTTATTACACCCCTACAGCCCATGATCCAAGCTGTGCAAGGGTTCTTCTCGATGTTCAATCAGAATACAAATCAGAGCGCTAGCACATTAAACGTCATAAAAGCCGCGCTTGAGTTGGCATTCTTGCCCATCCGAATCATCTTCTCTGTGATCTCGACGGGCATCCGAGTTGTGGGACTGGCGATCGCAGGTATCGTTCGCATCGTCGGTATTCTGGTTTCAGTTCTGATGATTCCCGTCCGCATTTTGGGCGTATTCGTTGGCATCTTTCAGGCGATCGGCACCGCATTCTACTCAGCATTAATCCAGCCCGTTCTGACCTTCGTGGGGTTAATCCAAGGCATTGCCTCATTCTTTATTAACCTACCAGGATTAGTCGCTAACGCGATTTCTGCACCCTTTAGAGCGATTCAATCCTTCATTCAAGGTATCGGGCAAGCGATCGCAGGTATCCCAATTCTCGGCTCCATCTTCACCGCAATCTCAGGCGTTCAGCCTCAGCCCCAGCAAAATCAAACGCCCGTCCAGCGCTTTGCTAAGGGTGGATTAGTTCAAGGCTCTGGAGGTACAGATAGTCAAAATGCATTAGTTACTCCTGGAGAATTCATTCTCAACCCGATCGCCTCCCAAATATTCAGACCGATTCTAGAGGGCATGAACGGCGGCGCGACCTCTTTAATGCAGCTCATCCCCCAACTTCCACCCATTCCTATTCCCCTACCCGTCCCGGTTCCCGTGGGCGATCGCGGCAATAGTTCTCTTCCCCCTATCTCTTTACAACTCAATTTTGGGGACATTGTAATTGGGCAGGGGGGCGATCGCTCTAATCAAGATTCTATGGCGATCGTGTCCGAGTTCATGGATAAAATTGCTCCCCTGCTAGAGCGTCAAGTCGTGGATATTCTGAGGGCAACCCTGGAAAAGGCGCGATAAAAGTTGGTTGATTCTGAAGCTGATAAAATTCCGTGAAAAAGCCTGTAAACCTTAGTGCAGAGTTAGTCGAACCCATTTGGGAGCGGCAGCCCAATGAGCCTACTGACTGGTTCAGAAGGTTTTGTGCTTATCGGAATCAGGTGGGCAAGCGATCGAAGCGATCGGTGTATTTGAACGAGATGGCTCTCAAGGATAAGGCATCAGAAAGCATCAAAAAGTGCTTTAAACCAGAAGCAAGGATACCGGGTAGCTGGTTTGCTCATATCGATCGCTGGCAGTGGGAAGAACGGGTTCAGGCATGGGATTTAGAGAAGCAACAGGATGAAGATCGAGAGTGGGATATTAAGATGCAGGTTCTGCGATCTAATCGCTGGAATCACTATGAGGCAATTCGGGCAAAGGCTGAAACCATGCTGAAAATGCCCATCGTGAATCAGACGACAACTCGCAATGAAGAGAACGGATTATTGGTCACGAATATCAAGGCTGCCGACTGGAAACAGTTTTTAAATGCTGCCAAGTTTCTGGCGATCGGGGACAAACTCGGCGAAGCTGCGGTCGGCAACCTCAACACAGCCGCCACACTATTACAAAAAGCAGGATTTAAAGTGGAGCCGCCGAATGCAATTGAGAACGCCTTGGGGTTTGAGTCCGACTACGCAGAGCCGGATGACGATCGCTGAAAACTCTAGCCAGATGGAGCTATTCAGCAAAGCCTTAATTGATGCTCGAAAAAAGGGCGTGGCTCGGTGGTACTCAGAGGGCAGCGCTTACCCGATCGCCTGGATTAAAAAACATTACCGCATGAGTGGGGGCGATCGCTTGAGATGGGACGAGCCTTTCATGGAGCAATACTACACAATTCTGGCGTGTCCATGGATTGAGCGCTTAATTGTGACGAAGCCTTCGCAGGTTGGGTTTACCGAATCATTGATTGCGATCGCCTCGTTCCTGGTTTGTGAAATCTGCATCCCTGCCGCTATGGGATTTGAGCAGGAAGGCAAGCTGCGGGGCACCGTTGCCCCAAGAATACAGCCCAGTTTTGACCACATTGACCCCATTAAAAAACGCAGACTGGCACGTTGGAATATCACGCGCCGGAAAGATGTAGATAAACAGGAAAAAATTACAGTAGGCGGCATTGAGCTAACCTTTTTTTCTGCACATTTACCAGCCGCCAATAAGGAGCAGCGGCGGGCATCTCCTAAAATGTCTTCTTTCACAGCGTTCGTGGTTCTGGCTGATGAAATTGAGCTATGGGCTGAAGGGGCGATCGATATTGCGACAGAACGCCAATCCGCTTGCACCATGCCCACTAAACCATTTAGAGCAGGTTCTACGCCAGGAGTTGAGGGCGGCATTGTGGACAGCCAAATTAAGCAATCTGGCATGATGTTTCAATGGTTTGTGACTTGTCCTCACTGCGGCACAAGACAAAACTTGGATGCTTTTGGAAACTTCTTAAAGCCTGTCATGGTGGAGAGTGAAGGCGAAGGGGAGGAGGAAAGATTTGTAGACATGACGGGCAGACCCTATGAATGGTTTTGCCATGACGAGAGCGATCGCCAGTCGATGATTGATACGGCATATATCGGCTGTAGGCACTGCGAACAGGAACTAACCTGGGAGGCAATTAAGGCAGGTATTTTTGAATCTGGGAATAAAACATTAACTGATTTTTGTCGTGAGATTACTCAGAATAAAACGCCAGTCATTAAGCCCGTGGCGATCGATTTGCCCCGATTAGCTTCGTCTTTATTTCGACCTTCAGAACGAATTTACAAACTCGTTTACACCTCTGATCCGGCTGACCAATTACAGCAAGGCTTGGGCAAAACTGTGTCACTGGGAGGGGGTAAGATTAGCCTCAAGAAATTAATGGACTGTGTGGGGAGAACGGCACCGGGCGATCGCCCCCATGACTTAATTGTGTTGGGATTAGACCAGGGCAAGGCGGCAAACTGGGTGCAGATTCAGAAGTGGTACTTAGGACGTGAAGGAGATTGGGAGCGCAAATGGCTAGAGGCTTTTAAGGAGGTCATCTGGACGGGGCAAATTCACGGGTTCCCTAGTGAAGACTTTTTGCGGGAACATCAGGTGAACTTAATCGGGATGGATAATGAGCCAGAGATTCAGCTTGCCGCCGACTATGCTCGGAAGCATCCTCACTGCAAGCTATCAATTGATTTATCCGGTGATTTGAAGTATCACGATATGCACATGGAATCAGGGTTGGGACAGACTTTTCTGTTTGACCAACTCAAGCTAAAAGGCGAAAAGTTTAAGATATCAGAACGGGATGTGCAGGGTGAAAAGGTGCCTGTTTATGCCCTGCACCGATCGTTTGGATTGGATTCTGTACGCACTCGGATTTACCGAGGACAACAGGGATTGCCCAGTGGCTCAACCTATGATCCAGGTGATGATCTCAATCTGATTTATCACTATTTGACAAGCGATCGTCGGATGGATGGACAGTGGGTGCAAGTTCCCGGAGCGCCTGATCACTTATTCCATGCCGATAACTTTGCAGAAATGGCAGTGCTGGCAGCGGGGTATGTCGAGGAGCCTAATTTTGCTTTTGGTTCTAGAGCTTGAACCAAATCCGACAGCGTGACGGATTTGACGGGTGCGAAAACCTGATATGCTATTTTGGCGTTCGCCCCGCGCCGTCCGATTAATTTGATTGGCGCTCATGCCTCACAAGTCCTTTAAATGTTCTCAATATCGGCAGCATTCCGTCCTGGCATAAAGTCAGGAGTAAACGTTGTCTCGTTGGCAGCATAGCGGAACATCAGTCCTGCGCCAGAAGATACCAGGAGCATCAACACTTGAAAAAGCTCTCCTGAAGTCGGCATTTTTGATTGACTTGCCCAATTATTTAAGGTGGGTGCGATCGCCATAATCAAGGTGGCATAGATGCTCAATGCCGTCCTAGATGTGAACAAATTCTTTTTAGTGGTCATGATTTCTCGTGAAAGATTGCTGTTCCAGAATGCCCAATCTTTACTTGATTAATTGAACTCAACCCACAAGTCAGGCTGTTCATCGGTTGTGGGTATCTTTGTATCTGTTACCTCAAAATCACCTCCGCAGCATGACAGCACCGACGATCGTTAGCGTAAATAAGGGTTCTAAGGCTAGGGCAAAATCTGATGAAATGAGCCTAAGTACCAGTCTTAAAAGCACTATTTGGGACACGGTAAAAACCAGTATTGAATCGCAGGAAGCGATCGCCCTCACCCTTACCCTCAGCCGCACGACAGGCAACGATTTGCAAATCACAGTCGAACGATTGAAGCGCCGAATTGTCATGTTGGGCTGTGCCATGGTCGATTCCAAATCAATTAATGTGCCTGATGAAACGGTGGAACGAAATCACTTACGAGCGCTGGGCGTAATTGAAAAGTATTTCCCTAAAATGCGATCGCAGCTCCTAGATTTCAAAGAAGTTTCTCTCATCGTCAAACTACAAAAGGGCTTAGTTTGCGAGATTGGCATTCAATCCTTTGAGCAGTTCGATATCGGCATTCCGGTTTAGCGCGATTGCCCTTGAAGCTGGGCATTCTCAAACAAGTTAAGGTTAACGGTAAAGGAGGCGATCGGGTGCATGGCTCGATCGCTTTTTCTATCGGTGGGGATGAGTTGCGGCATACTTGCGATCGGCGTTATCAGGCGGCTCACTTCTAAACTGAATTGAAACCTCACTCCAATTTTTAAGATTTAATCCAGAACGAGCGATCGCATCCCCCAACACTAGATCGCCCAGTAAAATCGGCTGTTCATTCCTAGGTTCCTCGGCATACCGAAAAGCTGAGTAACGAGGGTAACTATAGATTGATGCATCCTTGTATCTGTCATCGTTCAGAACGCTCTCAAGGAGCTTATCGATCGCCTGCCTAGAAAAGTACACACAGCCGCCCCTGGGGTAGAAAGCCTGAATCTTGTGGCTATAAGCGATCGTCCCCGCCACGTCCGCCGCCGGGAATTTCTTAAACCGCCGCCAGATTTGAGTATCCCCTTCGACTCGAATAATATGCTTAGCCTTCGTTTGAGTAGAAAGATTGATTAATCTTTTTACCCATTGCCCTCCATATTGGGGAAGCTTCAGGCGATCGCCCTGTTCATAATTCACGCCCTGAGTCATCGCAAACTCTGTAAAACTAGCATCCTCAGTCCCGTCGGAAATACAGAATAGCTCTGATTTAAGATAGTGCTGTCGGATTTGGCGAACCAACCTTTTCACTAATTCATAATCGTCATAAACCGGAAAAATAAAGGCGATTTCCTGATCAGATCCAATCATGATGATTCACTCCTAACGCTTGGGCGATCGCCTTAATCTCAGTAATAGAGGGCTGTCTGATGCCCGTTTCAATATTAGAAATTAGTTGCCGATAGAGCGTTTCACCGCCTGGAATAGAGACGGCGATCGCAATTAATTTTGCTTGACTTAACTTATTCGCTCGACGACAAAGCCGAATGGAACTGCCAATCTGTCGAGCGTCTCGTTCCCATTGAGAAATGTGTCTTATCTTCCGAACGCGATCGCTGCCCATTTTTGCAAGGATTCTTGACATAAGTAGTAGTACCCGCGCTATTACCTATGGATATCCTCAATCCTGCTCTTATTCTTGAAAAGGCGCACTACTGTGCTTTCAAGCCTTATCAAATCACTTCAAAATTATGTCTCAATACTCTGCTCCTGGCGTACAAAAACAGCATCAAGGTGCCGATTTTACGGGCACTCCTGGCTTACTTGTTCCCGTCTCCGGTGGCGTTGCAAATAAAGCGGTCGCCTACTCGGAACTGTCCGCAGCTCAAACGGCGATCGATGCCACGATCGCGGCTTTGGAAGCTTCCTTGAATGCCGTTGACACGAACCTTCAGTCCAGCATTGACAACCTTTCTCTAGGCTTATCCGAAGCCTCAGTTAATAGCTTGATTCAAGCCGCTCTAGTCGGTGGTGTTCGGTATCGTGGCGTGGCGCTTGCCGACGCAGTGGATGCCAACGCTGCAACCGGGCTAACCGCCTACCAAACAGGCGATATGTTCCGCATTACCTCCGGTGGCTCTAGCGCCTTCGGATTCGCTCTCAGTGTGGGCGATTTTGTGGTTCGCAACGCTGCCAACGGCTGGGATAAAATCGATTCTACTGATCCTTCTTTGTCTGCTGGCGACAGCTCGATTACTGTCACTCAAACAGGCGAAAATAGCTACACAGTGGCGATCGCCTCCACCATCACCGATCGCATTACGGCGGCTGAAAGTTCAATCACAGCTTTGACTTCCGGGTTGGCTGCGGCTGTTGCAGTGAACGCAACTCAGACTAGCGCGATCGCTGCAATTGAGAGCGTCAACACTGCTCAATCTACCGCAATCTCGGTGCTAGAAACTGATCTAGCTGCGGCTGTCAGCGTCAACGCAACTCAGACCAGCGCGATCTCAACTCTGACCTCTGGGCTGGCTGCGGCTGTTGCTATCAATACAACTCAATCAAGCGATATTGCAGGATTAGTATCTTACGCTTCCAATACCGCCAACGATCTGAATGCAGAAATTGCTAGAGCTACTGCGGCTGAAAGCTCAATCTTTGACGCGATCGACAGTCTCACTGGGGTTGTAGACAGTGTTTCTGAAATCAACGATATTCAGAATACTAATATTATAGCCCTACAGGGAGATCTCTCCAGCCTAGATAGCGCTGTCGATCAAGCTCTGATTGATATTGCGGCTCGTGCAACGGCTGACGCTGTTAAAACGGCAATGGCTGATTTCTACGCTTACACCCATCAAATGATTATTCTGAGTGCAGAGCAGAATGGTTATGTTACTCGCTATGTCACCAGCTCAGACGGCGTATTCCGAACTGATTTTTACTACGATATGCCTGACTCCTTAGCTTGGGCAGTTGTGGAAATCAATGAATCTAGCGCGCCTTATGATCAGGTTGCACCTCCGATGCATCAGAAGCTTGCCGTTGCTCCCGTTGGAACTGCTGGCGCTGACGTTTCCGGTAACTTCATGCGGTTCTCCTTCTTTGGAGGTGCCGCAACTGGCGTTGCAGCCGATACGATTCAGGTCTACCTAAATCGTTTCTTTGCGATCGGCAATACGACTGAGTCTGTTGAGCCTTATATCTCCATTGCGACCGGAAGCTAGGTCGTCCTCAAGTAAATAAAGCCCCCAGCCGACACGCGATCGACTGGGGGCTTTTGCCGTCCCAAAAGGGCGATCGCTTCGAGTTACCCGCAAGGGGGCGCTATATCAATCCTCCGTGTCGCGGGTAGTATAAAGCCCGTGGGCGGTTTTAATCGCTTGCGATCGTTCCCATGCCGCCTCTTGTGTTCTAACCATGCCAACCCCCGATAGTGCATTCCAAAGACAGTCCCATGATTTAGGCGTTCATTCCGTTCCCCCTCGGAGTAGAACCGATCCTAGAGTCCGTCTAGCAGAAGAGGATGCCCTGCAAGCTTGGATCTCTTCCTATGCAACCATTCAAGACAGAGTTACAGGCTGGGAATCCGTTAGTTTTTCTGTTTCCAATTCTAGAGATTTAACCCTGACCGGGACGTACCACAGCAAGATTTATCCATCGGGCGAACTAGCCCTAAACACCACGATCGCTATCCCTGCACTATCCAACTCCAGTTCCCTCGTGCGTCGTCAGGATCATCTTTACCTCATCGTCTTTGGTGCCATGGTCGGACAGGATCACGACCCCGCACTAGGACAAATCGCCTTTAGCTATCTGGACTCTACAGGCGGCGGTGTGCCCGTTCTCACCCCAACACAGAAGGAGAACGCGAAACGCGATCGCGCCTACTGGCTATTGGTTCTGAGTGAGGAAGAATTATCAATTGATTCTTTCCTGGCAAAGGTGCCGCTAGAGCCAATCCCCACCAATGGGAGCGCTAGATTGTCGGGCGATCGCCTCCTCCCCATTACTAACCTCACCGCAGCCGGGAACCTATTAAACGGACTGCAAATATATGCCTCTGATCCAAAATTGGTGGTCGGTGCGTACCCATTGTTGAACCGTGACTTTATCGAAATATCCGAAGTTTGCCAGGTGTTGAGACTGCAAAACTACACCGAGCGCGGATACACTTGGGGACGCAACGGGGAAGAGCCGTTAACTGCCGATTTGAACATCCTTCCGACTGCTGCCATGGTACGCCCCGAAATCACCGAAGCTGACATTCAGAGCCGTTTGCTGGAACTGTTTGAGGGCAGACCGGGAAAAGGTGCCTCTTACTCTCGGACGGTGCAAAACCTCACCGCTGGTTTAGTGGCTGGCAACCCCGGACGAGCTGGGGAATCAGCCGCGTCACCTAATCAATCCGTTTGTTTGCCGAATGGCGATCGCGTCACTTACACCAATCAGGAGAGCCTACAAACCACAGCGGTACAGGTTTTAATGGCGATTAACGATGGTAACGGGAACGCGATCGTCACTGCTCAATTAAATACGAATGCGCCCGCAGGTTCTCACTTCTCCGAGCAAGCGACCGACCATAAAATCTATGCTGCGAATGGCACCGAGCAATCAAGCCTCGGACAGTTCATTAACCTTGGTGGGACGGGTTCACTGATTTGGATTGGCACTCAGAACTCTTCGATCGCCCCAGGGCAGGAATGCTATTTTCAACCCGCGATCGTCTACCCGGCTGGCAGCGGGTTTTCCATCCCGTTCGAGCAAGCCGAATACGTTTGGCTCGATGGAGTCCCTTTAGATGCCCTCAATATTAGACGAGGACAAGACCAGGATTTAGACGGCTACATTGCCCCGCAAAATGGTAACTACATTGCGGTTTTAGGACAAGAGCGATCGGCGCTGCACTACATCTATAAGCACACTTCCGTAACCAGTGATGCTTCTGGCGTGTTACGAATTCCGGCAACCGAGCGAGGCTGTTTTGCCTACGTTAACGGCGTTCTGAATCGGGGTGATGCCAGCGATCCACATCGCATCGATCGCCCCATCATTACAGGCGTTGCACCCAATACAACCTATCAAGCCTGGGTCTATTACCCGCCCCGCAATACCGAATCTTGGCAAGTGCAATTCAAGTATTGCGCTTATCAGGGATTGGGAGATTTGGAGTTTTTAGAGGGAGCGGCGATCGCTTCTAAGCCTTACTGTTTTCTCAATACTCAAGGCAGCGGCAACTCAGTTTTCCGGTCTGATTCGGCGGTGCAGTTTTCGCCCATTTCGATGCACCTCCCCTCGACTAGCGACGGCATTCAGAGCTACGAAATTGACGCAGCCGTAAGACTCGCAAACGAGCTAAGACTAGGTGCAGAAGCCTTTAGAGAATTCGATTTGCTTCCCGGTTCAGGGCTGGCATTCCCTCGCCCTGGCATGAAGCTCTCGATCGCCCCACTCACCGGGCTAGGAACGGGGCGATCGTTGAATGCAGTGCTAAAAAGTGAGGGTCAAACGATCGGGTTTAAAACACCCATTCTTTATCGTCGCGCCATGTTTCAAATTATCGTGGCATTCCTGGCGGTTAAGGGCGATGAAAAGCGGCTCGTCATTGCCACCCATAACGGGATTGGTGGTGAGAATGTTAGCTTGAACGCCAGCATGAATACTGCATTTGATACCTTTAGGATTTAACAATGGCGCAAACTCGGAGCAATCCTATTAACGGCAATCTAGAGATTTGGCACGATATCCTAGAGGCGTGGGTGTCGGCTGTGGCTGATTTGCCTTCAGTAGGCGGTAAGCCTGTACAGCTTTCCTCGTCTGATTTTGCCATGATGGAGGCGATCGCTAATCATGCTGCAAACCTCTCCATCATTCAAAGCATTCTAGGCAATAATTTTTACCCAGAAATCCAGCAAATTAATTCTAAGCTAGGCGATATTTCTACGTTTAAGCTGCAAGCGATCGAGGGGAATATTGCTCTCTTGCAAACATCAATTGATTATTTGTCTACTCAAGCAACTGCTGTTGCCGCTGGTATTTCTAGTCAAACCCTAATCTTGCAATCTATGCGAGATACGGCGATCGCCACATCGCCAGCAATTACAAACCTCACTCTTGTCAATGCCAACACTCAATACGCTTACACGTTCCAGGCGGGGACAAAGCGTTACGCCTTTAAGTGCAGGGCTGATGCTGCTAAAAATGACCCGATCGCAGATGTGAGGTATAGCTGGTTTACCGGTATGGTGGCAACGGGAATTAATAGCTATGACGTACTTCCGGCAAGCTCAGAGGAACTCTCTCAGGATTACTTTGAGGATGATAAAGTGATTTATTTTTCCAGTGCGATCGCGGGTACTGTCCTCACGATTCGGGAGTGGCAATAATGGGACAAAGACAAGTTAGGAGCATGGCGATCGCTCCGACTGCAATCAATTTACCCAGTGTTGAAAATGTCATCTGGCAGAATGGATCGGGGGTAAGCATTAGCGGAAATACCCTAACCAAGAACACTGGCTCAATCTTATGGGATGCCGGAGCGGAATCTCAGCAACGGATTTTATTAGGTGATTGTTCGGTAGAAATGACGCTGTTAAATGCACCTTCGGGACTCCTCTCAAGCTGTGCGATCGGTTTCTCCGCAACGAACCCAGACAACGCTGTTGACACAATTGGCTGGGCAATTCGAGTCAATGCTTCAGGAGAATCTTACAGCTATGCGATCGCCAATGCGTCTTTTCCCTTCGGCGCTGCCGTGGCTGGAGATACAATAAAAGTATCCATTGAGGGATTAACTGTTAATTTCTACGTTAACGCCATTAAGGTTAAAAGCCTCGCTGTAGCCAGCATTCCGTATCCGCTCCTGATAGATTGCTCAATCCAATCTCCAGGTAGTGTGATCTCAAACGCTAGATTATTAAAGGGTGCAGGGTTAATCGTTCACTCTCCAATTAAGGGTAAAGGGATAGAGCGATCGGGATTACGGCTAATTCAAAATAAAGAACTTTCCAGAACTCAACCTATTTTGCATTCTGCGGCTACGTGGCTATCTGTCGCCTCTAATTCAATCCTAAAAACATCAAGTGATTCTTTGATTGAGGTGAGCATTGATGTTCCTGGTTTTGGCATTACAGGAGGAGCTAACTGTAACGCTAAGTTAGCTATTTTCAGAGATGATGATCTGTGGAAATCAGTAGGAGTTGCAATTATGAGCACGACGGTTTCAGAATCTTGCCAATGCATCTCAGGACATTGGTTGGATGAAGAAGCGACAATCAATTCAACTTACTCATTAAGAATTTGGTGCGATCGCTATGCCGTAACGAACGGGCAGGCTGCTATCACTGGCAACTCGGCTTCACCCTACACTCTAACCCTTAGAGAATGGTATCAAGATTAACTATAAACTTGGAGAATTAATTAATGCCTGCCAACCCTAGACTTTACCCGCTTGATTACCCAGCCGATGAACAAGACGGTGAACTGTTAGCGCTAGATACCGCCATTTTGACGCTACGAGTTCAGGCTAGGGATACTGCGCTCAAGCAATCTCACACTCGCAGGATTGGCGGACAGAACGCCATTCAGGTGCAGAATAAAATATCCAGGGCGCGTCCGGTGCCCATGCCCTTATCGCAAGTAGGAGCGCGATCGCTGCCTCTAACTGGCATTCAGGGCACGTTGGCAATACTCGCAGGCGGTCGGGGGCATGGAGTCAGCACTGAAACGATCGCCTTTTACTATTCCAACGAATCAGCTAAAGCTACGGGTGTAAGGCTCTCAGAGCTACGGAACTACATGGGGACGATCGGGGATGCTTCGGTCGGTATCTTTGCTGGGGGGATTGCTGCCAGCGGTTTGAGCATGGCAATGGATGAGATTTCTTACAAGAAAATGACGACGCGAAGATTAGGCTCAAACCTGTCTGTATCTCGGTTTGCGATCGCGGGAATTGGCAACAAAGATATCGGCGTGTTGATGGGTGGAGCCAAGCGATCGGACGGCGGCGTACTTGCGACTGGAGAGGTTTACACTTATGCCACTGGAACAATGCAGGCGACAAGCTTAATTACCGCGCGACAAGCTTCCCATAACGGCACCAGTAACCCAACGGACGGCTTTGTTTATGGTGGCTCGACTGATGTATTTGTCGGAGCGCAGCCGCTTACCTCGATCGAACGCTATAACTTTGCAACCCGAACGAGCAGTGCCGTGGGTGCAGCCTTAAGCACCCCTCATACTGTTCACTCCGCTTTTGGCAACAAGGTTAAGGGCTATGTAGCAGGTGGCTTAGGATTCGCTTCAACAATATCCAGACTGGTTTATTCAGGCTTAACCGTCTCGGTTGTGGGTAACATGACCGAGGGTAAAGTTTGCTCGGATGGAGCTAGTAATAACCAGTCAGGATACATGATTGGGGGCGATATGGCTTCTACGAGTTGGCGCGGTACTCGCACGATCGATAAGCTCAATTTTGCCAGTGAAGCGATCGCCCGTCTGGGTTCATTATTGCCAACTGAAATGGCAGATCAAGGCGCTGTTAGCGACTATGGTGCAGGCTTGTAAACGTGATTGGAAACTGAGGATTAATTAATTTATGACCGATATCATCCCGTTACCGCAGCTTACCTCGCACTCCATCAATAGCTTTGGTGCAGTGCTTTTGAATATTAGAAGAGAAGAAAATATTCACTGGTATTTTGGCTTAAAGCAAGCTGAAATCTATCACAAATCTCTTTCGGCAGCGCTCACTGAAACGCACTTACAAATGCGAAAACACGCTGTAGAAGTTGCGGAAATTGCTCAAACCCTGGAAGATATTGATGCTCAAGCCACTCCCAGAACAGTGGCAGCGGCAAATCTTCAAGAGGCAACTCGTGAACTGAATGAGTTCAAGCTAGCCCACTCAGAAGCAACCTTACTGGCACTCCGATCGCAGGAAAAGGATATCCTCACAGAGCTAGCCGTAGCCGCCGGAGAACGCGATCGCATTCTCAATCAATATCCTCAGCTTCAAGAATTAACCTACGACTCCATCCAGAGCTTCACGATCGAGGCGCAACTATGCCGAGAGAGCAAGTACATTGCAGCAAGAGCATGGGCGTGTCAGGCGGGTTTGCCAGAAGCGGTCGGAGTCGCGTTGTTTGATGTGCCCCAAGAGTTCCGATCGCAGGTATCAGCAAAAGAAATTGAGTATCGATCGCAGGTGCTTTTCCTCGATCGCGGTATGGAAAATGTTCAGGCTATTTTACAAGATTTAGACCCAGAAACCAGAGCGAAAGTTTTGCTGAATGCGGCTGAGTCAGTGGTTCGTCAATCCCAATTAGCAGGTAATCTCAGTGAGTGATAACGATTACGTTTTTTCGATCGGGGGTTCTCTGGTCAGCTTAAACAGCTCTGGCGATGTAGCGAACTTTAGCCGCCCCTCTCCCGTTAATTTGGAACGCACAGTAGACGGTTCCTTAAACCTTTATCCAGTACAATCCTACTATCCGGCTTTCCATTCCGAAGATGGGTCATTTTTGTTAGAGCCAGATTGCGCCAACCTGGTCACTTGGAACCTAGATCTAACTCAAAGCATCTGGCTGAAAGGCTCTAACGTGACGGTGCGAAAAGATTATGCACCTGCACCGGACGCTTCTTATTTGGGCGATCGCCTGCGGTGGGATGTCGGCAGCGGTGCCAGTCAAAGCTTAAAGCGAGATTTCTTGCTAGAGGCGGACACCGATTACACCCTCTCTATGATTTTGCGGCTAGCGGGTGGTGTTTTCGGTGCGAGTGATTTCTTGCAAATCACGGGAACGGGAACGTTTTTCTCTGTTGGATTGGGGGAATTAAATGATTCTCTCAATCGCTATAAGTTAATTGAGAAAACATTTAGGACGGCTGGACGGCAACCCGTTTTCCCTGGCAGTGTTCATCAGGTGCAGAACTATGCGATCGCGGCCCTGACTCAAAATACCCTCACCCTCACTATTCCCAGTGGCTACACCATCAATCCTGGCGATTGGATTGGTGGACAGATTCTTGTGAATAATCGGGCTTACGATATCACGAACAACACGATTACAGGGGGGACAAACGTCGTCACGGTTACGCCTGTAACATTGCTTGCAGATGGCGTTACCACTGCAATGAAAGCTGTACTAGGAGAAGCACCCGCCCAGCTTGTAACGATCGAGCTTTACTCTGAATCCACCGTTTCGATTGATTGGGGTGGAATGCAGCTAGAGAAACGCCCCTTCCGTACCAGCATGGTCTATCAGGATGGAGAGATTGAGATTAGGAACAAAGCCTTGCTGAGTTGGCGACATAGCCCGATCGCCGGGATGAAAACCTTCGGCTTTTTTGCCGAGCTGCGGGAATGGCGCGGGGACGGTTTGCTGTTTGATTTTGGCAATCTTAAAGCCAGCATTGTGGACGGTAAGCTCAATATGGTCGTCGGCAGTATTCCGGTTAACTTGCTCGATGATTTACCGACTGAGCATCTGAAGATATTTCTGCAAATATCTGAGGCAAACTCGCAAATGTCGCTGTATGTGAATGGCATTCTCAAAGCCAAGATCAACGCGCCCAACTTCAGAGCCGATACGCTGGCAGCATTGGATCTTACCTCGTCAGGGCTGAGGATTTGGCAATGGTTGATCGCTCTGGATAAAACCTTGCTGGAAGGGCAGGTGAACGTAGGGGATTCGGCTAAGGCAGCGATCGCGGATCTATTTAATAATCAAACATTAATTGATTCTGTGGCAATCTCTAGCCATGCCCCTCTGATTAACCTCAACCCTGTTACGGTTCCCGGTGTGCAAGCGCCGATCGCCCAGTCTGCGATCGTGGGGGTGGACACGGGTTTGAACCAAGTCACACTCGAAAGTCGGACGGGTTTTGTCGCTGGCACCCAAGTTAGTGTGATGCGAGGAAACTATGTTGTTTTGCAGACCATGCTAACTGGCTTACCAGGGGTGGCACAGGTGGTTCAACTCGCGTCTACTTATAACGCCCTCATTGATGACGTTTTAGTGTATGGGCGGGTGAATGTGCCGGGGACGGCTTCGGTTCGCTTCCCTTATGATCCGGTTGATCCTCAAACCATTATTTCAGTCACGGCAATGGCAACAGGAACACTGCCGAATCGTAAAAGGTTTACGATCGCCTCTGCTCTGACTTTTACCAAAACAAGGGCGTACATTAGGACGGCGCTTTATCAGGATGTTGAGGAAGTGATTATCTATGAGATTGATACGGTCAATAATTACCTTTATGGCGATTCTATCTCCGCTCTAGTTACGGCTGGCTGCACGATCGCCCAACCTCTAAATGAGCAACTGATTGATCCTGACAATTACTTTGCTGGCATTGTAGATCCGATCGCTGGGGTGAGCATTAGTTCTGAGACTGGCAAGTATTCCAACGGCGTAGTTGTGGAGAATTACAACTCTCAGCCCGTGATTGTGACACCTTATGCTATTCCTTATCTTTAACAAGTTGAGGTAAACGAATGAGAACGATGGTTTTTGAGGTCAGTTCTTGCGAGGAGGCACAGCTTCAGTATCGGATTTGTCCAGTGATTGACGGTACATATAGCAGCCCGATTTGCTGGGGTGACTCGCAGCAGATCATGATGTTTATCTGCAACGAACTCAACAGGACTTTGGTTGATCATCTCAGAGATGACAGCAACATTTCTCCTGAGATGATTTGTGAACTGATGGGAATTGTGCGATCGCCCTAGAGCCGTAAAATCAGCTCAACTCATCTTTAAAGTAGGGTGCTGAGTTGGGCATGATATTAAGCGTTACTTCACCGCTCCATTCACAAAGTAAATAATGACTGTAGTTGCCGCCAAAAAATACGCCGACCGAATTGAGATTGCAGCCGATTCAATCACCACTATCGGATCTCGAATCATGAGCGATCGCACGATCGCAAGCTCCAAGCTATTCCAACAAAACGGGATGATTATTGGTCTTACTGGGCTGACTTGTGAAGGCTCGCTGATGCAAATCTTTAGCCGTAATCATAAACCTGCTGCGGCAACGATGGATGGGGTGATGGATTTTCTTTTTGAGTTCGACGATTGGGTAAGGAAAAGAGATTCTAGCCTTAGACCTGAGAACCATTACCTTATCGCCCTTGATGGGCATTTATTCAGAAGCTATGGCGGTATCAATGTTTTTGAAGTATCAGAGTTTGCGGCAATTGGAGCGGGGGAAGAATTTGCAATAACGGCTATGCATCTTCACAAGACTCCTAGAGAAGCGGTAGTCGTTGCCTGTGAGCTATCTGTCTGGTGTGGTGAACCCATTGCCGAATTCAGTTGCCCTCACCCCTAGAACATGGTAGATACACAGCCAATACAAGCGATCGCCTCTACCACTTAAAAAGAAATTCATGAGCGCACAAGGTAAATTTTTAAGAAAATGCGACAACTTAATGATGGCTTACTGCCCTGGCTGCAAAACGGTGCATCCCTTTGACTTAAAGCGATGGAGCTTTGACGGGAATCTAGATGCGCCAACCTTTTCCCCGTCTTTGCTTTGCAACGCAAATGTTGACGAGGCACATCGTTGTCATTCGTTTGTCAGGGCTGGTAAATGGGAGTTTTTGAGCGATTGCTGGCATGAGTTGAAAAATCAAACTGTACCAATGCTGGAAATTAATGACGATTGGGAGCCGATTGACTAACGTTCACATTCACCGCAATTAAGCACGATTAGTTAAAAAATCAATTGATTTATTAAAGTGGAAAACACCCAACCCATCCAGCCGATCGCCCCCACTACCGGAGCCGCTTCCAGCACCGCTCAACCTGCACCTACAGTTACCAACGCCGCGCCTCCATCGCCCACAATTGAGGAGATATTGAAGGTTTGTCCTGATGCAAATCGGGGTGATGTTGAAAAGAATTTGCCCTACATTCTCAAGGCAATGGCGGCGAATGGACTGACGAGCAAGAATCAGTTAGTCGGCATCGTTGCCACGTTCTATGTGGAAACTTTACCCAAGTTCGTACCCCGCAGCGAGATAGAGGGCGGCAGCGCTCCCTACGCTCCTTATTATGGGCGGGGTTACTTCCAGCTCACTTGGGACTATAACTACAAATCAATGGGCGATTTGCTGGGCATTGATTTAGTGAACAACCCCGATAAGGCGAATGAACCGGAGATTGCCGCTCAGGTAGCAATCCTGTATTGGATGGGGAAACACAACCCCGATCAACGCTGCGTAGAACCTGCGGACGCTGGCGATTGGCACGAGGTCAGGCGACGAATTAACGGCTCTGCAACGGGCTATAACAACGATTATGGAGAGGTGTTTAAGCCTTGTGTCGATCGCGGTATTGAGGTATTCAAATCAGGGATTGACCCCAATGCGATCGCTTCTCTATCGCTCCCCGGCAACTATGGCTTGAACTGTGTGGACACGGGCAATGCTGGCAGTCGGGCGATCGCGGGTGGCAGCGTTAACCCGCCCACTCAAGGCGATGCCCTCGCCTATGCGCTAGGCTTACACTCCCTCGATCGGGAAAAAGTGATTCAATTGCACACTTGGCTAAACCCGGCTGAATATCCAGAATTGCTCACGTTTGCACCGACCAAGAAATTTCAGGGTAAAAACTTTGGGACGGGTTTAGACGGAGAAATGACGATCGAAACTGTGAAGCTGTACTGCGGTGGGACACTGGAAATGGAACTATTCGCCCATCAGCCCGACCCGAATGCACCCAAGCCTCAGATATTTAGGCATGATGCCAGCCAGCCGCCCGATCAAAATACAGCGGCGGCAGTGCGATCGTTTGCGGGGGGAGCTAGCCCCTCTAATTTACAGTGGGCAATGAACCCGAATGACTGCAATGTGGCAGGGGAGAAATGCGAGTTTGGAACGGCGCGAGGCAGGATGCATGAAGGGATTGACCTGGGCGGCTTCGGTAGTGATGACGTGTTTGCAGCGGGTGATGGGACGGTAGAATTTGCAGATTGGGACGGCAGCGGCTACGGTCGGATGATTGATATTAAGCACCCCACTGGATTCATGACCCGTTATGCTCACTTGCTTTCAATCAAGGTGAAGGTAGGACAGCAGGTGAAGGGGGGAGAAGCGATCGCGGTGCGGGGTGGCAGTGGGTTTGGGTCTGATAATGCCTATGCCATTCACCTGCATTTTGAGGTTCATGATCCCAACCAAGGCGCGGTTAATCCTAGAGATGTTTTACCGCAGCCACAGCCGCCGATGGTTTGATTCTGGAATATGATTGACTTGCACTCACCCGAAGTGCAACCTTTCACAAAATAACGACAAGCGCCCGACAAGATTCGTTTTGTCGGGTTTCCTCAAATTCTCCACTGTTTTTTCAGTTCAGCTTTGTACCTTGCATCGTTAAGCATCATCTGAGTATACGTTTCAATCAGCATCCGTTGAATTTGTTCTAGGGGTAGATGCTTTGATTTCTCTTCAAGCGATCGCAAGTTAAATTGCTGTTCCAAAGACAATGCAACGGGCTGTTCCATAGCTCTCCAAAATAAGAATTTGAATCAGGTTTCCCATCATTCAGACAATATGCTTCACCCTCGTTTCTTCACCACCCCGAACAATCTCAATCTTTTACCAGGGCAGAAATTCTCTATTCTCTGGTATTCACAAATCGGCAAATGGACGCTGGTTCGCTACAGGTTAACGTATCAAGAACTTAGCCCAAATGGAGCTTTTGAGGAATCCGAATGCTTGTACAAGGGCATGGAATTGGTAGAGTGCGATCGCCTACGGGGTGGCGTGCTGATTGGCGATGGCAGCAATATCGATCGGAACGCCAAAGACCCACGAAAGAAGATTGATCGGGCTACAGGCAAGCATGGGCTAGATCAGGCAACAGCAAAGCGATTAAGGAGTAGCGATCGGCGGGTTGTTTTCAGTGCATAAAAAAACCCAAATCCGACAGCGTGACGGATTTGGGAAATCAATTGATTTTTTGTTCTAAATCTTGGAGAACAAGCGACCCCAGCCCGTGCGATCGCCCTCTACCAACCAGCGACGATTCAGGACAGCGCGAGGGTAAACCACTGCACAGCCATTAGTCACATCACCCGTATACCCGCCAGCGGCATCCAGTAGGCTGCCGAATGGATCGTGGCAGATATAGTCTTTCTGGCTGGTTAATCCAATCACGACAATCATGTGTCCACCTTCGGGAGCATTCAGCGTCCCTCGATGTAAAATGCCAATGACTACGGGTAGACCCGCCGCGATCGCCCCATCTAGATCCGCGAAGTCTAAATCCGTCCGCCAAATCGATCGAATACCGACCGCCTTCAGTGCATAGGTCTGAGCCGTATGATCGGTCGTGTCGCCATACTTAATGACGTGCTGATAGTATTCGTCGTCGCTGGAGATTTTCGCGCCTAAAAATCGAGCTACCATGGCACAGCTAGAGGTGTTGCACGTCCGCATCGGTTCAAATTTATTGTCCACCTGCTGAAAATAAGGCACCTTCAGCCTAATATCTTGGCTGGGAGAATCAATTATTTTTTTCCATAACCTCTCTAGTTCCATGATGGTTCTTATCTGGCTGCTGCTCTCCAGCCACTTGAGGGCAGCATTCTGATGAGCGATAGCCTTGTAGCATCTAAAGGCATCGACAAAGCTAATTGCTCCCTTGTCCTCGCCATTGCGCCATTGCAGGGCGAATTCTTGCTGCTTCTGCTTCCCGGTTGAATCTTGGAACCACTGAATCGCTTGTTGCTGAGGTTCAGTGCTGCGAAAGGATTGGGCGATCGTAATCAAGCTTGACATTGGTTTTCCCTGCGGTGGTGATCAATCCTTAAGATTCCGTTTTCAGGGTTTGTTCGCTCTGCAATCTCTGGGTAATATCAGCGTTGTAGCGTGAGGCGGCAGGCTGTAATCTTTTAGCCGTAAAGTTTTTACCGATTCCTGCATTAATTTGCGACAAACTGATCAAGATTAAGAAACAACGACAAGAGGCTTGTGAGTGTTTTATGGTTAAGACCGCTGCTCAAGGATTTGCAACTGAAGAGGCGATCGCGTTAATTGACGAGAAGCCGACCACCCCGTATACCGACATTAAGACGGAGATGGTTTTACTAAAAGCCTTTCCTGGACAGCTTCCGATCGGTTGGTTTACCCCGGAAGGTGAGAAATTAACAACGTATACTGTCAAGCCTTATACCGGAGAAGATGAGCTGTTTTTATCGGGATTGACAACACGATTTAGAGACAAGGTTTCCGATATTCTGCCTCATTTTCTGGCACGGATGATTGATACTATTGGAGACATTCCTGTTCGGGAGGTAGCCCAACAAGCCAGTGTTAAACCCAACACATTATTCGAGAACTTTTACCTCGCGGACGCGCTCACGATGCTGCTTTCGCTTAGGTTGGAAAACTTCGGCAAAGAGATCCAAATTCAGGGTCAATGCCCTGCGTGTCAGACGGTCAATAAAGACCGAGAAGGCGAGTATTCAGATTTATCGTCTACCGAGATTGAAGTGGCTCAGGGTATGAATTGTCCTCATGTTGAGGTGTTTCTGCCAACAGGCGCGAAGGTGTTTGACGACATGATTAAGCGCGTTATTCTGCGCCCCATTCGCATGTACGACATGAAGCGGCTGGCAAAGCAGGATGACAAGAGGGCTAAACTTCGGCTCAACCATGAACTGCTCATGCATACCGTTGTCGGCATTCCTGAAAGCGAAGCCTATGGGAAAAGCCAGAACAGCGATCGCTCTGGGATCTCTGAATTAGGAGTCGAGTCTTTGTTTAAAGCCCTGAATGCCCGCGATCGGGATTACCTGTTGAAGGCGGTGGGCAAGCTTGGCTCATTCGGCCCCGGAATGCAGATGGACATGGGCTGTAGAAATTGCGGATTTGAATATAAGGCGGAGGTGCCCTGGCGCGATATCCCTTCGTTTCTCACTTTCGCTGATTCCGATAACGGATGACGATCGCCTCAATGATGAGACGTTTTTTCTAATTACTGGAGAGCAAGCGCCATTCAGTTCGGCTGAGGAGGTTTATCGACTCTCAATGCAGCGGCGACATTACTTCGTAAAAAAACTGAGTGAAACCTATCAAAAGCAACGTGAAGAGATGGAGAAAAACAGCAGGAAATAGATTAATTGATTTTTTATGGCTATAGAATCATTCCGTCAGTTGTTCCCTGAATTAGAGCCGAAGGATTTTACAAACTGGGCATTAAGCCTGAGATGCCTTGAATGGCTTAATGAATTAATTAAAGGGAATCAGATTGATTCTGTCCTAGAGTGTGGCTCCGGCTTGTCTACAGTATATTTAGAAGCTCTAAAGCAAAAGGGACTGATTTCTAAATCCCTTTCTTTAGAACATAGTCAAAAATGGCTGACGCAAGTTAGGGCTGTCCTATCTAAGAAACAGTTAGAGAGCAGTTCTCTGGTACATTGCCCTTTGATTAATGGATGGTTTAACCTTGATCCACTTCAACCAAAACAGCGGGGTTTTTATGATCTGATTTTAATCGATAGCCCACCTGCCAGAACGCAGCCGCAGGCTAGATATCCGGCTCTAGAGAAGTTGAAAGACTTCATGCATCAGAATACTTGGATTATCCTAGATGACTTTCGGAGAGACGACGAAAAGGCAATTGTAAAGCGATGGCTGAAAGAGTATCGGGACATTAGATTTATTGAAGAGGTGCCGATTGGCACCGGATTAGCTGTGTTGAGGAAATGGCGTTAGCATCATGCCCACTTACGATCGCTACTACGAGCTAGAGCAGAGCCTTCAGATTGATCCAAGCCTGATTCCTTCTCCGGAGTTGTATGGCTTTAGCGATGATCAGATCTATGCCGCAATCATGGATAGGTTGGCTCAGCCCTTGCCCACAGGAGAGCCTTCCCCGTTCTCTGCTAAAACTCCAGGCAGCGCTCACGCCATTCTCACAAGCGTTCTGGTGTATCTTCAGAGCTTAATTGCTCACGAGTTTAATCTTGTTCCTGATGCTGCGTTGCTGGAGTGGCTGCGGATGATGGGCACTCAGTTACGAGCCGCTGAATATTCTGTGTTGAATGTCCGGTTTACCCGTTCTCAAGACGCGATCGCCCGGAATATTGCCGTTGATATTCCGATTAACATTGAGATTCGCAGTCTCTACCAGCCGAACTTATCGGTCTACACGATTAGCAGCGCTCGAATGGAATTGGATCAAAATACCGTTCTGATTCCGTGCCGATTAAATCAGATTGGCAAACTGCCGAATATCAGACAAGGGGAGTTCTCGCAGATTCCCCGATCGCTGGCTTTTGTGGACACTGCTGCAAATGAGGGCGTAATTACAGAAGGACGCAGTTCTGAAAGATTAATTGATGCCGTGTATCGTACCCGCGACTGGTTGAGGACGGGCGATCGCTGTGTGACGGATAGGGATTTCCAGTTCTACGCCCTGAGAGTGGGAGCGCAAAAGGTGAATGTGATCAGGGGGCGAATGCCTGGGGTAGACGGGTTCTTTAGAGATTTAAGAGCGATCGCGGTTTACCCTTCCACTTATGTTTCTTTGGTTGAGGCTGAGATTAATCCCCGCAGAATGAAGGATGAGCGGCTGGCAGTATTCCCCGCTGAAATCATCCCGATCGATGGGCTAGTTCAGATTAAAGTCTTATCTGATATCTCTCAGGTGGAAGCGTTTAATCTAGCTGCAACGGCTATTACTGATAGCCTGAATCCCCCTCATGGTGTGTGGGGCGATCGGGAATACAATAAATCCCTAGCTGAGGCGTTGGAACGGGTGCGGGGCATTTATGCAGTGCCGTTGGTGCAGCTTAAACACGCTCAAACGAATGTGCCGTTAAAGGATTTAGATATCAAGCCTTGGCACCTTTTAGAGATTCAGCAGAGTATCAAAATTGAGGTGATGCCTTGAGATTAGCAAAACGGAGAAGAGAAATTAGCAGGGAAATGGATGTGCTTAAAAAGATGGATTTTGAGCGATCGCTCCTACTGCCTGAGTTCAGAGCAGGGCTGAGAAAAACATTCACTTCAGTGCGGACGCAATTTGAATATCCCTGCGTCGTCGTTTTTCCCAGTGTGGACAGTGCTGGGCGCGTGATTGGTCAGCGAATGATGGGTGTGAATGGAGAGTTGATTTTGCCTTTGCTAGATGAGATTCCGGCAAAAAATATTGCCCGTCGCATTATTTTTAGGAGCGATCGCTGTAAAACAACTCCAGTCGTCACAACATCTCGATTCCCGTTTGAGAACTTTGCTGGCGATCGTTTTCATCGCATGGCGTGGCAGTCGTTTTCAGTTATTGCTGAGAATGCTGATCCTTTGGTAATTTTCGATTCTAGAATTATCGATAAAACGACAAGGCGATAAAAAATGAGCATCGATCGCCTGCTACGCCCCAATCTAATTGAATCCCATACTCAGGAATGGAAAGACGGCACTGTCCCCGGCTGGATTCCTGGCATTTTGACAGGCATTGAAAATGATGATATTGACCCAGAGGGCTTGGGGCGAATTAAGGTAAAGTGCGATCTAATTTCTGCAACTGATAACCTGCCTAACGGTTGGGATGGATGGGTTTGGGTACTAGAAGACTTCGTTAATAATAGCGGCGTGGGCGGCTCCCATCGACTGCTGCAAGCGGGTACACAAATTGCTCTTTTACCAATGCTGGGCAATCCTCAACAGCTTCTTATGTTGGGTTGCTTGCATAGTAGAATCGATCGCCCTAACCCCATGTTTAATCGGGCAAAAGGCGTACATGGAACGCATACCCCCGGTGAGGTGATGAGCATTAAAGATGACGTTAACGCCGAACGGACGGACGGATATCCTAACGGGGTAATTCAGCAGGTATCTCGCGCTGGGGATGTGATTAACCAAACTCAGGGCGGGGCGCGATCGCATCTTCAAGCGGACGGCACGGTGAACATAGAAAATCCGTTAGCGAGTACGGTTCTGAGTGCTGAGGGCGATATCACCCAGCGATCGGCGGGGGATGCTGTCAGCATTTTGGGATCGGATGGGGCAGCGGTGATTCGCTCTGAAGCGTTCGGCTCTGAGCTAAATTTAGCGGCGATCGAATCGGTTTTGAGTGCCCCAATGCCTGCGATCGGGACACTCATTAATCAGGCAAAGCAGATCACGGGAAAGCTCGGTGAAGGGATGAACCTGATCTCTGAATTGAATCAGCGCTTTGAATTAGGGCTAGACAATCAATTGAGTCAAGTTTCTAACACACTTCAAAGGTTAGAGAAGGGCGTTGGAACGGCGGCGGCGCAGGGTGCGGACGTTTTAGATAAGCTGCAAGAATTCTCGGTGGATGATTTTGGCAAGCTGCTCTCTAGTCAGGTAGAACAAGCGCTTGATCCGGCGATCGCCAGTCTAGCCAGGGACTTACCCAGTCTTTTAGAAAACTTTGATTTTCCTAGAATTAATGAATTTTTGAAAACCGAAGGATTAAATATTTTACCGGACGAACTAGAAGCAACTTTGCGGGGATTAAGCCACCAGCCTACCTTACAAGCTGAGATGATTCTTAGCGAAGTGCTGCCTAATGGTTATGAGAGCTTTGCTAATTTATCGGCATTGGAACTGCACGGCACCATTAGTCAGGTTCAGGAATTAATTGATTCTCTGGTTTTATCTCAGGCTGTAGTAGAGAGGGACGCGACCCTTGCGGTATCTCCGAAGGAGCGCGCCATTACTCCTGATTTAGACTTGCAAGCAGGCATAGAGAAAGTGTGGAAGCTCCTGCCAGAAGGGATTCAGGCTCATTTAGAAAAGCCCAAATTTACAGAATTAGTGCGTGGCGTTGTGACGGGTGAGAGTGAGATTGGGGATTTATTTACGAACGTTTTAGGACAGAGAGCAAAAGGGGCGATCGCTAATGCCTCTCAAGCGTTGGGACGGGCGTTGCCCACGCTGAGGGAGATTCCCCAGCTTAGAGCTAGCCTTGCCGAAAACCCGCCCTCATTACCCGCACTAGAGCAAGTGATGAGCCAATTCTCAGAACAGCTAACGCCAGCCTTAGACGAGGCTTTGGGAGCGCTAAATCAATCCTTTCACTCTATCCCTAGCACCCTGCCCACGCCTCGTGTGGTGGCGAATGCGGTGATGTCTGAACTGCGATCGGCATCGGGCGTGAGCCAAGTGTTTGCCAGTGATGCGGGTGCGGGTCTGAGTACGCCGTGGGGGAGCTTTGGAATTGGTTCAGGTGGTTTTAGTTTTAAGGGGAAGAAGGGGAAAAATGGAAAGCAAGACCCCTTAATTTTCCCGGTTACAGGAGCGCATAACGCCCGTCTAAAAATTGATGAAAATCAGGGAATTTTAATCGAAGGTACAACGCCAGAAGGACAGGTTCTCTCTAAGATTTTGGTCGATGGGGCGAACATTACCATTACCGCTGGAGAACAAGCCACCATTGAGATTAACCCGACTGGGGTTTTTATTAATGGCGCTTTATGGACAGGGGCGATCGCTTTTCAACCTCTCAACGATTAACTAACAATGCCTACTCAAGTTATTGCTCCAGGTCAACTATTTGAAGTCACAATTCACGATCTAGAAGGCACTGCTAAGAGCGCTTTATTTTCCTCCCTAGAAGCCGCTGGCGAGTACAGTGACCGCGCTTGTTATGGTGGCTGCTTTGGTGCCTATTTGGGCGTGTGGAATGGTGCAATGAGTAACGATCGCCTGTGCTTCGATCGAGTTCCGTTTGATAGCGATCGAGAGGTGCAATAGTGGCAACAGAACCCGTTTCTACAGGCATGGCGACAGCCGCTCCCAAAGGCAGCTTAAACCCAGTGGGCATCACGTTTCTAACAGGGGCTTACAAAGGTCAACCTTTAGATATGGGCGTTGCTGTCGTCGAGGTAAACAGCGATCAAAGCTCTGAATGGACGACTCAAGACGGGCGATCGATTCGGGTAGGTTCTACCTTCAAAAGCGTTTCCCCGCGATCGTTTAGCGTCAAGCTTCAGTTCTACAGCCTGAGTGATGATGTTTCTACTCAGGCGGAAAATTGTGCCACGCTTCATGAAATTGATGAGGAAACCGGGACGGCTCCAATACTGTTGTACAACCAAGGAGCGATCGCTAATATTCCGGTTTATTGCGACACGTTTAGAATTCATTTTGAACACCCATTCCCTGACAAAAAAGGCTTTCATTTTGCAGAGGTAGATCTAGGTTTTAAGATGCTAGGCGGCAAGCTTTCAGACCATCGTTTTGCCAAGCCTTTGACTGAGACGGCGTTAACTAAACTGCGATCGCAATTAACAAAGGCGGAACGGGAACGCCAAGGCACGATTAATTTAACGCAACAGGTGTTTGCAGATTGCTTAACGGAGCCAGAGAACTCGCAAATTACTGCTCTAATGCAGGCGAATCAGATGGGTGATGCTAACGCTGTATCTGCCCTATCCCCAAGCACCTTAATTCAGGCAGCAACAGCGGGGCTGATTCCTAAAGAGGTTCTGACTCAGATTCTACCTAAACTCAAGCAGGCGATCGCCCTCCAACTTGCCACCAAAACAGATGGGGTAGGCGTAAACGCAGCGAATCTAGCCACCGCGATCATGGGTGGTGTGGCTGTGGGGTTGCCTCAAGATTTAGCCCTGATATTGCCGCAATTAAAGGGGGATTTAGAAGCCATTACAGCGGCGATCGCCAGTCAGGAACTTACAGAGCAGAGCGCCATTTTTGCTAAAGGTGCAACGGCTCGGAACCTCTACGGGATCGCTGGGTGCGGCTTGAAAATGCGGTTGCAGCAACCTTCTGGAGTGGGTTCAGACCCGCCGGAATGGAAAGCCTATTTTGACGACAAGCTGAAGGATAAAGCTGACGATACGGCAGCGCGAGAGGCTTTTGTGATTGAAGAAATCAATAAATTACTGGGCGACAAAAGGGTCAAGGACGGAGAATTGCAGGTTAAATTCGGCATGAATCCAGAGCAGGCGATCGCTCTGCGGAACGGCGCGCCCTATCAGAGCAAGAGCCAGTTTGTTGCTGGAGTGGGAGCATCGGGATTAGAGGGGAACAAAATATGGTCGGATTTTATTACGTCTGAAGTTGCCAAAGTTTCAGCAGATGGAGCGGCGGCACTCTGATGGAACAAACGCAGTGGGTTAAGATTTTGTACCCGATTCCGCCAGGGCTGAATGAACAGATTAGAGCCTGTCGATCGCATTGGTCAATCGGTGCAAAGATGAAGGCGCAATGGACAAATATTTGCGCGATCGAATCGGCTAATGCACCCAAGTTTGTAGGCGAGGTCTGGGTTTCGTTTCTGTGGGTGGTGAAGAACAGTGGGCGGGATTGGGACAACACTTCTGCTGCTGCTAAGTTCATTCTGGATGGCTTGGTTAAGGGCGGAATACTCTCGCAAGACAGCATGAAGATTATCCAACAGCCGTACATCCATTTTCGCCGGAAGCCCGATCGCAGGGAGAAAGAGGGCATTATCCTAACGATCGCCAATACCCCAATTTACGAAGTTAAATCATTAATTCCTGGAATCAATTGATTTTTTATGTCCTTAAACACGCTTCAACAACGATTAAAATCCACTATTCCGACTCCGGTTGCCAGTGCTGGGTACGCTCTCGATCGCAGTGAAGTTAAACAAGTTATCTACAATGGGACAACGTTACCCTACTTTTTGATGACCCAGAAGGCAAGCCCCAAGAGCTATAGAGCATTTCTCAAGCAAAACGCGATCGGGCGAGTTTTCACAGGGCTAGAATCAGGGCGAGTCGTTACGATTGAGAACCCATCCACATTCACTCGCCACCCCGATTACTAATGGCAAAGAACAACAAGCGGCTATCCACTCCCATCAAACAGAACTCGGCTCTTTCCAGTCTGCCGATCTATCCGTTTGCTCAGGAAAAGAGCTTACTGCGCCCCATCTCTAACGCCGATCGCATCCAGGCAGGTCAGCTCAGACGGTTCAGTAAGGTCGCTTTGGCGTTCTCTGCCATCAAGCAAATCACAGAGGGCGTTCTGAGGATGCCCTGGCACATTGAGCCGCCTGCCGACAAGAAAACCAATGAAGCCGCGATCGCCCTGGCTAGTAACGCGACACGCGCCATTAAGCGCCCCAACGCCGAGGCAACCCTGAACAACTACCGCCAGCTTACCTCAGCATTAATTGACGATTTGCTAACCCTCAACTATGCCGTTTGCGAACGCCAGCCGGGGGAGGTCGAGCGCCCCTTTTGGCTCTGGAGCTGTGATGCGGCATTCATTCGGATCAACCCTAAATGGAGTCCCTACGTTGAGGGCGTTGTGCCTAAGTTCTTAGATTACAAGTTAGGCGGCAACCCGCGATCGCTGCTTTCCGAAAATGCTTTTATGCTGCTCAACAATGTCAATTCCTACGAGCTAGTCCCCCCTAGTCCTCTAGAGGTTGCATACGGCTTTTTGAATGCCTGGCTGGGACTGTCCGACTACCAGCAAAAGACAACCAGCGAGGCGGCTCAGGAATGGCTTTTACACTTGGGGAATGTCAACGAAACCCAGCTAACGGCGTTCCGGTCTTACTGGGATTTGGAAGTGGTTCAGAAAAAGAAGAAACCCATTATGGGCGGGGTTGGGACGGCGACAGCGATCAAGATTGGAGCATCGGGGGATGATCAACTTTATCTGCAATACTCGCAGTTTTTAACGAATGTCGTCATGTTGGCTTTTTCCCTGACTAGCCGTGATGCCAATATCACGGAACACGATAACCGCGCGACCAGTGAAGCCTCTGCGGACACCACTTTTCAGCGCGCCATTATCCCGATCGCTCAAACAATGGATGAGGGCTATGACGGGGAGGTGATTGATTTTTTCCTGCCAGGGTTCAGATTTGTTAGAGATTACCGAGAGCCGCGATCGGAGGCTGTAAGAAATCAGGAGATTCGGGAAACCTACGATAGTGGATTGATCACACGGGATGAGGGACGGGTAAAGCTGGGGTTCGATCCGCTTGAGGATGAATCAGGGAAGGAGTTCGGCGGGAAGCCTAAAGCAGGGGCGATCGCTTGATTCTTACCCAATTTAACCCGTTTCAAAATGCTTGCTGTAGGATAAATCAACAATATAAAAACGACCGTTAGTATCCAAAATTTAACCCTCCTTTGAGCCACGCCTAGCCATCCGTGGCTTTTTTATTGTCAAAAGAACCCCACTAAACGCCATGCCACAACGTAGACCATTTAACGGATTCGGACACACAGATACTTCTGCCGTCTCCGCCGCAGGCAAAATGTTAAGCGGCAAAAACGCAAAGAAGCTTAAAGCAATTCAGAAGTCTATGGCTTCTTTTTTGGACGATATTGGATCGCTCTTAGAAGAGGCTGGAGCAACGGATGAAGATGGAGTTGAAGCCAGTCAAAGCAACTTGCTGAGCGCTGAATCGGACTATGTGCGGTACGTTCGCCGCTGCACCTGGTACAACCGCCTTGACCTTGCTCTCAATATGTTTTCCTACTATTTCACTGAGGAATGCTACGAGATGACCGAGGGTGAGGACGAAAGCGACCCCGCCGAAGTCGAGAGCATGATCACTGATTTGACGACGATTCTTAGAGATTTGGCAGCGACCTATAAAACCGCCATGACGGTGCAGGCGAACATTAAGGCTTCGACAGAAACCGATTTTATCCAGATGAAATGCAATGGGGTGGACTTCATTGAAGCCGCTGCTAATAACAACCGATGCCCGATCGAAATCAAACTGTTCGACTTAGACCAACCCTCTGAAGGAATCCCGTCGGTTGGTCCCGGTCGCCCTTTGTACGTTTCGACAGAAGTAGCGAAGGCAGCGATCGCCCAGGTTCCTTATCTACCTTTGGACGCTGACCCAACCTTAAGTAAGCACGCCGATGAAGAGATTGTTGGCGTGATGCTGAGCGCCCAAATTCGCAACGGCGGGTTCTGGGTCAAAGCCAATCTTTTCCCCTACAACAAGCCCGAACGGGTTGCTCAAATTCGCTTGGAAAAGGACAAGCTCGGAGCGTCTATCAATGCTCTGGCACCGGGTCATGTGGAGACGATCGACGGACGTGAGGTTCACGTTCTCGACAAGCTCACGTTGCTGGGCGCTTGTATCTTGTATGCGGATAAGGCGACTTATTCTAATACGCAGGTTGTAGCGGAAAAGAGACCGGAGTTAGTTCCGGCGATCGCCCAGATCGCGGCAGCAACTCAAGATGAAAATTTACCCGATTTAGGAGATGAGAACGTGGAAGAGATTACTAAGCAACTTGCAGCTTTGACCGAGACTTTAGGCACATTGGTTACGGCTCAAACCCAGTCCCAAGCAACGATCGATCGACTCACAACCAACGTTAATCAATTGACCGACGATCGCAATGCGGCAATTAAAGCCCAAGAATCAATTGATGCTGAGAACAAAGCAAAAACTCAGCGGGAAGAAATGCAGGCGATGATTCGCCAAACCACCCTGCAATCCGTTCGGGAAATGATGAACCCCAGCGGTCAACCTGCGCGGCTCAGCACCGCTATTTCTGCCGCTGCTAGTGGAGAGGCGATCGATCCTCAAGCGGCTCAAATCTACAAACTTGAAGGGCAGCTAGAGGAGCTACAAAGCCGTCGTGATCCGGCATCCCTCGCCCGTCGCGTTGCATTGCGCGATCAATTACACGCCTTGAAAGCCTCCACTGGAGTGGCTTAGTTCGATCGCTTTAACCAGTAGGAGAAATCTAAAATGTCTGCAACTTTTGTCAATGTTCAAGCTGCTGCTCAGGAGGTTCAAGACCTGATTCGGGGTGCCGCGACTAACCGGGGGAGCTTTACCTATCGCTCTGACTTTCAGCCAGAAATTACCGACTACCTGAACCGCGATGTCAGTCTATGGTCGCGCATTAAAAAAGTCGCTGCGACTGATGACGTAGTGAAGGAAATTGTTCGTACAGGTTTGCCGTCAACCGGATTTGCCAACAAGAACGCTCTGGAAACTTCGGTTTTAGATCAAACGGGTGTGCGTAACAACCTGAGTGATACGGGTCAAGAAGTTAAGGCGATTATGGGTCGCAAAGCTTGGGGGCATTACGAGCGATCGCTGTATGAACAACAAGGTCGTCCCTATGGCGATCAAGTGGCGATCGATACTGCCGATATGATTGCTAGTGCTACCAAGAATCTAGAGAGAGCGCTATTCGTCGGGAATGCCACAACAAACCCGCTAGAGTTTAACGGCATCTACAACCAAATCATTGCAGGGCGGACTCCCTACCTGATTGATATTACCGGGGCTGAGCCTGATAACGTGGGTTCTAAATTGGTGGAATATGTCACCCGCTCTACCACTAACCGCACTTACGATCGCAAGATTACAGCGGTCTATACATCTGGCTGTGGCTGGTATCAAATTCAAAAGCAGGTAGAAGATCGTCGCCTGATTCTGCAAGATATGGAATTCACCCCAGGCGTGATGGTGAAGGCGCTCATGACTCCCTACGGGTTAGTGCCGATCGTCATGTCGCCGTTCATTGATGACGAACCTGGCGCTACTGTAGACGATCCTGATATCCTGCCTTTTTGGTTGCTAGATGAAGATCAACTTGAATGGCATGGAGTTGTTCCTTTTGGTGGTGAAAATACATTCGAGCCACAGTTGTTTGAAGTGTCCACTTTTGTTTCAAACGTTCCCCTAACTGAGTCCCGTTTGTTAGTAGCTTACGGAACACTGAAGGCGAAAACAAAGGGCGATTGCATTTGGAGAGTGAATCTCCGCTGCGATCGCGGTACGGCTTGGTCGTACACAGCTTAAAGACACGGTTTGATTGAATTTTATCCTGAGCGCTAAGCGATGATTTTTGCAACAAGTAAATGGCGGCAACAGGTAATGATGGTGAGGGGCGTATCTTTGATGCGTCCTTTGTCTTCAAAATCTTTTACCCCAGATCAAGAGGAGTGGTTAATTGCCAAGGGTTATGCGATCGCCGTCAAACCCGATCGCATCGTGACTTCTCTTCCTGAAAATCCTCTCCCGACTTCAGAGGCTAGTACAAACTCAGCCAAAGAGGAGGATGAGACTATTGATGAAAATGATGACAAAAACATTGAAGAAGAGGACAATGAGCAGGATAATGAAGCTGAGATAACTAAATCCAAGCGATCGCCAGGTATCTCGAAGAGTGCGCGCAAAACTTGAGGAATCAGAATGCCACTGGCTTATCTGTCTGTGTTGGAAGCACAGAAACGACTATTGTTGTTAGGCTTTTTTACAGAAGAAACAATGCCTTCTACCGAGAAGCTTGAATTCTTTTTAGAGCAGATAGAAAGCCGAATGGATGAATGGATTGGGTATAGAGTAGCGTCAATGGAGTATTCGGAAACTGTCTGTAGTTCCGATTCGACTTTGGCGCTTTTGACGTATTATCCGCTCATTGCGGTAAACAGTGTTGAGAACGCGCCTGGGCAGCCTCCCCGATCGCTGCCCTTACTAGATAAAATGGCGATCGGGGATATTAGATTAATTGATTTACAATATCCCCATACTTGTTTCAAAGTCCTTTACAACGCGGGTTTGCAGCCTGTTCCAAAGATATTTACAGATGTCGCTTTCGAGATTCTGGCTAAGGTCTTTGAACTGTCTGCGGGAAGTTTAGCCATGCTCAGTCAGCCCGTGCGAGATACAGAAGAAATCTCGTTGCCGGGCGGACTCAAGAAAAAGTATAAAGTGGGTGGCAGCGATCGCCCTTCTGGGAATAATGGCGGCACCGAACTTGATCGCCTAATGCTACCCCTAGAACAATATAAAACCCAAATTTTTACAACAGGTTCAAGGTAAAACTCAAGATAAAACCCATGATTAATAAAGCAACGTTTTTGGCTTTAATTAGCCAGCAAATGATGGTAAAAAATCCGCCTGAGAAAATGAAGGATTTAGCTGATCTGGCGATCGCGTTTGGGGAGTATCTAGATTTATCTATGGAGCAGATAGAATCCCTAGAGATTGGCGCGTATATTCATGATATTGGCAAACTGCTTATTCCTGATGAAATTTTGCGTTATCCCGGTCGGCTGAGCGCATCCCAATGGGCGGTGATGCGGAACCACGTAACGCTGGGCTATGAAATGGTGCGGCAAATTCCAGAGATTGAATCCGCCTCGTTAATTACGCTGTACCACCATGAGCGCTGGAATGGATCGGGATATCCGAATGGGCTAAGGGGTGATCACATTCCGTTTATGGTGCGGGTGTTTAGCTTGTGCGATGTTTGGACAGCGTTTAGGAGCGATCGGACGTACAAGTCTAGTTTTACGGTTGAGGAATCCATTAATCTTTTGAGTTACGAGCGCGATACGGGTTTGTATGATCCTGAATTGGTTGAGATTTTTCTGAAGTTTGTAGAGGCTAGGGAAGCGCCCAAGTGCGAGGGTAAATCAAGGTATCGGGTGGCGTAATGACGTTGTTCTCTGAAGCTGAATTAATTGATTTAATTAACGAGGTGGGGCAAGTTTTTACCTTGGAGATTCCTGGCGTTCTGATTCCGGGCGATCGAGATTTGGGCGTGGCAGATAAGCTAGAGGCGATCGCTCGGCAGGTGCGGGGATATATTGTTCCACCTGTGACACCCAAGGGACATCAGGAAATTGCGGTTAAGGGCGGCAACAGTCAGGCAGGTGAGATGATCTGCTACCTTGCCGCTCACGATATGCCTCTAGAGGATTTTAAGCCGGGGTGTCGTTTGGTGCATGAAGGGAAGCGGTATTCTGTGGTGTATCAAATGGGGTTGAGAAGTAGAGGGGCAGTCGTGTTACACCAAGTCGTGATATTGCCGGATTGATCAATCTTTCTCCCATTCAAAACCGCAGCTTGGACAAGTGCAATTAGTTTTGCCTAATTTAGGTTCATTTATATTTTCATGATTTGGAGGCAGATCGTCGTCACCATTTCCAGCAGCGCGATCGCCCTCCAGCTTCCCTAGCAAAAGCTCTAAGTCCTCACCATCTAGCGTTAGGGGCAAAAATTGCTGCTGATCAAGCTCTTGAAGCATGGCGATGTAAGACTCGGCATCATAGGCACGGCTCATGTCTAGGGCGGAAAAGTTACCGCCTGCCATAACGAGATTATTGTGATCGATCGCATATCGTTTTGCTGCAATCTCAGAACGGGCATCGCAACCAAAAATAACAGGTGCCGCCCACAGGTTTTGCTCATTGACTGCAATGCCTCTAGGAATCTCTCGACCCTGCTCTTGCATCCATTTGAGGGCTTCCGATCGCCCGTTTCCTTCAATGATGCCGCCCGCGCCGCCGTTCAGCTTCGTATCCCATTTGGGCGGGTCAAGGAATCCATTTTCCACGATCGAATCTACCAGCTTGCCAATATCGTGCAGCTTGGGATTCTGATCTAGCAGAATGAGATCATCTACTAGCACGTAGCGGATTTCTAGCTGTTCTCTAAAGACCAGGTTCTTTGGGACTTCGAGATTAACGGGTTCCTTCTTTGCCATGGGTAAGCTGATAATACTGAGCAATAATTCTAGAATCATGCCCAATTTTTCACACCGATCGCAATGGGACAAGCTTTATCAAAAGCTGCAAAGCCTTAAAGCCCTTCCAGATAAGGGGGAGCAATGGGCAAGGGAGGGAGCTGAGCTGATGAATAACAATATGTTGGATCATTTGAGGACGCAGGGCAGAGGCAAGCATTCACCGAGATTGCGATCGCTCACCCTCCATCTTTATACCCTGCGGGGCAACCCCAACGGCTCAGGCATTCGCAAGCATATTCAGGTGCGACATAAGCGAATGGGGAACGCTTCTAAATCATTGCTGGGCATCCCTAACGGCAGACCGACGATGATTACTAAAGTTCAGAACTCTGGAGCAACGATTCAGATTACGCCGAGGATGCGGCGCTGGTTTGGACGGTATAAAGTTTATTTTAAGCCCAGTAAAACGACTATTAGAATTCCAGGGCGAGGCGTGTGGGATAAGTCTTTGAGGAACACGAATCGCGTTCAAAAAATCAAACTTAAGCAATTATTCAGGCGTTGACTCCCATGCATTTCTTCATCCACACGATCGCCCTCAAACCACCTCAAATTACTGAAAGTTCTGGGCTAGGCTACAACTACAGCAAGGGCAGATTAGAACTGACGGGCGATATGGGGACGCTGACCACGCCACCCTTTGAAGCGAAGTTAGCCCTAAAATATGCAGGTTTTGAGATTAAGCCGCAGGAAGAGGGTATCACGATCGCCCTGGTGGATGAGGGCAATCAGGAATGGAGTTTTCAGGCTGGCTCATGGCAGTTGGGCGGGTTCAGTACGCCGGAACAGATTAGAGAGGGAATGGCAACACTGGCGGCAAATTGGGCGAGTCCGCTGCGGTTTCGATTGAGGTTGGAACGATTGGGCGATCGCTCATCCCCTCCCCTCTCAGAGCTTAAATTTGGCTACTATGCACCGGGGAATTTGCTGGCTTATCTCATGGAATTCAGCATCCCTAAATTATTTTCTAGTCAGCCCGTCAACTTTAACCGCTGGCTAGATGGTTCAACGGGCGACCCGATTCCTGATGTTAACCCCGATCGCGTGGCACAGATTCAGACAGTTAACGTGCGGGGGCGATCGTTCATTATGTTTGAATACAATTTGCCTACCTTTGTCGCTCAAGGGAATCAGCCATTTCAAATTGAAGAAACACCCTGCGTAATTCTGAGACTGATGGATAGCCGCAATCATCGCAATATAGAAACTTACGAAAGCTTAAGGCTGCCAGCGAACCAGGCGCAACTACTGCAACACGCGCAGATCTGCGACCAACCGATCGAGGTCTGTGTTATGGGTCAAAACTTACAAGATACTAGAGCCGCCACAGAGCATTTAATTGGGTTAATCGCGGAGGTTAACAAGATTCACGCTCCCACCTATGGAACTGATACAGGCGTAATCGTTTCCAATCACATCAGGGCAGACGATTTAGATATGAGCATCATTGAAGCTCAACTGCCTTCTATGAGCTTCACCATGGTATTAATTAATCTTTCGATTGGCGATCGCGTTAAAGTTTCCGGGATTGTGACTGGAGTGGAGACACCAGAGATCAGCCCTACTATATAGAAAAAGGATCTCAGGCAGAATGGAAAACCCCAAAATAGAAGCAGAGTTGGACGACAGCATTATGTCGTTTGTGAAAAAAAGCCTTGGGCTGCGAGACGAAGAGCTGGCAGAGGCTCGGATCGCCATGATTGAAGACGGGGACTCAGTAGAGATAAGAGTCACCTTTCCTGGCGAAGGGTTGCAGGTAGAGGATCAGCACAGAGACGCGATCGCCCAACTACTGAGAATATCCGGCGACAGTGAATGATTTTGTGACAAGGCTAGGGTGGGATTTTGAGAATTTTATCCCCGACTGATGACTCCGCAGAATTACGGAAGTTTCATGAAATATGGAAACAGTCACATCACTATCAATAAAAGCTGACTAGAATGGCAACATCCTCAGAGTAATCTGAATCAAATCACAAGTTTTTGGAGAGCCACGCCGCAAGGTGTGGCTTTCTTTTGTCTATCTGTAGGAGAATTCATGCCCACACAACAGCAAGTTGCATTAAGGCTGGGAAGAGAGCCTTTGCAAATCCCAGTGCCAGAAGATTTTACGGGCGATCGCAGCACCGATGAATCTGAAATCTTTTTAGGCACTCAGTTTATCGCGCTTACCTTTGATGAAATCAATCTCTGTCAAATCTTCATTGGGACGCTTCCTTACAAGCAATCGCTAATGAAAGGCGCGATCATTCTGGACGAGGAAGATCCCTTGCTCGCAGCGGATCACGCCAAACTGAATGCGGTTGAGCTTGAGAACAATCTGCCTAACTCTGAGTTTGTGCTTCAAGGTGGCAAGCGATCGCCCTTTGAGCGGGTTCTCCTCATCCGAGAGCAGGGCGTTTTGAGCAGCGGCAACAAGCAATTAACCGCAGCCTAAACAAGCGCCAAATCAAGTTACTTCAAGAATCAATTGATTTTTTACCAGGACTAATATTATGCCAGTACAAGAAGCTGTGCGCGTATTTGGAGCAAGGCAAGGACAACCCGGCGTTCGTGTGATTGAACGAGCGGGAAGTAATGCACTGAGTGCTCCAAAATTCGGCTGCACCCAAATGACCGGAGTGATGAAACGTGCCCCTATGGGCGTGATGTTGCCATTCACTTCTAAGTCTAATTATCAGGAAGTTTGCGGCGATCCTCGTGATCCGAATTGGCACCTGTTTGCAGATGGTTCTCACCTGATGCCAGACGCGATCGAGGGCTTTTATGCAACAGGCGGCGGCGCGGGTCAACTCTGGTTAATCCGAGTGGAATTGCCCCATGCTCGGAAGGCTGAAATCATGCTGAAAAATGCTCTCGGTGCCGATGCCTTGAGAATTACGGCAGCCAACGAAGGACGCTGGGGTGGACGGAAAAACAAGCTAGGCGATCGCCCTGTTATTTACGCGACTGCCACCACTTTCACCCTAATTGCGCCTAACACTTGGGCAAATGAATTTGTCGGTGCAGAAGTCGAATTTACCAACGGCAGCGGCAAGCGATATCAGGTGATTGCCAACACGGAAGCCGCCGAGGTATCGGGTGAGGTCGTGTTCACGATCGCTTCTCAATACTCCTTAGTTGCGGATGGCGTATCGGGTCCGACTACCTTAAGCGGGACAGGTTCTTACGAGCGGTACGCCGATCTAACTGGAACAGCAACCTTTGCATTGTTCAAGAATGTTTCCGGCACTGTCACCGTTACCGATCGCGTCATTACAGGCGTTGGGACACAGTTCTCCACTCAGTTAGTCGTCGGCTCTAACGTGTACGTGAACGGGGAAGCTCGTGTAGTGGACTCGATTACGAGCAATACAACGGCAACAGTATCTGAAGCGTTTTCAGATAGTGGGGCAGTCACACTTCAGATCGACAACTTGGAAGTGATTGGAACTGGGACACAGTTTTTGAATGAACTGGCGATCGGTGATGCGATCTATACGATGGTGGGCGGCGATCGCCAATCTAGAGTTGTGACCGCCATTACCGACGCGACTCATCTGACTTTGGCTTCTGGTTTCACGATCGCATTAACAGCGGCGATCCTGGAAGTGGACAACCTGCTAGTAGAGGGAACGGATACTCTGTTTACCGCTGAACTACAGGCAGGTGCTTACATCGTCGATCCAGCCAGAGCGGGAGAAGCGGTCAAGGTTGTAGAAGTCGTTTCAACTACCTCTGTAAAGCTTGAAAAGCCTTTCCGTCATGACTTTACGGACGCGCAGCTAACCAAGCAAAGCCTATCGGCAATGATTGAGTTGAGCCAGGTTGGCAACGAAGGTCTGAGCATTGAGGTGGGACAGGGTACAAAGTATCCGCTCACTCACTTTTCCCTATCGGTGCGCTTCAATGGTTCGCAGGTTTATCAAGTGCCTGATGCCAGCCTTGACCCCAGCGATCCACTATTTGTTGAACCCTTGGTGAACGATGACGGCAACAATATTGCCTATCGAACTGGCAGCCAGAACTATCAGCGCTGGATTACGGCTGATGCGGTTTGGGACTCTGCTTATACCACGAGCGCGGGTGCAGACGTTCGCCCCTCTAACGGCTCTGGGGTCATCGTTGCGTTAAGCGATCGCCGTCTTTACAGTGTGGGTGAATTCAAGCATTTGGACACGGTTGGCAAGCTGCTATACCCTAGCCCTTATGAAGTGGCGCGATCGTATTTGCGAGTCACGGGCGCGGCTGAGCCGTTAACCCTGGAAGGCACAATCAGTTCGGCTGGCGTGACTGTAACAGGTACTAATAGCAACTTCCGATCGGTTCTAAAGAAGGGTGATTATCTCTATGATCCTGTCTCAAAGACCGCTCGTAAGGTTCGCGTCGTCGTCACTGATACTCAAGTTACGCTCGAAACTGCATTCCCATCTAACGTTCCAGCGCTGACTAAAGCGGTTAAAGCTGGCTACATGGAAGTAGGACAGGGTTATAACTTGCTCGGTATGACGCAGGTTAACAAGCGCTTTTTGGTTTCGTTCCCTCAGTTCTTAGAGCGGGGCTACGACGGCAACCTAGCAGGGCTGATTCCCTATAACTTCACTCGTTATGCCGACCTGGATAACAACGTGATTGAAGGCGCGTTATGGGGTAAGAATCTGGGCTTGGTCAAGTTGGCACTTCCTGGTATTTCTGATGTTGTGGTGCAGAAAGCATTCACGACCTACGCCGTGGAAAATGCCTATGAGTTCCGAGGTGAGATTCCCAGTAACTACACGTCCGCTTCGACTGCCGAAGTGTTTGTCAATCAGTACCTAGGGCGCAGTGATTCGCTGTCTGTGGCGTTTCCTAGCTATGGCTTTATCTCTTCTCCTTTAGGGAATGGCGATCGCCTGATTTCACTGACCGGGGAGATTCTTGGAGGCGAAGCTAACTATGCCTCGATCGCGGAAGGCTACCACGTACCTTTTGCAGGGGTGAGCGCCAAAATGTCGCGGGTGATTAAGCTACCTGTCGAGCTAAAGGCTCAAGACGAAGCGTTACTGAACATGACGGGCATTCAGAGCATTAAAGTAATGTTCGGCAACTCGGTGGTGTTTGGGGCGCGATCGCCGTCACTGTCGCCGCTGTATGAGTTCATTCATATCCGTCGCATTCAATCTAACTATGTGCGGGTGTTTCTGGAAGCGAAAGAACTTTTAGAGCAGATCTTCCGACCGAATCAGCCCGATCGTTTAGATCAAATCATTATGATCCTCAATAACTTTGCTGAGCAGGAATATAACCGGGGTGTTTTCTCCCGTTATTTAACCTTCCGGCAAGCGGTTGAGATTCAAGGTAGCTTGCCTCGTGGCGCGGTCACTCAAGATGGCTCGATCGGCTTGGTCGATATCATTAACGGCAAATTGCACATCTACATGAAATATATCCCGACCGGGATTGTCGAGGAGCTAGGCATCAACCTCAGCCCAGATATTCTCGTCAGCCAGTACGGAAATTCTTTGGCAGGTTCGCTGCTCTAATCACTTGTTAATTCTTGGATTGCGATAAAAAACAATCCAAGAATTAATTAATTTTTCTAAATTACTCACAGGTAAACAGTTATGCAGAAAGGTACGCTAGAACACAACATTTTACCCAAGGCTAAACAGCGAATGGTCGTTGCTGGTTTGCCAGAAGCGACACTAACGGGATCGCTTTTGCCCCTGACTCGTGACGCGATTTCTATGGAAATTGGCGTGATCAACCTGGCTGACCAGTCACGGGTTCCCGGTGGTCGGGTTCGAGCTGGAGATTACGCGCTGGAATGTCAGTTTGCACGGGCGACCGATCGGGATACCTATATCACCTGGTTTAACCAGTGCAAGGACGGAGCCAAAAATGACGGCGTTGATCCTGATTACAAGCGAAACGTTACCATCCATTATGAGCGCTTGCATGAGGGCACCGGGACAAACGAAATCAAGCTCATGCTCAAGGGTTGCTTCCCTAGCAAGATTGAATTTCCGGCCTATGATATGAACGCCGATAACGGGGATGAGGGCGATACCAAGCTCAAAATTACCGTGAATTACGACGACATTATTTACGGCTAGACTGGCAATTCCTCATCACGGCTGCTCCCCGTGATGGGGTTTCTTTTTTAGGGATGGCAAGCTGAATTCGAGAGGGGTCTTTACCTTTGCCCGCTAGCGACTGGGCAAAAAGCAGTTCAGGCTTGAAGAAGTTAAGTTGCCCTCGGCGCTCTTGTTTAGTTTGGCGGTTGAAGTGGAAGAATTGGCGATCGTAATTGAGATGGCAGAGCAGACAAAGGCAACGTAGATTGTCAGGTTGACTATTGCCAGGATCTTGATCCAAATGTGCCAACGAGAGCAAAAAATAGTAGGCGTTCTGGTCAATTTCGCAGTAGAGTTTAGTCGCCTGGTATAAGGGATACGCGTACCAGACGCGCAGTTTGAACTGTAACCAGGATTCTTGGGGCTGACGACAGGGGCGATCGCACCATTGGCACTGCCAACCTGCCTGTTGCTTTAGCCTATGAGAGAACCTTTTCCAGTCCTTAGGATAGCGAGATAACTCTAGTGGCATAACTAAAATTATCATGCCGAATTAGCAATAGAAAAATTGCTCAAGTATTTCGGTTCTGGGATTAGAGTTAGGGATTAATTTTAGGCTCTCCAATCCCCCATTCATGTTTAAGAAAATTTTTGTACATAGTTTCCCTGACCATCATTTGCTCGTAGAGCTTAACCAGGAAATCCTGCGCCTGTTCATGGCTCATTCGCTCTACCTGAGTCTCAAACGATCGCAGACTAAATTTCTGTTCTAGTGACAATTCAACGGGAGTATCCATAGGTTTATCCTGAACTTGTTTAAGAATGCACTAGGGAATGATCCACCATGCATCTATTAACGGTTTATGAAAAATTTGACTCTATTTACGCAGCAGACTACTCTGCCAATTCACGAGCAATTCTTTGAAACAATCCAGGGTGAGGGTTATTGGGCTGGCACTCCCGCTGATTTTATTCGGCTGGCAGGTTGCCCTGTTGCTTGCCCTTGGTGTGACACAGGTTATGCAGACGGCGGTAAAAGTACACCTCGAAGCGATCGCACCATCGCAGGATTAATCAACGAACTGCGATCGCCCCATGTTGTTATCTCTGGCGGGGAGCCGTTCATTCACAAAGAACTGCCGATGTTGGTAGAAGCGATCGCCGCGACTGGGCGACAAGTGCAGATTGAAACCTCTGGTGCTTTTTGGCAGAATATTCCAAATCCGACATGGGTGACGCTTTCTCCAAAGCAGCATTTATCTCCGAAGTATCCCGTTCATTCAGAGATGTGGCAGCGGGCTAATGAAATTAAGATTGTGATTTCATCCGGGCAAGAAGTTGATTTTTACTACAAGCACCTTGCGCTTCGGAATGCTTGTTTGCAACCTGAATGGAATGAGCGCGATCGCACTCTGCCACTTACTCTAGACCTGCTCAAACAGCATCCTAAGTTTAGATTAAGTCTGCAAACCCATAAGTTTATTGGGGTGCAGTAATGGAAAACTTCAAGCCAAGCTTTAAGGCGCGATCGCACTACCCAGAGGCATTGCGAGGGCTTTCCGTACCCTATTCTCAAGGCTGCGCCCATGAGTGCCCTGTGATATTTCACTATCAGATTAGCCACTCATTCAGGCGCAGGCACTTTAACCCGCCCATTTGGCAGGATGACCATTGGCATGATTTTCGGGTGACGCTGCATTTGCAAGCAGAAAGAAGCATCTCTGGTATGTATGGCTTAGACATGATTGAACAAGAAAACTTGCTCAAGTATTCTTGTTCTGAGCTACCTGAGTTAATTAATGATCATCAAGATTTGGCTGGCGGCACTACAGAAGATTTGTGCCTGTATTTTGCCAAAATTCAGCTTGACCCCCATATTAAATTACTGCGAGTAGATGTTTTCGAGTCGCCTGAACGGGTCACAAGCCTGGTTCGCTGAGGGAATTTTAGAGCGCATCTACGAGGTAAGAAATGAATACTCTAACTAGGAGGCTGCGGCATGGCTAAGCAGTTCTCTCCTGAAATTATTTGGGTGCCGATCGATAAGATTACGCCCTATCCTCTGAATAACAAACTCCATCCACCGAGCCAGATTGACGCGATCGCGGGGTCAATCATCGAATATGGTTTCGATGTGCCGATCGTTGTGGATGAGGACGGCGTAATCCTCAAAGGGCACGGTCGCCACCTGGCATCCCGCAAGCTGGATTTACTAGAAGTTCCGGTGATCATTCGGGATGACCTGACCCCGGCACAGAAGAAAGCCTGCCGCATTGCCGATAATAAGGTGGGCATTTCAGATTGGAATTACGAATCGCTCAAAGTGGAACTAGAAGCTCTACAGGAGCTTGATTTTGACTTAGATTTGACTGGGTTTTCTCTTGAGGAATGTGACAGCATTTTCAACTTGGGAGTTCTGAACTTTCAGGATAAACAAATATTTGGCGAGAATGGCACGCCCATGTCACCAGCAGGGGGCAATCACACCTCTCAAAACTCAGGATCACCTGAAGATGATGAATCAGCAGATCCCGACCATCAGGAATCAGGGCAGAAATCAGACGGCTCCTTGCTGGCACTGACAGAAATCACGATCGCCAACCCTCGCCACGAGGTTAATAAGGGCGATGTCTGGAACCTGGGTCGGCACATTATGGTTGTGGCTGATGTCATGACTGATTGGCAGAAGTGGACTGGCTATTTGAAAGAAGATGCGATTTTCGCACCCTATCCCGGTCCATTTGTCCCACTGACTCTCAAGGCAGAAGAGCGATCGCTGGTCATGGTGCAGCCTGACGAATACATTGCTGGGCACATCCTTGACCAATACGAGAACGTCAAGGGGGTGGGCAGTGTCCAACGTGCTTAAAACAGGCGGTGGCACCTTTGACCCATCTGAAGAAAATGTTTACTTCCTGGCATCAGGAACAGGGCGGCTGGCACTAGCTGAACCGCTCTATGATCATCTGCTGATTGCGGTGAATGAATTGCAAAATGCGGGTGCCGTCGATTTGATTGAACAATGGTGCGATCGGGGCAAAAAGGTTTTCATCGACTCCGGCATCTTCCACTTGACCCAGCAACACGCCAAGGCTCACGGCTGCAACATGGATCAAGCGCTGGCATTGCCACCAAATGAAATCGACGGATTTGATGAACTATTAGAACAGTACATCGCCATTTATCGACGGTTAGGCGATAAGTGCTGGGGCTTCATTGAACTAGACCAGGGCGGACGGGAGAACAAAATTAAAACCCGCGCGAAGCTGGAAGGAATGGGGCTGCGACCGATTCCTGTTTATCACCCGTTTAACGATGGGTGGGACTATTTTGATTACCTTGCCGAGCGCTACGATCGCATCTGCTTCGGCAACGTTGTACAGGCTGACCGAGCAACTCGCAAGCAACTGGTAGCCACAGCTTGGGAACGACATCGCAAATATCCGCATCTGTGGATTCATTTGCTGGGCTTAACGCCGAATGAGTGGCTAAACGCCATGCCTATTAACTCTGGTGACTCGTCGAGTTGGCTGGTGGGTATTCGTTGGGCAGATAGCCACAAAGCCCGGTGTGATGGCAAAACGTTCTCGCCCTATCCACTGGACTTTCGATATGAATTAGGCAGTGATCATGAGTCGGCAGTTGGTGCAGATAAGGCGGTACAGTTGGCAGCCTATGAAAGCCGGATGAATATGCTGAACTGGCGGCATCATATTCAGTCACTTAAAGCGTTGGGCTGCGAGCTGTACCCGACAAAAGCCTGACAAAAATAGCGCGACCCCTTGCGGGTATCTCGAAGAGCACGCCCTCTTCTCCAAATGAGACAACATCTTCTCCAAATAGGACTGCATTGGCTGTTCAGACGTGTTGCCAACTAGGGGCGATCGCCCTACTGGCTCACCACATATTGCCATCCATCTAGGGAGGGGATTAATTGCAGTCTAGTCGTTGAAAAATGACTAACGGGATTGACAGAACCTACGGGTTCTTTTGGCAATTCATGAATCAGTAAGCACTCTTGACCATGCTTGGTGATCGCATCCTGATAAGTCTTAAACCGCTCATTCAAAATGTTTTGGAGTTCCACTTACAATTTTTCTCCCTAAATTATGAAAACTCAATCTTCAGCTATTATCCGCTTTCAAGTCCCTGGCTTCCATCATTGGCAGGATGCAACGGGCGATCGCGCCTACCTTGCCCAACGCCATCGCCATCTCTTTCACGTCGAGGTGAAGCTAGAGCTGCATCATTCTTGCAGAGAAGTAGAGTTCCATGATTTCTTAGATTTCTGCCGCACCAACTTTCCTGGGGGAGAAATGGGCGGATTAAGTTGTGAACACATGGCAGAAAACCTGCTCAAACAAATCACCGATCGCTATCCGGGGCGATCGGTGCGGGTGGGAGTATTTGAGGATGGGGAGTGTGGGGCGGAGGTTCGCTGCCCCCCTTAAAATAACGAGATCTGTTTGATTGAAGACGGCTTTTCAAACTCAGGAATCTCTACATTCATTGCTGCACCAAGCCAATCGGCAACGATCCGCCGATGGCAGAATGAACCCGATCGCTCGTAGCACAACAGAATTGGCTCAACCTTGCCAAGTGGATCGGCGATTTGGTGCAGCACGTTCCAGACGGCGATCGGATCAAGTTCTGCTAACTGAGTACGATAAATTTTCGTGTAACCCTCCTCGTCTAGAAAATCGTATTTATATTCGCTGAGTAGGCGCTTGGTTGGAGCCAGACATTTGTATTGCTGGTAGCGAGTGTTGGGCGGTGGGTAAAGGCTGATGGCGATCGCGCCTAGTGTCGTGTCGGGCGTGATGGCATAGTAGCTAGTTTTCATAATTATTTCTGCTCTAAATGTTCTTTTCGTGCTGTATCAAACGCCTCATCAGTCGGCGCTTCAATCAATCTCTGAACAAACATGACTCGCAGCATTAAATCGCGCCCACCTCTGCAAATCATCTTATTTTCAACGCTGTGACACAAGTGCTGAGACTGTAGATTAACAATGCTTTTAACATACTGTTTGCTGAAGCTCTGTTGTTCCATTTTTTAGCCTTATGCTTTTCATTTCATTTTCCTCAGTGATATGACTTCAAAACCTTTTATTGGGGTCAGATTTTACTAACCCTGACCCCAATGATTTTAATCTTCGATCAACATCTGAGGCTTACCGCGCTTGCCGTTCATAGGCTGGGCGATCGCCTCCTGCACTGCTTCAGCCTTACTAGCAGGACGAGCCGCTGTCGTTGCCCATTCCCTCAGATTAGCCAACGTGTCAGCCTGCGATCGCGCCAATGGAACCGTCTGAGCGATCGCCTCTTCCATGTCGGACAAGAGAATCTCATCACGTCCAGCTTCGGCGGCAACGATCGCAGCTTCGTTGGTCACCTGCCCCAGTTCTGCCCCAACAAATTCGTCAGTGAGCTTGACGAGGATATCGAGGTGGCGATCGCTCATCTCCACACCATGCCGGGAGAGATGCACGGTCAGAATCTCGCGCCGCTCTGCCTGGTTAGGAGTGTCCACAAACCAGATTTCGTCAAAGCGTCCTTTACGCTTGAATTCGGGCGGCAGCGCTTCAATATTGTTGGCAGTTGCCACGACAAAGCATGGTGAGGTTTTATCGTTCATCCAGGTCAGCAATGAACCGAACAGTCGCTGGCTCACGCCACTGTCGTTACTTTGCCCGCCAACGCCAGCGAGCGCTTTTTCAACCTCATCCAGCAGTACAACACAAGGTCCAATGTGATCCACCATGCGCGTAAACCGCCTAAAGTTCGCCTCGGTTTCTCCTACCAGGCTGGAATAAAATGAACCAATATCGACTTGCAGAATGGGGATATTCCAACAGTTGCCCAAAGTTTTTGCTAATAGGCTCTTACCTGTTCCTGATGGCCCAACAATTAAACAACCTCTAGGAACGGGTAATTTCAGCTTGATCGGCTGCTTAGATACGACTGCATTGAACAATCTTTTTCGCTGTTGCACCCATGCTTTGAACTCCTGAACTCCACCTGGCACAACGTCTGGAGGATGAGAAAAGCGAATGTTCAGCTTCTCCAGTTTCTCAATCTTGAACAATGTTACGGCTGCTGCTGTGGCTCCATCGACACGACGGCGCGATCGCATATCAATTCGCAGTGCGTTCAATGCCTCCTCAATGCTTAACCCTCGACAGGCTGTAAAAATCGCCTCCCGTTCCTCGCCGTCGAGCTGCACCTTGAACTTATTTTTGCCCCCGATCGCCGTAAACTCCTGCTCCATATCGTTGATGCAAAGGTTGACTGCCTCTTGAATCTCTGCCAGTTCAGGCAACATATTATGCGCGTCGTAAACCAGCCCAGAGAAATCGGCATCTAGCCGAATATCGCTGCCTAGCAACACCACCCGCTTATGGGATTGTTTCAGTGCTGTGGCGAGGTGTTTGATGGAGCGACGGAACTCCCAAACGGTGCGATCGCCACTTAGAAAATGATGCAAATCGATTAGAACGAAGATCCCTTTTTTATCGAACTGCTCAATGTGTTTGCAGATATCGATTAACGGATTGCGGAACTGAGTGGCGATCGGTTTGAGGTCGATACCGCTAACGTTGCGGTTTTCTTGGCGAAGCTGCTTTTCCTCAAGACCGTTCTCAGGATCGCCCGTCCAAAACCCTGTAGAGTGCTGAAATACTTCGCCCTCAAACTCGCTACCATCTTCCAAAAAGTAGGTGGCTTCCTGAACCGAAACCACTTGGCGCAGTCCGGCTGCCAGGTCGAAGACATAGACGGGCAGCTTTAGCCGCTTGCCCACCTCGACATGAATTTTTTCAATGGTGGTCAGTTCTTCAGCGCTAGGAGAGTCCAGTGCGACGACGGGTAATGCTGCACCAAAGAAATCTCGAATACGATTGAAAGCAGTCATGGGTTAAAATCCTTGTTTGCTACATACAAAATCATTGGGGGAGGCTGAGTGACCTCCCTTTTTCTTACAAACGCACTTGAGTTTTAGTTGTGAGGGAAATCGCGTTCAACTGCGATGCCTCAGCTTTCATTTCTCGCTTGGGTTTATCGTCGCCAAGAGCTTCTTCGTAAGGCTTGGTGGCATCCAGGCAATTAGTACCATCGCCGCCTTCCACTTCGCTGGTAATGTTGCCCTGAGCATCGATGGTGAAAATAATCTGCATTAGTAAGACCCTCCGACAAATATTTGATTGGTCACGCTGGACTGCCCGATCGCCAGTTGGGGTGTTTTATCGACGGTGATGGTGTAGCCCTGAAGCTGGCTATTTACAAAGTTTGGGACAACGACATATTCATCTCCTAACTCTTCCGCCTGCTGAATAATCACCTGCTTGGCATAGTGCATCGGCAGCGACTGGGCGATCATCTGAATCTGGAAATACATCATGTCTCCAATCACCTCATAGGTGCCATCCTCAGTTTTGAGCAAGCCAAAATCAACGGCTGTTTCTCGAAGAATGATGTTTGCCTTCATTTTTTGCCGCCGTGCAGCCGAATATCGACTGTTGAGCTTCTTAGCGGTTTGATGAACCTCAACCTTGTAACCCATCTCTTCCAACGCCGCGACGATCGCCCGTTCATTGGTCATCTTGGTCTTGATTTGGCTAAAGTGTGACATCAGTTTCTTCCTCGTAAATTAACCATTTAGCAAGGGCTTTGTGCCCTCTTTTATCACTGGTAAAAACCTGCTCAAGCTCCTCGGTCATGCGCGATCGCAAGTCTTCTAGCCGTTCCTGCAACCGTTCTGGAGCAACCGCCGAAGTCGTTAAAACCTTGAGCTGTCGTACCTGCTCAGCAAAGCTTTGGAGGCTGGTATCCAGTCCACCTTCATTCACAGAAGCAACCTGATTGACGGCTGTTTCCAGGTCACGAAGTTTGCCGTCCAACCGTTTCTTGAGATTGCCGTTGACCCGCGCCGGATCATCAACCTGCTCGATCGCGCTCAACAGGTCAGCAATTAATCCATAAGCATCGTCCTGAGCATTGCGAATTCCCACGGCAAAGGATTCTTGAACTGATTTAATCCAGTAGGCTTGCAGCTCTGCGATCGCTGCCTGCTCTTTAACCTGAACGTTGACAGCTTGCTCAGTTTTCATTCGCTTCAACTGCGCCTGTTCTTCTCGTTCCAACTGCTCTGCCAGGTCAGCATTGCGAGTGGCTTCTTCCACCAGACTTGGAATCTTGATCGGACCTTCCAACACAACGTTGAAATTCTCTAGCACCTCTTGCCGGGTTGGGAATTGCTCGGCATAGCGTTCTAGCAGTTCATCAATGCGATCGCGGCTAAATGGACTTGCCTTCAGCAATACGGCTTCTAGCTCCGAAAGGAAATCAGCGAAAGCGTTGTCGTATCCTGCCATCGCCTCTGCTTTCAACTCATTCAAGAGTTGCAACATTCCCTTATCTTGATCACGATCGCTTTCAACGGTCTTGAAGATTTCGTCACGCACTGCAACCAGATCTTTTTTTGAAACGTACCAATAAGGGTTAGCAAACCGTAGAAACTTTTGAATCTTCCGGCGACGAGTTGCTAGCTTACTGCCCTTCTTCAGCAGGTCTTTGAAGATAGGTAAGGTAATGGTAAAACGTCCATTAGCAGACGCGATCGCCTCGCTCAGTTCGGGGTTAATCTCAATCTCACCACAGTCAATGGTGAGCCGTCCAACTCCAATATTTACCGAGATGCCGAATAGGTAAATCTCATCGGTTCGCAGTGGGTCTAAGTTCCGGTGAGCGGTTTGAATGTCGTCAAATTTTTCAAGCTGGGTTCGAGTGGCTGCGGTATCACTCGCTTCTCGATCGCTGATTAGCCTTCCAATCAGCGGGTTCTTTCGTGGATGGTCTGGCGGAGGTTTGACTTCCTCGCTCAGCCCTGTTTCAATTAAGTCTTGCATTTCTTTTCTGATTGAGTGTTAGAGGCGATCGCGGGGTTGGCAAAACTAGCGATCGCTTTTTGTTGAGCTAAAATCCTAAACCCGAATTCGACTTTTGATTTATCGAATTCGATTTTTAAACTATCACTGGTTTTGTATCAAGTGTCAATAGTGTTTCTTTTGTATCCTGTCGTGTTAGGTTGGATGAAAATTACACTAAAGCTATGGCTAAACCAAAACCAGTGAATCAGGTCAGCACCAAGACTCTGAGGGGCGATCTTAGGGCAATTCGTAAGCGGGTACAGTTTCAGGGGGAGTCTATCCCCGTGTACAACTATGGCGACTTGGTGGCGGGCATCGTGCCTGTAGCGATCGCTGACCAGTTGGAGCTACCTAAATCGCCCATCTGTCAATCGTCAGAGATTCGTCAAAAATTAACCCACTACTGCAATCTCTTGCAAAGTGGGGTTTTAGAGGTTGTATGGATTAACGTGCGAGATGAAAGGGCGATCGCGCTGGTGTCAGCGCGAGTTTGGCAGTCTATGCCGCCAGTTGAGCTTCAACCGATTCGAGAGTATCAGACTTCTTGAAGCGGAATGCCAGGTTGTACAGTTTTGTCCAGCCTAACTCACCCGCATCATAAGCATTACGAACGATCGCAGACTCCTGGTAGAGGGCGTAAGCCTGTGCCAGAACTTTGGTGTAATGGGGCGACTTGTCCAAATCAGCCGCCGCTAGTTTGACGGAGCCATGGATTTGGACTGCATCCCAACAGGTTTTGGCGATCGCCAGTTTGGCAGCAGGGTCATTTACACGAGCACCAGAGGGCTTGCGAGGTTTGATGGCTTTAGCAGATTTGGCGCTCAAAGATTGAATGTAATCGCCCAATCCAGCCAGCAGAACCTTGGCATCCTGATCATCGTGTTGAGCGCGATCGTACAGGTAAATCACCAAGCGTTCGTGGTAGCTGAGTTCAATTTGGTCTACATCGTCCTCATCCTCGATTTCAACCTCCACTTCACACTCAATCTCGTTCTCAACTTCAACTTGTTCCGAAGAATCCTCGTTCAAGTTTTCTTCCAGAACTTCTGGAGTTTCAGCAACTTCTACTTGCTCTTGAGCAAACAAGATCCAATCAACTAACTGAGCTTTGGTGCAGTCTGATTGGAACTCAATCTCTAAACCAGATGCGATCGCCTGTAGTTTAGGCTTGGTCATTTCGCGCACGGTCAGTTGTTCGCGGGTGTGTTGCGGTGTGGCAAGTTGAAACGCTTTTGGTTCAGAAGTATTAGGTTGAAATGCTTCAGCGGATAACGTAACTTGCAATTCAGGGTTATCTTGCACTTGTAAAATCAGGTTAATCAGTTGGGCTTTGGTTTTCTTAGCTCCATAAAGATTAAGGTTTAGGTCAATGGCGATCGCGTTCAGTTGTGCGGAGTTGAAGTTGTTGAGTTGTTTGATGGTGTAAGACATGGTTGTTTCCTGTATGTGTTTAGAACTGGATAGAAACGTGAAATAAAAGCGTGAGAGTGAACTAAATGCCTGCACCGCGCAAGATGTCTTCAATCAGCCAGTCCTTAACGATGAAATGTTTGTTCATCCGAGTGGAGCGCAGACCCATTTGAATGTAGATTTCAATCAGTTGTTCAACGGTCATGGCTTGAAGTTCTTGTTGGGTGTGCATTTCGTGTCTCCTTTGCTTGTTAAACTAATCCTCTCCAAGCATTCCGGTGAGCGGCAATGGTTTTGTGATGCGTGTTGCTGAACAGTGAGCGTGAGTCGTATCAGTGCCACGCATCACGATCGAAAAAACGGTTGTCTATATAACGACTAGAAGGATAGAAACGGCGTTGGGTGGCGATCGTGGGAATTTTCCGACAAGATCCGACACGGTGTCGGTTTTGGAACTCCTTGGCAAAATACAACTGGCAGAAGATTAAAGAGGAATACATCCACGCACCGGATGAAGCGTCTCGACCGACTCTTGAGCAGCTTGCAGAGACGCACGGTTGCGCACCGTCTTATTTGCGAGAAAAAGCGGCTTCAGAGAATTGGAAAGTTGAGGCAGAGCGATACCTCCAAACTGTTTCTAATAAGCGTCAAGAACAAAAATCAACCGCACTAGCAGGCGATTTAGCGGAGTGGGATGCAAGGTGCTACAACGCAGCTAAAGCAGGTTTAATACTGCTCTCGTCTCGACTACAAGGTCAAATTGAGGACGCAAGAAAGGGGAATGGGAGCGATGAAGAGAAAGCGATTAGCTACCAAACCCTAGACGATATGGCGAAGGCGTTGGAACGATTGCAAAAAATTGGAAGAACTGCTCTCGGTTAAATACCTTGAGTCTGCGGCGGAATTTGTTGAGGAAAATTTTTTTGCAATTCTGATAGAAAAGACAACTTTTTTTCCCATTTTAGAAGTAGTAAATTCCTGGACGCTTCGGCAAAACTCATCAATGGTAATTAAAAAAACGAACAATGCCGAAATGCTGGAGGCGTATCATCGAGCGAAGGGTACAGACTCGCCAAAGGTCAAGCATTTGAGAAGCAGCTTGATCAAGCAAAATAACGGGCTAGTGGTGACGATCGCCACCCAACTTAAAGATTGTTGTGGCGAAGACTTGGATGAGTTAATTCAGTGCGGTGTGATTGGGCTAGACAAAGCCATTCAACGCTTTGATCCCGCGCGTAACGTGGCATTTAGTTCATTTGCTGTGCTCTATATCAAAGGTGAGATATTGCACTTCCTGCGAGACAACTGGCGCGGTAGCTACAAAATTCCGCGCCGCTGGATTGAATTTCATGGCACGGTGGCGAAAATCCATCGTGAATTTATAGCTGCTGGTAGAAATCAATCCATTGACGAAATTGCGGTGTCCCTTCTCCTGAAGAAGCCGAGATGCTCCAGCGAGACGGAAGCCCGTAGGACGTGGGGGACGATTAAACAGGCAATGCACCGCAAGCCTGTTGTTTCTCTCGAAGAGAACACTCATCACTTTGCCGTCTGTGATGCGAGTGAGGCAGATGAGGCAAGCGATCGCATTAAAGCCCTACGCCAGCATCTCTCGTTATTATCCGAGCCTTACTATTCCTGCCTCATGAGCCGCTTTTTGGACAACTTGCCTGACGAGGCGATCGCCACTCAGCAAGGATTGTCTGTTGAGCAGACCCAAGAACTAATCCAGGAAGGAATCGACTGGCTGAGGTTTCGGATGATTGCGGCAGGGGCATTCTAGATGCGTTGTTGCAGAAAAATGGTAATGGAATGGCACACTCTTCGAGATACCCGCAAGGGGGCGCGGTTATTGAAACTCAGGACGCACAAGAGTTTGACTATGGAGCATTGGACGAGAAGACACGCAAATGGTTAGACAGGGTGGAAATAGAAATTACGGTACTGTTGCTTCAGGTCGAAGATTTGGGCAATCGCTACGTTAGCCAAGTGATTCAAGTGGGTGAACGTCTTGTGAACGTCCGCGATCGCCTTCGATATGTTCGCCCAGGCGGGTTTGATGGCTGGTGTGCGCTCAAGGGCTGGTGCCGTGCCCAGGCTTATAATTACATTTCTGCTTATGAGCGCTTTGGAAAGTGTCCAATCGTTGGACACTTTGATATTGCGCCTTCAGCCTTGTGGATGCTATCGGCGGCAACGGTGCCAGAGGAAGTGAGAGATCAGGCTCTAGCCTTGGCGCGGGAAGGGCGGGCGATCGATCGGGCTACAGCAAAAACGTTAATCTACAAAACTAAGCCAGTTTCTCAAGAGCGCTTAGAGATTGGAGCGGAAATTAATATTGCAGCCGGAGAGTTTCAAGGGCAAGCCGCCACAGTCCTTGAGGTAAAAAAGAATCATGTGGTGGTTGAACTTGCTGACTCGCAGCGCAAACTGCCCATGCTTTATTCCGAAGTGTTTGTGCAGCCAGAGAAACCGCCTACGCTTGAAAAACCTGCCCCTAAAGAGATGACAAAAGAGGTAGGCTGCTACGCAGATACCTCAAGGGTCGCGGTTTGTGAATCGAAACTGGCGATCGTGCAGGAACGCTGTAAACGATTGGAGGGAGAGCTAAGTGAACTCAAGCAGAAATGCTTCCAGACCGAAACTGGACTACGAGACAAAACGCAATACAGTGACGCACTATGCCGATTCATTGAATCAATTTTGACAATGCTGCCGACAGAGCTTCAAGCAAAAGGAAAACTGCTTTTAGAGAATGCTTAAGGGATTCTTTAGATCATGCGATCGTCAGTAGCTTTTTGCTACAAAAGAGGCTGACTCAACTCTAGCCGAGTCGTTAACAGGAAACACACGATTTACCGACAGTCTTCTAGTAAAGCTGTCGGTTTTTAATTTAATGGAGGAGGCAGAGGGAACCTTGCAGCATGAACAATGCTGAATCGCCACAGGCTGAAGAATTCTTTTGCGGCAGAGGCATGATGCGACTGGGTGCAGGGATGGGCGATCGGAATGCCGTTGCCAGGTTGGTAAATCCGTCAGTCTGACGGATTTGTGCCTCTGTCTTTCTAAAAGCTGCTATAGTTCTGAACGTTCACGAACGTTCACGAACGATGCAAACTATTGACTCTATCCCAGCACAAGTCGATCGCGTTCCTGTAGCCGATTTACTTCAGCAGCATAAAAAGACGACGCTTTACGTTGAGTACTTTAAAAGGCTCGGCATCACTCCCTTCAGAGATGGCTTAGAGGCTTATATCACTCCAGAGCAAGCTAACCTGGTCGCTCAATATCATCAGGCTAAAGGGCAGGGTAAAGAATACTTGAACAAGTTTTTAGCATCTCTAGTTCCTGATTTAGATTCAAATTCGTTTGTTCAGAACGTTCACGAACAAGTTCAGAACTTAAAATCTAATCGTTCTGAACGTTCTGAACTCGTTCTGGAACATTCTTTCGAGACTACTGTATTGGGGATGCTACAGGCGATCGCCCAGCGGTTTGTCCCACCTCTTGACCCACTTGCTCGTGCTGATGCTCTGGCTAAAGCCTGTCGGGAGAACTTGATATTGCGAACGAGTGAGGTAAAGCAGATGGTAGGGGTGGCTCCAAAGGGCGATCGCTTCTTGAGGGATGGATTTGCGTTTGTACGAGTGGGGCAGTGGGGGCGTGAGGTATCGTGGCGAGTGGAACGAATTTAATGTTGGTACCGTAATCAGTTACGGTACCAATTTTGGAGAACATGAACTTGCTGAGGAGGGCGATCGCGCCTTCAGCTTGATTTCTTGGATGCCAATGATAGGATGAGCATCAACGGCGATATCGGTTGAGGTTAAAGATGTTTGACCAGTGGTTAATGGATCAAATTTATGGACTGCCCCCTGAATTACAGTATGAGGCTTATGCCGCTATGGACAAGCGATCGCGGGTCAATGCCGCCAGGTTCATGGAGGAAGTAATGCAACTCCAAAACGACCTTGAAGAAATCGAACAAGCCACGATGAGAGTTGGTTTAACCGCTCGCTGGCTCGGCACAATTTACCCTTCTCTTCAGCCTGATATCGTCCGATCGGTTGTCGGTGGGCAGCAGGCATTTGAGCGAGGATTTAGGCGAGCTGCTGAACGGGGTGTGGATATTTCAAGGTTTCTTTAGCTGCCTGAATCGAGACTTCAGCAGCAGTTGATATTCTGGCAAGTTTTGATTTAACCAAACTGGATCAACTTTATCCCGATGCCATGTTGATGCCGAGTGTAGGATGCGATCGTGGCATGACTCACACACAGGAAAAATATCTCGCCCTATCACCTCCCGATCGACTAATGGCTTTCCTGCATCGTCAACATAACGAACGTGATGCAGAGTTTCACTTTTATTTTTGGCGCATAGACAGCAGATACCACCCGTCATTAGATGAGCCGATCGCTTCCACTTGCGATTGTATCGCCATCTTTTTCCATAGCGCACATCAAAGCGATCGTCTCTAGTAACTTGTTTGCTCACGCAGCCTCCTAGAAATAACTAAACCCTGCACCATCCTTAGCGAGGCGGGCAGGGTTCGTGCAACGGGAGGCTTCAATTTGCTAGAAATTAATTTCTTCACGCTACGGGTATATATTGGCATTTTTTGGCATCCATGTCAAACCCATTTACTAATATCTCCTTGGGTTAAGCCCTGCATTAATCCTGCATCCCGTCGCCGCCTTCCTGTATCTTCGATCGCTCTCAATTTTGCTTCAAACTGGGGAAAGTTTTGAAGGAACTGACCTCGAGCAACTTGGTACTCAGATTCCATCGTTACTAGCTCTTGCTGCTCCTTTAGAGCTTCTACTAAAAGCCTTGCTTGATGCTCTTTAGCTTCCTGAGATAGCTCCTCGCCGAACAAAAGAATATCCTGCTTTTCCTGCTCTGAGAACCCTTCAAGTGCTTGGTCGAAGCCAAGCATGATATTAAATGCCTGTTGTCTTTGCTGACGAGCGGTTGCATCATCAAAAGCTTGATTTTTTGAACTTTTCTTCCTACCCATCCATCTGCTCCTCTTGGCGCTTCATATTTTCAATTCGTTGATCAAACACCTCTTGACTTAACCCCATCACTCCGCGAATCTGAACCAGGGAATCTTTAGCGGCTGCGGCAGGGTCACCGCTAAACCGACTCCAAAGAATAACAACTTGCTCATCAGTAGGATTTCCCGGTTGAACATCCCACCATTGGCGCATTGCTACGAGCGCTTCTCTAAGGCGCTTCATGCTCTCCCGTGGCGATTCCTCGTCAGCTTCTTTGGAAATACCGCGATCGTCGCTCTCTTCTGCCGCTGGCGGTTCCTCTCCAACGGGTTGACCTGCTGCGCCCCACTTGAATTCCATCTCAATAGTATTGAGGGGAGAAGGCGGGATATAAGGCGATTCCCCTAGACTGGTAGCGAATCCTGTAAGTTTTAATCCTCTCAAGTTGCGATCGCTGACCTCCGCAACACCTGAGTCAAGTAGTTTGTGAGGAAGATTAGAGATTTGAGAACTATCCGTCAAAATCTTGTAGCCGACGATCGCCGCACAACCTCTGAGAACGACTCGATCTAGCCCAATTTCACCTTTGGTACAAGAGTGTCCGACGATCCAGTAGTTCACACCAAACTTCCTACTTTCGGTTCCCAATTTTCTGAAAATTTTGCCAATTTCTGCTTGCGTCTCAACCTCAAGCTCCATCATCAAATTGCTGAACTCGTCAATAACGGCGAGAATTGGCGGTCGCTCATCTGGCGCAAGATCGTTTTTCTTACGATACTCAAACTCATCTGCTACTAGTTGGAGAAATGGTAGTAGGGTTTCACTGCTCCCCTTAAACGCACAGTTTTCTAAATTTCGAGGCAACGCCTTAACGCGCGGCAGTCCGCACCAAGTTGAAAGAAATTTAACGTTGTTATTTCGTCCGTAGTGCGGGTCAAAGACAATGATCACAGGCGGACTAATCGCTCCATTCGATCCATGAGCAGTTAGTATTGCATCGTTGATATAGTTCCACAGCATGAAGTGAGCTGTCGATGTTTTGGCATCGCCCATGCCGCCTAAGAAAAAGAAGTTATTTCGCTCACCATGCTTGCCCAGGGCTTCTCGATAGATAGCACCTGCCGCTTGCACCGGATCAACATTGTTTCCGGGTAGTTCTAGTGATTGATTCGGCAACTCTCCTAAGAACTGAGGATTGCTCGATCGTGCCTGCACCGGAACCCACTTTTCAGGAACCCAACCCTCAAGCCCTAACTCCTGAAACAGAGCCATCCGCTGACCCACAGGCAACGTATTTCCTAGTGCAATTAAACGGTTGTAGGAACGAATATCAGCAATCTTGCGATCGAATACTTGCTGGTGGGTGGCGGCGTGTTGTCGTCTATCTTTGCGAAGCTCGGCAAGGTTAAAGAGCGATCGCCGTCGTTCGCGCAATCCCTGTGACTGCTCTTGAAGATAGAAGACTCCCGATAAGACGGTGGCACAAAATAGAGAAGCCGTCTTGAGGGAACCGGGAAAGCTTTGGGACAGAAACGTGGTGAATGTTAATGAACTGACGATCGCCAATTTGATCAACCAATTGCGGTTATCTCGTTCCTCTGTGGCGGTCAATTCGTCCAAGCTTGGCAGACCATACTGAGCCTCCCAGCCAGTGCCTCGACCGCCCATTCGTCCACCTGACTGATGCTCTCGTAGGGCTTTATTGTATTCCCGCATCTGGGGAGATATTAAGCCTTGAACAGTGTCAATAATGTTTCCTAACATTAACTAGCCTCATTCCTTGATTTGAAACTGCTGTTCATCAGACCCGCCTCAGCCAGTTCAATCTGCCGATAAGACCAAGACATTCCAAATCCACAGACTTTAGCAATACAAGTCCAGTCCTTAATCGTGAATTTTTGCGGCTCTAAAATCTCCTTAATTTTGTTGGCTTCGTAGCCATCGGCGTATCTATACAATTGGCGAATCAGCCAATAGCTTTTCAGATGTTCAACCAGCGATCGCCCCAGCGCCGGATCAACGTAATCGCACTCCAAATCTGCCGGGAAAACATCTTTCACATTAGCAATTTCGACCTTTTTCTCCGTCCCTTTCCAACCTGCCATAGCCCACTTTCCTCTTCTAAATAACGAACGATAAAACAGTAATTAGCAACAGAACAGCGGCAGGAACAGCACAAATTAATATTGCTAAACGCTGCTGATGTCCGTAAATGTATCCGCCTCGACTATTGGCAATTCGGGCATACCCAAACACGCCCCATATCACCGCTGCGATGAGTATCAACAGCAACAAGCTAACGCCTGTTTGTCGCCACTCTGGATACTTCAAAATTCGTCCTATTAGCATCACGCCACAGAACCCAGTGAAACCTAAGAAAACTTGCGATCGATAGTGCTTTTCAATCTGGGCAATGTTCGGTTGTCCCCGTTGATCTACTGGCTGCTCCCACTCTTGATTTCCCATGGGTTAAAACCTCAAAACATAGAGTGAAAGTTTGTCGATCAGTGTGATCGCCACATCCGAGAACTGCGATCGCTTTCCATTGCGGTGCAATTCGTTTTCTTCCTGGATAAATTCATCGACAGAGAATGTTGTGATCAACCTACCGGGAGTTTCTATCGTTATGGCTGTGCGGGAAGGGCTGAGATTCGCAGACAGCCCAACAACGTGGTAATAAGAGGCGATCGCGGTATTAAGCTCCAAAAGTTGATCGAAGTCAAACACATCAAGAACAGGCTCTATTTCTCTTAATTCAGGCATGGTAGTTTCCTTTGATTTGAGGCAAGTGAGGGCGATCGGATTTTGTTAAATTAATGTCCGTGTACCGGAAGCGGCAGCAGCGTATCCAGTCATTTGTCGCTGCTGCCCTCCGAGCATGATGTTGTGAGAGATCGCGGTTGTTTGATGCCGCAAATCTTGCTGTCCCATCGTCATTGCCGCGCGCATTTGCCCCGATTTATCTTGAAGGATCGCACCTCTAATCTGAGTGATACTAGACCGCTGAATCGCTCGACACTTCACATACTGCTTCATCAGTAGAGCCGACATAGAAAGCTCTCCGGTCTTCTGCTCCTCTGCCCAGTACTCCTCCTGAGAGATTGAGGACGGCATATTATTTAGCTGCCGTAACTCCTGATCGGTTCCTTGTGGCAGGCTGGCATTAACCCGCATTCCAATATCACTTTTTGGGGTTCCCCCGCTGAAAACCGTATCCAAAAAATTGTATATTCCTGCCATCTCATCCTCCTAAAAACGACGTTTTCATGTAGCCTGTGGCAGCACCCGCCGCTACTTTCGACCAGCCATCAGGCTCATATCGAAGAACCTCTACCGCTCCTCCGCAAGGGACTTGAGCCACGATCGCAAACTCCACGCCGCCGCCCGATCGCACATTCACAGGCGTTGCCGTCGCCATTGCATTGGCATCACAAATCAAAGCGATTTGCGCTGGAGCCTCAACTGCCTGTACCTGCATTTCTTTGGGCTGAGCAACAGGTTGATAGCTAGGTTCAGCCTGTTCCCCGCAACTTGTTACGATCAAGCCATAGCAACGAGGTTTGCCGTCTTCCGCTGCTTTAATAGCCTGAGAGGATAACTTCTGGTTGTCTGCCACCAGTTGCTCGATCGTCGCTCGGTAACTTGCCCCTTCCGCACTCTTGCCAGCCATCACCACTAACGAGGCAATTATCCCCAGTCCTGCGATCGCAAACAAGCCGATAACTCCAATGGCAGCGATCGCCCCAAAGTAATCCGTCTTACTCATTTCAGGACGCTTGGGCATCACTGAAGTCTGGTAATGATGAGGTTGAATCATGCTCATTGTAGGAACAGGCATTAATCCATCTGCTCGATGTTGATCGGACGGCTCAAACTGCCCTGATTGAATCTGTGCTAGACGGCGATCGAGATCGGGCGAGCCTGCTTCTGGTGGCTCTGCTGCTATGAGTTTTCTAGCTTCTGCCAATAAAAGCTGCATTTCCTGGGGGCTTAATTCAGCTTCCATGCTTCCTCCTTTTCAATCTATAAATGATTGATCGATGTAGAGCTGATATCTAGTTTTCTCCTTCTGGTAAAGCTGCTGTTTTTTCTGGCTCGACAAAGACCTCCCACCCTTGAGGAACCACGTAAGAGCTTGGAGTAGAAAAGCGAAATCCGCCTTTAGCGTCGCCTCCCATCAACGCAGCCATCGCACCGTGAAACCGATTAGATTCAGATTCTCGACGTTGCTGATATAGCGTTGCGCTAAAGCGATCGCCCATCACTTCATCCACCTTCGCCAGGGCTTGGTTCAACGTCGATTGAAACTGAAGGTTGCCAACGACCTTTGCTAGCAAAATATTTAACAGCATTAAATCTGCCGCAACCGATTCTTCCAGCGTTGCCCCTTGAGGTACAACGGGCTGAGGAATCTCAATTCCTAGTTTGGGCAAAATCGCAAACATTTCAGAGGAGCCATCGGGCATCTGGCTTAATGCGGTAGCTCGTACCATTTCGGCGGTGACAATTGCACCATTAGGAACCTCGTCAATCACTGGAGATTCTGGCTCTACTGCTGCGGGCAACGCTGCCACCGGATCAACTCCAGCAGCGCGCTCTTCGAGATACCCGCAAGGGGTCGCCTCGCCACCGACTTCATTCAAAATCTCCGTCAATTTCTTTCTTGCGACCATAAGACAAACCCTCCTTTATTTATTGGTATTTTTTGGATACCTAAAAAACAAAATAACACGTTTAATTGCTGCAAACTTTGATGTCTGTCATTCATTTGCAGAAATCTTGACGAGTTCAGTATTGACGGGTTAAAAATTGGTAGCCACTAGCACCAGAACAATTGCTTGAATCAGGATGCAAAAAAACCTAATCGCTGCGAAAAGATTTGCAAGGGCTGAATTCCTGCTAATCGCTTTGTAGAAAAAGGGTGTGGCGATCGCACTTCACCTCTAATAGTCGTGTCCTACTTTCGCAACTTTTATCTAAGCGATCGCCCCAAATAATTGCCTCGCTCAGAATTGCAGTATGCAGTCCGTTTTTCGCATCTTTTGATGAAGAAAATAGGCTTGAGAATCTTTTGGATAGCCGAAAAAAATAGGCGGCATTGGGCTTGAGCTGCTGACTTCTGGCAGAGCGGCGGACAGAAAATACTGATTTAATGTAGGACTTGTCCTCCTGTTTTTTGAGAAATGGCTAAGACGCTTGCAGTAATTCAATAAGGACTAAGGACAGGTAAAAATTGGACAAAAAAACGCCCAAAAACCAGGGCTTTTCCTAGATCTATTGCGATCGCCCCGCCGCCGCTACGGTCTAGGTATGAGTGAGAAATTTCCGGTCATCTCACCCCATATTCATCATGCGTATTTTTTGGTATCCAAAAAATACCGTATATTTAATTTGATAGCAATAGCACTTTTACAAAGCGGAGATTTAGATGGATTATCTCGATCGCTACAACATTGAATTCGATCGCTACTTAATCAATTCGGCTAGCGAATCCCTGCTCTTCTGGCTGGAAATGCAAGACGAATGGGAGCAGATGTATAAAAGTTCTCGTGACTGCCAGGACAGCGTTTTATATCGGCAGTGGGCAAGAAGCGCAAAACGTTCTGCTGCTAGGCGATCGAGGGTACTTGCTCGGTATTTGGAGCAGGCAGAAGCTCGGAGAGTAGCATGAGTACAAAAGCAATTTTGAAGTCTTTGCTAGAAGAAACCAGGGATGACAGAGAAGTTATTGCCAAGCTGCGATCGTTTCGCCGGGAGTGGGATGAGTACTCTGCTGAGCAGTGGAGCGGCGCTATTCTGAAAGCCTTTATGGAGCATACGGCAGGATTTGAAATCGACTACCGAACGTTTACCCGCTGGAAGAAGGTGGCGGGGATTTCTGCCGATAAGCAACGATATGGGCACGGCTCCTTTGTGTTGGCAACGGCGATCGCCCAGCTAAAAGGAGAGGAGCAGAAAATAGTTTTGCCCACGGACGTATTGGGGAGAGTCGAGAAGATTAACCCTAAACTAGGAATGGCGGTATGGGCAAGAGAGGTGATTGCCAATGAAGCCGCTGCACCTGACGGAGTTAGAGTCGGGGAAACAATTCCCGGTATCGACCTGCCAGAGAAGGTTCGGAGGATTAATGGGATTTCTCGCTCAGAGGACTTCTACTACCGAAATCTAGAGGGGTACAGCCGATTAAAGCGCTACACTTTATCTCAAGTTATGGCGATCGCCATCAGCGTCCAAAGATATGTAAGTTCTACAAACAACTCTGGCAATGGCTCCTATAAAAAAGCAACCGACACCCGCAAGCGAACCGGAACCTAATCCGAAAAAGGGGAGGGGACGACCATCCAAGGGTGATGGGTCGCGCTTCCGGGTATCGGTGACGCTTCCGACTGAGGAGATTGCGCTCTTTCAGCAGTGGGCAGAGCAAGAGAAGTTGGAACTTGCAACGCATCTGAGTCGGGTTATTCGCCTTGCGCTCCATGAGGCGATCGCTAGTGGCGAACTAAAACCTGCACCTAATTTAGGTAGAGTTAAAGAAGTCGAGTTGTTGAAGGGATTCCTTCGATGCTTGGCGGAAAATTGGGATACAGATGGGTATAGTGTGGCTGAAATTGGGCACTTGCTTGGTTTTAGCGGAAATGTTGAACTCGATCGATTGATCGAGGTATTGGAGAAAGCAAAAAACCAAACAGGGAGTCGAAAAAATGACCGCAACAACAAAAAGGACGCAGCTCCGGGTATTTAGCCTCAAAGAGGTTTGGCAGTCTGCTAAGACAGATGGCGCGGTGATCCAACTAGAATTCAAAAGTTACGAGGAAGCGGTTGCTAACCTGGTTCGATGGGAGCGATCGCTTCAGCATTTGGCAGCAATGTTTAAGTTTGAGGCGATCGCCATAAATACCCCAGGCTACGATCAAATTATCCTGCGCCCTAGATTGGTTAGCAACGTCCGCATCGACTTCCTACCGTTGCCTCCCCACGGAAGCGAGGAACGACTGAAGTATTTGGTTACTGCCCGCCGACAAATCCCCTCAGAACTTGTCGATGTGCTCACGGAGATTAAGAATAGCGATCGCGTTAAAGCTGTGGTCTGCTGGAAAGAACAGCGGCAAATTGTGATGAATGCTGCTTGCAACAATATCCCGATCGGCGAGAGCCTGGATGAGTGCATCAACTGGACTCGGCACGATTATTGGCTGCCAGAAGATTTCTCCAGCTTTGAGCAAAAATGTCGGCAAGAGAACGGAATGGTTGAGCATACTGTCAGAACTCTCGACCCAACCCTTCGCCATCTTCACCCCTCTAACCCAGAGCGGTGGGACTGGATATCGATCCGCAATCAATTCCGCTTCGTTAACTGCGGCGAGTTCGGGTTATACCAGATTGGTCAAAACTTGGAATACCAAAGCATCTCGTCACCTCTTTAAATGGAGCAGCGCGACCCCTTGCGAGTATCTCGAAGAGCACGCGGGTAGCAATCTGCTGTACCAACTTAGAAATAGGGAAGTTTAAACTATCACCAAAAGCTCTACGACAAATAAGTTAGTGGTGGGCGAATGGCGATCGCCATTCCTTGACCGGGGCGATCGCTTTTGGCAATTCACGGACTAGATTCGGGAAACTTAACGCTACAGATACCCGGTCAAGGTGATGAAAAAAAGAATTACTGGCGAACAAATTGGGCTGATTGCAGCTTGTCTAGTTGGGCTAATTTTTCTAGCAAACACTTTTGTACAAGCATCTTCAACCAGGTCAAGCACTAGCGATTTTGCCGATCGCTCTAGACAAGGTCTGCTGAAATATTTAAAGGATAGCTGCGACGGAGGCAACCCAAAAAGCTGCGAAAAATACAAGCAGCAGGGAGGACAGTAGTGAGCAATCCATTTTTTAGGAGATCAGATTTCCAAGCTCTGGGAGTTTTGGTTTGGTTCGTCTGGATTCCAATCCGCTGGGTCTGGCGGAAAATTAGAAAGAAAAAAGTGAAGTAGTGCATGAAGCCATCCCGCCTAGGGTGGTTTTTCCGTTAATGACCGTTGCTTGTAAATCGCTGAGTCAATACTTCAAGGATCTGCTGAACTGTTGCTCGAGTCTCAGCACGATCGACTTCTGCCTGCTCTGCCATTGTGCTAATCATGCTGACAACATCAGTAATATTGACCCTTAGCTCTTCACGTAGCTCAGTCACTGTGTTTGAGTTGGCAGCAATCGCCCTAGAACTGCTCTCTATAATTTGGCGAGTCTCAATCCATGCCTCGCGTTGCTCGGCAATAGATCTAGCATTGCTTTCAACAAGCCTACTAGTTTCAACCCATGCTTGTTGTTGGGCGGCGATCGCTTCAGCGTTGCCCTCGACGAGCTGTCGGGTTTGTGCGATCGCTTCCATCAGTTGCAGGAAGCGATCATCGGCAGATAGAGAATTAGTCATGATTCACTTACCTCAACCTTCAAAACGAATAAATCACTAATTCCACATTGGAAGTAGTCACAAATTTTTTCAATCGTGTCTGGATCGATTCGAGCCGTCAAAGGACGACCGTTATAGAGCTTATTTATGGTCGTCAGCGACAGGCTAAGCTCCCTTGACAAACGACGTTGAGAAAGCTGCTCGCCTCTCTCGGCAAGCTCTAGATTCCGTTGCGCTATTAGCACAGATAGTTGGCAGTACATTCTCCTCATTCCCTAATTATGGGGGCTGTATTACGATCGCATACTATCGATACTCTATCTTATTACATTGATATTTCAAATAAATTGATTGTTATTCTAAATGCTTGACATGTATCACTATCTGAGACACAATAAATACAAGAGAGGGCGATCGCCCAGTTACCACACCTAGCAATCGCCTCTCAGGAACCCTCAACAAATAAGGATTTGCACACAATGTTAACTCAAAATCAATCTCAACAGATTTACATCTCTGAAGCAGCTAGTGAAGGTTTAACGGAAGCGGCTCAAACTCTTCAGTCATGGTTAATGCAAGAAGAAGGAACTCACTATGCAGCTAATGACTTAAGAGCTTGTTTAGTGGAGTGGTTGGAGTCTTCGATCGAACAATTAGTGAGTGATGCACCGTTCCTAGCTGCTCAAAGCGATCGCACTCAAGGCTTTAACCAGCAAGCGTTCAAGCAGGCTCTTAAATCGGTTTCTTACACCGTGAAGGAATCGGCTTAAGTTTCACTAAGGCTGAAGGGCTAGGGATGAACTCACCCACCGTTGTGATCTCCCCTGCATGGATCAAGAGCTTTTGCCCTGTGCAAGCTGACAGCCTGAAATGCGGTGCTAATCCTCTCAATTCTAAAAGTCTGTGATTCCCAACTCGGCTGAGATTGGCAGTTAATTTCAAAAGCGATCGCCCCAACTTTGGACGGGAAGGGCGATCGCATTACCCACCTACACTCAGTGAGTTTTACTATGTTTGCACGTTTTTCTATTGTTTTAGCTTCCATCGTCTTTTCTGTTTCCCTTACTCTTCCCGTCTTTGCTGAGCGTGGCAGTGGCAGATCAATTCCCGAGTCCGATCGCCCCACCATCACGAAGCAAAACCCCGACATGGTCGGTAGAGAGGGCGTACCTCCTAGCGCTGGCTCCGGCAGTCGGGTTAAGCCCGCTCGACAAGCAACCAAATCAGAGGTAACTTACGACCTCTACATCCAAACCGATCGAGGCTTATCCTTCTACGGCACCTACGATCGCCATGGCGCATCGGCAACCGCCGATCGCCTACGCCTCGACGATGAAACTGTGGTTTGTATTCGGAGCGACGAAGCAGGCACCCTTAGTATTTGCCCCACTAACTTCTAAATAAAATCTTGGCACTCTAGCTTTTACGCGCTAGCTAGAGTGCCGCTCTCTTGGGTTAGGGCAAACTGTGAACGTTTAAGACCGACACAATATTAACGGAGAAAATCAATGCAATTACACGAATATCCACGAGCGATCGCTACGCAACAACTCGCAGTTCTTACCGCCGAAAAGTTTGTCCGCAATCATCAAGAGGAGGTTAATCGACTCACCGCTAAAATTGATACTGAGATTGCATTCAACGAAGTTTTAAAGAACGATACTCAGCGCAAAACGGTTCGCAAAACCATGATGGACGAGCAAGGCTATAGAGAGGCGGCTGAATGTTTGCAGGCTGCTGAAGATAAGTTGAAGGAGATGACGATCGATCTGCAACTGCTAATTAATCAATTCTCGATCGCCAAAATGATTGAGCGACGGGCGATCGCTGAGATTGAACTACGGGTTGCCGCCTAACGTTCTGGCTGGGGCAGAGCCATCCATCTGCCCATCAATCCTCACTCATACCTTAATCATGAATTGCTACACCTCGCCTCTTCCTACCAAGCCAATCGAGTACAAAAATTACGAGTACTGGATCGATGGTGATGTTGAATCAAAGCCTCCAAAGTATCACTACTTTGTACGGGGCGTTAGCAAAAAAACTTTTGTAACTGTTGCGAGTGATCAAACTTTTGACACAGTAGTTGCAGCCAATGGTGCAGCTAGAGTGGCGATCGATAGTTACGCAGCCGTTGCAACATCAGAGACTCCTATAGAGCCGACACCATCCAAACAACGCGCCACTCGCAGTAAAAAATGATGCAGAATGATTTGTTTGAACTTACTCCGCAGCCTCAAATTAACGACATGACTGAGGCGATCGCCATAACGATTAACCAGCAAAGATTGTTTAAACTCATTGGTCACATTCCGAGATGGAAACATTTGGCAGGTCTGCCAGACGAGATTTGTGAAACACTTTATGATTTGGCGATCGCCCTGAAAGGTGGAGCATGGGAGGCGATCGCACTTCTCTGGGCAGGGTCGAGAGCAAAAAATCTCGATAATCTAGCCAATTCTCAAACGCCTGTGGCAACTTTTTGGCACTAAACACGGTTTGTTCATCGGCATATCGGGCAGCAACGTGAATGCCCTTTAGTCGCTTGAGCAGGCGATCGTAGGTGTCTGGCTCAAACTCATGGAGCGTCGAGAGGCAGCGGAAAGCTTTTTCGTGAACGAGGTTGGAAACTCGCATCTCTGGGATATTAAAGCCCTTGACATACATCCAGTCGTAGACGCGGTTGTAGGGAATAGACTCATTGCCGATATATGTCCAAATGTCTTCAAATGTCCAATCGTAAATGGGGTAGCACTTAATCGCCTTTCCGCTCGATTTAGAAGTCCATTTAACATTCTCAATTCCTGGATTGCGGGTGACCGCACCATATCGATTCAACGACTCCTCGGAACGTAGCCCAATTAGCAGAGCAGTGCTTTCACCCCACTGAGCCTCGGCATACTCCACCATGTGGTAGAAGGTATCCCGGTTTTGTTCATGCTCCTTTAACGGAACTTTGGCTTGAAATGAATCCGATTCCTTTTCCCGCATCCATTCCTCCCCTTCTCCCCAGGCATAGAGCAGCGGCTCTTCATAGCTGGTAGCATTTGTCGTTTTGAAAGGAGATTGCCACCAGTGGGGGATTACACCAGGGCGATCGTAAATACTCCTCACGATGGCGATCGTACTTTGATACTCAGCCTCCTGATCGAGGAAAAACACATGAACTTCCCGCCCTAGCTCTTGCGCGTGTCGCCATGCCAGCTCGAAAGCTACGCTTGAATCTTTGCCGCCAGAGACACTAACCACGACTTCCTTAAAGTTAGAAAAGAGCCAACTGATTCTCTCTTGTGCCGCCTGAAGCACATTTTTTTGCAGGTAAATTTTGCGGGCTGGTTTGCCGTCTTTTTGCACGAGCCAACTCCTGAGTAAATTGGTCTATTTGGGTGATTTCGCTAAGTAGGTTGGTGTAGAGATACTGGTCAACCTTGGTATCTCCCACAATATGAAAAACCTTGCAGTCCATACTTAACCGCGATTCAGCATCCAGCATGAAGTAGGATTTTACGATCGGGCTTTCTAGATAAATGCAGTTATCAAAATTGCCTTGAAAGCCTAGCTGATAGGATGTAGCAGTAATCTCAAGCCCTGCATCTTTGGCTATCTTTTCGGCACGCTTAGCATAGTCTTTGAGATTGGTCAGCACAACTGTTTTGCCTTGCAGTTTTGCCACCAGATCGACCATTGCCCGTAGACGACTATCGAAAGCATGAGCCAAGTCCGCCAGCTTAGTGATAACAACTCTTGGGCTAAAGTCTTTGGCTGCGAAGCACTCATCTTTCAGCGCTTGATAATTCTCTAGTTCCTGTGGAGTTGATTTAACCTCGATCGCCTCTCTGTTTTGGCAAAGGAAGCGATCGTAATCAATCTCGGTGACTGGCGCTATCTTGTCAGCTAACAGATCAAAATCGTGCGACATCCGAACTGTGCCTGCTGCATCCATCTCGTGATAATTTTCTCGAAATGCGTAGTAGTGGGCATAGCCTAAAATCTCACGACCTAAATAGGAATAAGGCGTATAGAGATATTGAATAGCAAGGGTGAAAGGCACAATATCTACGATCGCCTTAACCTGACACATCTTTTCAATTCGTTCCAAGGCTAAAACTTTGGTAGATGTAATCTTGGGGTAACGGCTGGGGTTGTCTAGAATCAGCGCTGTATCCTTGCTGACTAGGGCATTGATCGTTAGCCATTCATCCGTCTTCAACATATCCTCGTAGGTGAAACAGTTAATGCTGCAACCTGGAACGACTGGAGGACTAAACTCTTTTTTTCGATTCTTGGGGTAAATGTAAATCGCTAGTGGGGACTTGGACTTAACCAAGAAACGCTCAATAAACTGACGACGGCGATCGTAGTCTTTTGAGATCAGGGCAGCTTTCAACTGCCCCAGTCAAAGCTGTGCCCTAGGCATCCCGCTACATTGTTTCTAGAGGCTTGCCAAACCTGCTGGATGATGACAGTATCAGGCACATTGCGAACCTCGAAGATCACCGCCCCTGATGGCGTTACCCCAAGGGGAGCATTTTGATCGGCGATCGTGATGGCAATTCCAGCTTTAAGCTTGACATTTCTAGTCATTTTTTAGTCCCCCTAAAATTCCAAAATTTTCGATGCAGTCCTGAATAATTTCGAGGAGCAAAGAGGATTGACTCTGCCCCTCGTAGGTTTTGTGGCGACACATAATCGTGATGCCATCAGCATGGATCATGGTGCTGATAATTCGACACCCTAGGGCATCAAGAATTTTGTAGAGTAGCAAGTAACCGTTTGCCTCGATCGCCTCACCCAAGGCGTAGGTTACTCCCCGTTCGATCGGGTTTTGGGCTTGACACAATGCTGCTACACGATCGGTTAGCCGCATCCGATATTGTTCTGCCGTCACGCCTTTGGGCACCTGTCGTGCTGCACGGGCAACGGCGATCGCTTCTACTTTAGAGAGCTTTTTAGAAGGCATGAACTGCCTCCTGCTCTATCGCCAGTGCGACCCGCCTTCTAACCTCTTCTGGGTCGCGGCAGATATTAAAAATACTGCTATCTGTTTTTTGTCCGTTCCTGTTTAACTCACTGCCATCCTTATAAAAAATCACGAATAACTCCTAATCTACAAAAGGCTGCAAAGACAGGCGCTTGACCCATCCGCTTAGACCCCATCTGAACTCAACTACGGGGCGAATGTTGTACTCCATAAAACCGATTCCGAGTTCAGCATCGCCAATAAACTCACTGCGAGTCTCCTTAATTTCGTTTAAAACGAGCCTCGCATATTGGGAGCGTTGCTCTGGGCTGGCTGGGTCGATCGCGTTATATTCTTGCCTGGAGATCATGTTCTTTCGATAAATCACTACCCTTTAAGATAGATACAATAAATCACTATGTCAACTGTTTGGGGTAATATGTTTAGAGCCTTTTTAATGCGGTCTTTCGATCGCCTTTCTTTAGTTTGTCCATCTCTTTTTTGAACGCCTGCACCAAGTTTTCTTTGTTGTTAAGAGCGACAAATATTCGGTTATCAATACTTTTCTCGCACACCAGATCAATATAGGTTGGCTTTCTCGTCTGCCCGATTCTGTGATTCCTGGCTTCAGCCTGTTCCCGAACTCGATAAGGAAAATCGTTGTTATAGAAAATGGTGTAGGCGCACTCATTCAGTGTTAGTCCTCGTCCACCGCACTTAGCAGATGCGATGAGGAATCGAGCATGATTACGCCAGTGGCTAATTTCGGCTTCCCGATCGCCCGTCCGTCCGTGATATTGGGCGATCGCCTGCTCTCCATATTCATCAGATAGCGCCGCTACAATCTGATCAACACAGTGGTGAAAATTCACCCAGATAATCACCTTTTCGTCTACTGGAATTTCACGAACGACTGATTGCAATAGCGCAACCCGATCGTGATCTGCGATTATTTTTTCTGGCTCAAACTGTTCTGCCCATCGGTGATTGGGGTTAGGGTCTGGCGTTCGATTCCAAAAACCCGATACGATTTCCCGCAATGCCGTAAACAATCGGAAAATGACATAGCTATCCATTTCTTCCTCAGCCACCATCAGAATCTCTTCCTTGGCTCTGACATAAAGGCTTTGCTGCGCTCTACTCATTGAAAAGTAGCGGCTGAGATATTGGCGATCGGGCAAATCTAAGCACTCACTTTTCTTGACCTGGTAGACGTATGGCTCAATTTTCCGAGCAATGACATCGGTATTCAGGCTACGAACAATTAACCCTTTATACTCCTCGCTGTATTCCAAATGATTGGCAGCAAAAGAATAGAAGGATTTGTAGCCTAAAATGTCAGGTGACAGAAAATACATCTGAGCATACAAATCGACAACGCCTTCCCCAACTGCTGTACCTGTGGCGATCGCCCTATATTTAGCGCGTGATGCCATTGCTGTAATTCGACGAGTCCGAATGGCGGCATGGTTTTTGCAGGTGTCTGACTCGTCTAGGACAACGAAGCTAGATTCAGTAATTAGTTCATTTGCTGCCAAGGTCATGCGATCGCTCTGTCCAATGGATTCAATGCCAATCACGTAGAAGAATGCTTTAGGGATACGTCCTTGTTTGGTGCGATCGTCAAAAATATACACACTAGGATTTTCGATGTGTTTTTCTAGCTCATAAACGACTGTACTCTTGAGATTGACTGGACAGAAGTAAATAACGTGGTCAATCTTGTGTTGCCGAAGCGCTACAAGCTCAATTAGGGTACGAGTTTTTCCCGTTCCCATCTCCATAAATAATCCAGCAACGCGCAGCCCTTTAAATTTGTCTACCGCTTCTTCTTGATGGTCAAGCAGTATCGTCTTTAAGATGATCTGGAACGGCTGTAACACCTGCATCTTTTTTGGAATTCCTTTTCTTTTGAGTTCGTTCTTTTAAAGGTGCAATTTCTAGGATTTGGGCAGAGTCAATCAAATGCCTAGCCTTATTTACAGCTTCTTGAGCTGCCTCACTAAACACAAATCCCTCTATCTCTGCAAAATCTTCAACTTCTGCAAAATTTTCGATGGGAACACGAATAGAGCCATTTGCATATTTTGCTGCTGTTATTCGCATAATGCGATCGTAAAAGTCTTCTCCCTTAGGGTAGGAGAAGCTTAGCCACCCTTTGTAAACACCGGATGTGCAAACTTTAATGACCCGTTGAGGCTCGATCTGAAACTTGCCAGATATTATTTTGCGGCAAACCTCCTCACAGTCCACCTGCACAGGGATGCCTAACTCCATAATTCGATATCCGATCTCAGCAGCTCGCTCAACCGCTACATCCTCCTCAACCGTTCGTCGCCAAGCAAAATCTATCCATTGATAGTGCAGTTTTTTGGCAAGCGATCGAAACTCTTCTATCTTTTCAGGCAAAAATATTAAAACCAAATCTTTATCGATTTTAATTCGAGCAATAGACTCTGTGACAACTTGCACAGGGCGCAAGATGACGCTGGGGACTGTCGTAATTTTTGACCCAGGCTTAATGGTGTCGAGGGCGATCGCCATGATCTGACTTAATTCATCAGAAGAATAAGCATCAAATATTGCTGCACTTCGAGGACTTAACCTTAGCTGAACTCTACGTTTTTCAGAGGTCTTAGGTTTTCTCCCCATATTTTGTGGCACGAAATTACGACTAGGGTATATTGTGCCACGAAACAGATAATTGTTTTTGCAGGTGATCGGAGAGCTATTGGACCTGTACAGGAAGCTGCGCCCCCTCAAAAGTGGGAATTTTAAGGCAGATCCTTCGCTCACTTATCAACTATAGATATGACCCGCCTTGAACCCGACCTCTTCGATCGCCTCAATTCTCAAATTTCTCATGCCCAGGTGCAGCAACTTTGCCAAGAATTTGCACCCTTGCTGACTGATCAAGTTTCATGGATGGTCGCTACGCTCAACAAAGGTAAAGAGCTAACTATCATCTGTAATCCCGATCGCGTTGCCGCCATTAATGCTCAGAGTCAAGCGATCGCCAGTAGAGCCTGGGAAATTGCATTCATCGCGTCCATTCGCCTCTATTGCGAAGATAAACACCTGTGGACGATTTCAAGGTCTAAATCCTGCCTTAAACTGGAAGCGACACGTTCGTTTGCACAGGAAGGCGAAACAATGACTGTAGAAGCTCCCGAAAAAACCGCAACCAGCACCGCAGCACCCAAGAAGTCACTAAAGCCATCGGCTCCGACCGCCTCACAGCTTGAGCAACAAATCACCACATTGGCTCAGAAAACGGGCAAGTCAGAAGCACAGATTTTTGCAGGCATTCTCAATGAAATTCCTGAAGCTCTGGTAATTAAAGGGTTAAAAAAGCTAATTGATCAAGAAATTGAGTCTGAAGTCGATGCGTTTCGTCAGTCAAAACGAAGTGAATTTTTAGGTGTTGCTTCTAACAGCACCCGTAACGGCAGCAATAATAATAAAAGAAAGAACACAAGCAGCGTCAAGGCTAAGTCCGCAGCAAAAACTTCTGCCGTCGATACCTCCACTACCAATCCTCGATTTCGCTCCTTCGTGAAAGGTGCGCGAATCAACCGTACCCTGATAAACTTCTTAGTCGCTCAAGGCTATGACACCGCTAAGCGGGAAGAAGTGGTACGGACGATTGCCAATTTGCCCGTCACCTCTCATCCTGAGATGGCAGAGAGTTTCCCTGAAAAATGCTTGAGTAAGATTTTGAAGATTCACCGAGGGGGCGATCGCGCTTCTGTCATTGCGGCGGCTCAAAAGCTGGGTGAGAAGTCTAAGGTTGACCAACCTAAATCAGAAACAGAGCCAGCCGAAGCTGCTACTTAGGGCACTCTGGGTTGGTAGATGCAACAACAATCGGGCTATAACTTCATCACAACGGAAGTTATAGCCTTTTTATTTTCGCCTATCTGAAATGCTGAAACCCTGAAACAGCGATACTCCAGTGATTTGAGGTTCTGTCAGGCTGAAAGACTGCCCTTTAGAATCAGCCTGATCAATGCCTACGCCAAGAAAACGCAAGCCCGGAAGACCTCCAGGAAAAAAGTCAGATCCAAACTATGTGCAAGTCACCGGATATGTGAAACGTGAAACCTATCGGGCGCTGAAGATACGATGTTTTCAGGAAGATCTAGAAATCTCTGAAGTTATGCAAATCTTGATAGATAAATGGCTAGAATCCCGAAATTTGCCCTAACTTGGCAAAAGCAGTTTACACCTAACTCCCATATGTCAGGATGCATCAGTCTTGTCAGTCAGGCGATCGCTGAGTGGTTCATCAGCGATCCCGAAAAAATTAAAATTATTGCCCAATGCAGTTTCTACTTAGATCCCGATTTAAAGGTATTAACCATCGACTGCTCAAGCTCCGCGCTTGCACTGGTAAAGCCCCTTACAGAAGAGATGGGACAGTCAATGCTTGAACTGGGCGTAACCTTGATAAGGCTAACCTGTGAAACAGAATTAATCAGTCAGTTTTCTCCCCACGATGCGATTTACGTGCAGCAGTTGCAGAAGTCGAAACTGTATCGCCAGGAAGTGGATACAGACTGATTAGAGGAGCTGGATTTTTATCATTAAACAATACCCTCCCCAGATTAATAAACTCAGTCCAAGTTGGAATTTCTCCCTGTAGGATCGCACTCATCCGATCCACAGGGATATCACAGAATCGAGCAAATGCCTCTGCATTTTTTTTCATTTCACGCATTTTGCCTCGAATTAGATTTACAGGTGCTGCATTGAGGGATTTTTCAGTCATGACTGAAAATATTTTTTCTGACTCAAGCCGTCCTGCCATCATCTCCAGTAACTCCTCGTGAGAGTATGGCTTACCTGTCGGATCTTTGAGAAACTCTAGTTTGGCGATCGCCCAAATTAATGCCGCTGATGGCTCTGATCGGACTCCGTTTCTGAGTCGAGCGAGCTTGGACACATCTACATCGTAGCCAATTGCAGCTAGTCGATTGGTTAATTCCTTAATGGTAACTTTGGGAAAATCATCTTCCATTTGCGATCGCAACAAATCTGCAAGCTTGCGAACACCGTCGTTTGTAAAGTTGTACTTTCCCATATTGAAAACTAGCGCGATCGATTCCTTGATACTAAATTCAATTGGTAGATCGCTTTTTGTTTTTTGCAAATATCAGATTTGATAAAACAAATATTAATTTTGCATATTGACTTTACAGATTCAATATTTAATAATCATCAGAGAACAGTTTTGAACGACTGTGAACACCTGCTGCAATGTCCGATCAACTCTTGGCTCAAGTTTTAATCACGCTCAAAAACATTGAAGCGCGGCTAGACCAAATTGAGTCTCCTCACTTTAGAGAAGACTTAACAGGTTGGCTGCGCCCCTATGAGGCGTGGGCGGCTCTGAAAACTGAAGGGGTGCGATCGCAGCAGCACCTTAAGAAATTACGCTTGGCGGGTGCCTTTAGCGAGATCAAAGGCGAAATTCGCAACGTCGGACTGAGCGATCGCCCAGTCTGGGAGTATAACGTTGAAGGTTGCCGGAAGGCTCTAGCGAAATACTTCAAAAAACTTGATGCAGCTCGGCAATCAATATCGTCATCGTCTTAGTGACGCTAAATTCATCATCTTTTTCGCTCAAAATTTAATACCATTTCGTCATACACTTGGTCGCCTACCATCTCTGAAATCCAACGGTGATAGGTGTTTGTGTGAACCTGGATGGAGTGCCCCATCGCCTTAGCCGTAATCGCATAGGGCAAGCGCATCACGACTGTTGCTCGAATCGCCCAAGCATGGCGTAAATCATAGGGCACAAATGGCACTTTATAACGCCAGAACTGGCAACTACAGCGCTGCCCATAATCCCGTAGCACACGCCCCTTCACATGAGGCAAAATAAACGCTTGCAGGTTCCACTTCTCTACCCACTCTGGATGAATAGCACGAGCAATTCTGCGATTAGTTTTGCCGCTCATGACCTCTAATTTATAATCATCCACAAAACGACAAAAGAACGCTTCATGAGGGCGAATTCCAAACGTTGCTAGCAGCCCAAAGACATCCCGCCAGCCCTTGTTGGGTATCTGGTCTCGCCACTTCAAAATTAATTCATCGCTCGGTAAAGTGCGAGGTTGAAGCGACTGCTGATTGTAGTTCCCCTGATAAGGCTTGATATCTAGCGGAAACTCCATAAATTTAATCAGCGCTTGCAGCCGCTGCACGGTCAATTCTCGCATCCGAGTATGGGGTTGAGTTTGCTCAATGACTGCCAGAATCGCGGCTTCACTGAGTTCGCACTGCTGAGGCAATTTCTCAAACGTGATTTGCCAGGTATCGTGCCAGGTGCGCTCTTGAATTTTGTAGCGCTGCATGTGGCTGCATTTAAAGGCTTCAATCCATTCGGCGATCGCTTTAGGAGAATCCTTTTGTACTTCTGGTTCTACCTCATCTAAATACAGGCTCCAAGAAAATCGCCCTAGTGTAATCAAGCTGCCTAAACGCTGTGCCTCGGCTTCAATTCGCCTCAGTCCATCAGCATTAGCTGCAAGTCCAAGGCTTAAACAATACTGTTTTTTCCCCTCTCCCTGCCCTGGTTTTTTGGGCAAAGTAGCTTGCAGAACCAGCGCATTGATCCCTTTCAGGTAAACTCGCACGGGGACAGCGCTTAGTTCAAGACGAGAATTAATTTGGGCGATCGCCTGCTCTTTGGCAAGGCGTGCCCGGTCTAAATTATTTGCCAT